TCCAAAGCCCCCTTGCGTTTTCTCCCATTATAGCAGTCTTTCCGCGTTTTGCAAAGTGGGGAAAAATGTGTTATACTGAGCCGGATGCCAGACTGACCCGTAAATGATATTTTTAGGGAAATGGGTTTTTGCTATGAAAAAGATTTTATTCGTCTGCCACGGCAACATCTGCAGAAACACATAAATTTTACGTAGTATCAATAGTATTCGACCTTGAATGTGGTTCTACTACACCACTACTACACCATCTAAAAGCCTTGATATAGCATAGCAAAAATGACCATCCTAGCGATGGTCATTTTTATTTTTAAAAGTGCTTGATTTTCCGCGAGACCTTGGATTATAATAATACTACAAGATACAAATATCAACACAGCACAAACAGGAGGCTGCTTATGAAAACCGTCAATATGTCCGGCTACGTTTTTTCAAAAATCGATGAAATCGCACAAGAGACTCTTCAGGATCTTAAATTCAAAATCGACGATTGGCAAGACACTTATGACGAGCGTGAGTCAAACGAGCCTGAGTACGATAGCCAGATTGAACGTTGGCAAGACGCGCTTGATCGTCTAGAAGATAAAATCGATGCCCTCACAGATGTTGTCGATGATTACGAAGACTGGGCTGATGATTTGGATGCTATCGATACAAATAGCATTGATGAGGCTAGTTTGCTTGAAATTGATGAAGCTGGTTTGCTTGAAATCATAGAACGCTTAAAGTCTTTTAATCAAGAATACCGTGGTATTTCAAAAATCATTAAAGAGATTGAAAAAATTGCTAAGACAATTAAGATTTGTGAGGTAAAACAATGACCATCACACGCACAAGAAAAATCACACGCCAATTTGCCCATAACTTTGTCGCTACTATGCGGCCTGAAGAAGCTGCAGAATACAAATCAGTCGTTGATGACGCTATAGAGTGGGCTAAGGTAAACGAGCCTGGCCTGTTCTACGGTATTGTCCATGACTACCTTAACTTTCTTGACATGAACACCGAGCACCACATCTGTTCCACATGCAAACACTGGGATCCGTTCACCGGAGCGTGCTGCGGTGCCAACAGCCCATACTGCGCGGACTTTATTGACGGGGATAACACCTGCAATCACTGGAAAGCGAGGCTTGACCAATAATGGCTCTTATCTACAATGTCCTATATCTTGTTGTGATGTATACAAGCGCAAACAGCAAGAAAAGCTGTAGTGAATATTATCAGTTGACACGAACCTGTTTTGCCTGCGCTCTGTTTTTTCTCATAAAACTGTATAGTATCATATCTGTTTTTGGCCAAGTTTTTAAATATGATGACAACATGTCTGCTATATGTTACTTATCAATTATGCTTGCGTTAATACAAATACTGATTGATTTTATGCATTACGCGGTTTTAGAAGAAGGCACACCGCACCCTATAGACACTCTGATTGATATATATTGCACACAACGTACATACTTCGATGATACCCCACTTCTATCATATAGTGTGTTTAAAAAGATGTACCTACTGCATCCAGAGAATTTTAATATCGTACACGATAGCATTTTCCTTGACGAGAAAACTTTCAAATACCATAACACACCGTTCGCCATGAACTTTATCGACTTCATAAGAGCACTTGAACTTGTCTGCCGCGACAAAGAGCGCTTTCACGAAATAAAGAAAGACGAGGCACGTACACGGTTACTCAGAAACAAAGAGACTCTTTACAATCTCATGCGCGATGACCTTGACAGTGACCTTACCGCCATAGAAAAGCAAAAGACCGATGCCTATGACAAAATCAAGACATCTACAGATAACATTAACGAGATAGTCAACAGATTGATAAAGGAGGCACACTGATGGCACGGATTGTATTAGACGAACGACCTATTGGCTGCTGGGATTGCCCGTTCTATGCCTTATTCGATTGCAGACATTACAGGGATGACCAGATCTTTCCGGGATACTGCGAGTATATTACCACACCGGATGAGCTTAAAGAAGAAAGAAAACATTGTATAGAAGAGGTGTATGACTGATGGACGCCCTGAAATTCTTAAAAACGGCCAAGCGCATGTGCAATGCAGGATGTGATAAAAACGTACCCGGTACGAATTGTTGCCTGTATGATTTGTGTAATGATTTTTTGTGTTACTGTTCCGACACAACCTTTGCTAAGATTATTTCAACCGTTGAACAATACAACAAAGACCATCCCGCCAAAGAGACCCGTAAAGACCGTCTGCTGCGCTCCTTGCCAAATTCACCCATTAACGCCAATGGTGATCCGGATCTCTGTCCAGAGGACTACGGTGAAGATAATTATTACGATAACGGATTGTTCCCTTGTGAGATTTTCAACAGCGATTGCGCTACCTGCAAACACGAATACTGGTCAGAAGAGCCACATGGGCCAGCATACTGGGATAAGTATTGGGAGGAAGACTATGGACGCTAAAGAATACATAGACACTCTGCGTCGCATATGCTCTACAGATTGCTTCTGCGACAACTGCGATTTCAAGAAAAATGGAACCTGTCCACTTGATAAAACGTTTCTTTTATCGACGCCATCGGAAGACATCGTCTCCTCTGTTGAACAATGGGACAAGGATCATCCAATTCAACACAAGAAAACACGTCAAGATACTTTGCTTGCAAAATTCCAAAATGTCAAACTCGACAAAGATGGCATTATCGACACATGCCCAAATTTTCCATTATACAGTTCTGGTACAGAGCGTTGTGAGCAGTATAAGAGAAACTGCGACGTCTGCCGCAGAGATTATTGGTTAGAGGAGGTAGGTCCTGATGAACGCTGTTGAATATATAAAAACTCTACACAGATTATGCAAAAGCCAAGACGGCTGTTTTGAATGTGTATTGGACAGCGAAGATGGTTGTATTGCAGCCGCAAGCAGATATGATAAAAACGCTGTGCCGATTGTTGAGCAATGGGCAAAAGACCACCCCGTCAAGACCCGCCAGCGCGAGTTTTTGAAGATGTTCCCAGATGCCGAAACGGATAGAAGCGGGATTCTTATTTTTTGCCCACGCAAATTTGACCCAGTAAATATAAATAGCGTACATTGCCATAGACATGGGTGTTTGGAGTGCCGTAAAGACTACTGGCTCACGGAGGTAACCGACAATGGTAACGTTTATTGATGATGATGATATCGAACTCAAGACTTGCCCGTTCTGTGGTTCTACAGCCGGGTTATATGTAAGCTATGAAGGCAGGTATACAGTGGGGTGCAACTACTGTCGCATCGGAACTGTCCTCACAAAAAACGAACAGGACGCGATTGAGTTGTGGAATCACAGAACGGAGGTAACAGACAATGACTGACATAACAACCCTACGACCAGGCGAGCACTTCATGTTCAAAAGCTTCGAATGGGTATGTCTTGACCAGAACCACCCTGACGGCGGCGTGTTGGCCATTATGTCTGAACCGTGGGCAAAAGATGTAAAATTCTGCCCAAGTGATAAATTTGCCGACGCGATGGGCAACTTGAATAACTACCGCACCAGTAATGTGCGGGGAATCCTATCTGATATGGCTAATGCTGTTTTTGGTGGAACATGTCTACTGGCACATACCGTTGACCTTGTTGCAGACAACGGCGACCACGCCTATGGAACAGTGAAAGACCCCGTTTTCATCATCACTTGCGACGAGTATCGCAAGTACCGCGAGTTCATCCCGCACTACGACAGCTTGATTTGGACTGCCACACCTTTGTGTTGCGGAGATGAGGATTCCGACACGGGCTGCGCGAGCCACGTTCGCAGTTTGAGCGTGAGTGGTAAGTTGTACAATAGCAGTGCGCTCTACGGCGTTGCCGTTGTCCCGGCTTGCATTCTCAATCCCGCATCACTCAATCTGCGCCAGAACATGTCCTGTGTAGAGGAGGTGTCAGAATGAAAAAAGCATTATTGGTAACATTTTGTATAGCCGCCCTGTTCGTTCTGATTACCATGATGTGCCCAATCAAAGAAAACCCTGTCGTAGAAACAAAGACAGTCTCTATCCAGCAAGAAATCGTATATGCCTATGTTACTACTGAAATGCTTACAAACGGCTATGGTGGTGTACATGGCCACCAAGATTATATATGCTACGGCGTTCAGGACGGAGACAACATCCTCGATAAGGAAGACCGTATGGATTGTGTAACGATGCGAAAATCAGAAAAAGACCATAGTTATATAGAATACTACTACGAGCGCAGAATCTACGAGGACGGAACACACTATGACATATATGCAGGAGCGGCCTTGTACTTAACAGATGATATGCTAAAAAATCTTAGGACAAGCAACTAGAGAGGGGTATCAGAATGGGCACAACAATAGGCTGCCAGACTCCTGGTGCAAGCCAGCCGAAAGAATCGGCGCGGCTAATTGATGCTAATGAGCTTTTGAAATATTTAAACACAAACGACTGCGCATACGACGGCGGCGAATTTCAAGCATACGAGAGTTGTATGAGGTATGTACGCGATCTGGTCAACGATTTACCAACCATTGACCCCGAATCCCTATGGCCTACGGCGCATTGGATAAGCGTTAAAGACAGACCGCCAGAAGATCATGTAGCCGTATTTGTTTTCGATTCCGTCTGTCGTAATATTTACAAGGCTTGGATGAGCCATGATTTGGGCGAATGGTTTAGTGAAGAATATCTACCTGATTTTTTAAATATCACCCACTGGATGCCGCTTCCAGAACCACCAAAGGAGACACACAATGACTAATAAAGTCTACGAACGAGCCTTTAACATCGCCATAAAATACGGCTTTTGCTGCTATTGCAGATGGGTGTTTGATAAGAGGCATTGCCACGAACACAACTGTCACCAGGACGCCGTCAAGGTGATCATCGATGCGTTAGAGAAGAGCGATGCGTTAGAGAAGCTGGACGCTATCGAAGCGTCTGAGGCGACCGTTTGGCACGATGCACAGAATGACCCGCCTAAAAAAAACGGTGAGTACCTGTGCTTCTACGAATACTTCCGTTATGGTAACTACAACCGCATGTACCGCACAATGGATCGTGGATATTTTTTCAATGGCCAATGGAGCGGTGAACCTACACATGGAACTAGCGCAAAAGTCCTCGCATGGACAGAACTGCCAGCGCCACCAACTAAGGAGTGATGTATATGACCCGTAAACGATACAAAAAGCTCATGATGAGCATTGGTTATAAACGCAATGTCGTCAACAAAATTGTTACATACGAAATTTGTGGCGAAATGTTCTCCATACGCAGATACATGATTGACGGAGCACTCTTTACAAGCTACAACAAACTATGGGATTGGTATAGCCAATATTTTTACATCTATAAAGGATACGGTTGCACTGTCAAATATGATCCAAAGGACCACATTTGGTACGGAAAAATTGACGACATCAGCGACCTTGTGGACTTTCATACGAAGAAGTTTATAAATATTGACGAAGTGGCGCGGGATGCAATCGATGATTATCTCGATTTCTGCGCCAGAGTAGGGAAGGAGCCAGAGAGACCAAATGTATTATGAAGAGAAAAGATGCCCATTAAAAGCAGCGGTCAAAGCATCAACAGACTACGAATGTGATAAAAGGTGCGCTTGGTACGATAAGAGCAACTGCAAGTGCGCAATTCTAATGTTGGCACAAGCAACGAAATATATCTCTAATAAGTAAACAGACAAGGAGAATATTATGAGCTTTAATGATTCCATGGGCACTCGTATGAAAGAGTATTACGAGGCAGTTCCTAAAACAAAGTTAATGCGCCGCACGCCTGTTGCTATCCGCATTGACGGCAAAGCGTTCCACACATTTACTCGTGGTTTTCAAAAGCCATTTGACATGATCCTGATGAAATCTATGCAGGAAACCATGACGTACCTGTGCAAGAATATCCAAGGCTGCGTGTTTGGCTATACACAGTCCGATGAAATCACACTGATCCTGATTGACTACCAGACACTTACCACGGATGCTTGGTTCGATTACGAAGTTCAGAAGCTATGTAGTGTGTCCGCCAGTATGGCAACGATGGCGTTCAATAAATTCTTCAGAATGTCTATCTGGGACGAAGATTCTGCATGGAAAAGTAGTCTTACGCCACAATCTATGGATGTACAAATTGCTCATAACGAGTATGTTGCAAAGATGACGACTGCCGCCAATAAAGGTGCCATGTTCGATGCCCGCTGCTTCAATATCCCAAAGGAAGAAGTTTGTAACCTTATCTATTGGCGTCAGCTTGATGCGACACGCAATTCCATCCAGATGGTGGGGCAAGCATATTTCTCACACAAACAGCTGGAGGGGAGGAAATGCAACGACATTCAAGACATGCTTATGTGGCAATTTGACGTCAACTGGAATAATTATCCTACCACATGCAAACGTGGTACAGCCTGTATCAATAAGGATGGGCAGTGGGTACTTGATACTGAAATGCCAATCTTGAAAGGCGAAGACCGGGATTATGTCAATCAGTACATTTTTGTTGGCGAATAACCAGCAGCGCCCAATGTCAACTATCAAAACAATCTGCGGGCTTTTGTCGCTAAAGGTAAACAGTAAGGAGAACATTATGAACGATAGAATCGATATCCGACAATATTTTTTGGCAGTTCCAACAGAGCGTCTGCTCCGAAACAACACTTTTATTAACGCTTTACTGGATATGGCGAGTGCGACGCTGCCTGACAGCAAGCCGATTGGAGACGAGGCATATGATAAAAACAGCCTTGCCTGCGTTGATTTTTACAGTCACCTTGCAACGGCTATGGTCGGATCACTTGAACTGACCGGAGAGGAAGCTATTGATGCAGGGTTGCAATATGCCAGCTGTGCCCGCGTACATGAGGCGGTCGTTGCCTGCATGAAGAACCTGCGTAGCGAGATTGATGGATGGCTGGAGGCGTGTGAAGATGACAAGAGCTGAATATGAGAAGCTAAAGGACTTCCCGAAAGATAAGCTCATAGATATCATCAAAGAAGAGGACAGGCTTATAAAGCTCATCTCTGAGTGCTGCGTTGATGCAGACAAAGATGGGAATTGCGATTATGCCGTACTTAAAATAAAAATGTATCTGCGTCATATTTACAATCCTATAAACTGCGCGGTTGAGACATATGCTTATGCGCTGGAGGTGCAAAATATTGATGAACGATAGAATCGAGAAAAAACAGGTGCTTGATGCGATGAGACTTATCAAGCAATACTGCAACGAAGAATCCGGCTGTGAATTCTGCGACTTTTATAGGAGCGGAGACTGCATCACAACATTATCCTTGCCATGCTCTTGGGACCTTGACGGATTTGAGTGGACAGCGAAGGAAGCAGCATTGGCGAAGGCCCTGCTCAATTACGACGTAGATACTATCGATTACAACGGTACCCAACTGTACGCATGTAAAAGTGAGCAAGACGGCACATACACAAATTTTCGTGTGATTTCTACTAACCTGTTTCCAAGCATCACGGCATCGGGCAAATACTCACTGACTAAAATCGCCAACAGGGAGACAGACTGATAAAATTTTATCGAATTTGGTATCGCGGCTATGCTTCAGGAGAGATAACGATGACACGTAAGAGATATATTAAACTATTGATGGCAAACGGTTGGAGCCGGAATGATGCTGAAAATACTGCCGGGCTTAGGATTGACGAATTCAAACCAAACAGGTCGAGTAAGATTGATGAGCAGCTCTGGAAGGAAATTATATCACATCGTGGTTGCTGGCCATATAGTACATATGTGGAAGCGTATGATAACATGATTGGTCCATGGAAGTGGTTGTTGGCCTTGTGATACATATGATGAACTGTTAGGTTTTTGGTTTTATGCCAATACGCTCAGGCGTAGCAGCACGCCCGTAGAGCCGTCTGTGAGCCTTTTTAATGAGATGTGATGAACCATGTCAAATGATGAAATTATTCGCCATATAGATGCACTGGAGGCGCTGGAATAGGAGCCTATGGTGTGGTGCGAGGACGACTAAATGGACACACACTTTTAATTTCTCGTTGACACGAACTATAAAAAACAGTATTATAATAACACCAAGTTAAATGTGAGGTCATGCTTTATGCCAAACGACTACGGTTATTTCGGCAAAGGTAGCACTGGCTACGCCCATTACCAACAAACCTTTAATCGCTGCTTCGGCTCTGGTTCTGGCGGCGGCGGTGGCGGACGGAAACCGTCAAATAACAATAACGGTGGCGGCAACAATGATGGCTGCCTTACGCTTATTGCAATCTTTCTAGTCGTTGGCGCTTTCATCTTAGCCGCTCTTTCCGCGCTTGGTTACATGTAAATATCCGTAAAAAATAGGGTATCACTCGACTTTGAGTGATACCCTATACTATTAAAATTTGGCTTATTCGCAAGTTGCATTACAATTTTTGAATTTCTTAAAAGCATTTATGAGGGCTACAAAAGTTCACATAAGAAGTAAAGCAACGCATAGAATCAGTAGGCGTGGTCTTACGCTTTTACAGCACTTCCACTTTCCACGTACTGCGCCACAGCATTATTTTTCTCAAGCTGTTCACGCATCCAGACAAGCGCCTCGTCTACCCATCCAGAGAAAACCTCAAACTTCACATATGCAGCGAGCCAAGGGAATTGCTTGACAGCAAGGTCATAGCACATCCGCAGTTTCACAGCCCCGGTGTTCGATTTCAATTCCTTCTCACATTCGATAACAGCGTACTTCAGCCACTCCTTGACGTTCGCAATCTGCTTATCAGTAGGAAGATTCATGTATCGAATGACCACAGAAGTAACAAAAGCAATGCAGCATGCAAAAGCAATAACAAGAAACCAATTATCTGCCAGAATTTTAAAGCTGTCCATAATAATCCTCATTTCTCAACGGCGTTGCGTAAAATTGCAACGCATTTTTTAATTGTATCAACGACATAAGCAGCTTGCTCAAATGTCATATCCGCATCGAAAGACAGGCGAATGGAGCACATAGCCTGTTCTTTAGTGCACCCAATGGAGCGCAAAACATGGCTAGGTTCAACCATACCGGTGGCGCAAGCAGACCCGGCGGATGCGGATATGCCATATGTATCAAGCATTAAAAGCAGGCTTTCTCCTTCGACATTATCAAATGTGAAATTCAAAATACCCGGAACATGACTGGATAAAGCACCATTCAAATGCGCTCCGTCAATATCGCTCAACTCTTCGGCCATCCAATTTCTAATCCTGATTGTCCTATTATTATAAAGCACAATATGGGAATCACTAATGTCTAAAGCCACGGCCATGCCAACAATGCCTGGCAGGTTTTCCGTGCCAGCACGACATCCGCGTTCCTGCTTACCGCCGAAGATAAAACTGTTTACATCAACACCACTTCTGATGTAAAGCCCACCAACGCCTCTGGGGCCATGGAACTTGTGCGCACTAAACGACATTATATCCATACCATAAGCAGTTACATCAACGTGAATGTGCCCAACAGCCTGCGTCGCATCTACGTGGAATAAAACACCGTGGGCATGGCAGACATCAGCGATTTGCGTAATAGGCTGGATCGTACCAAGCTCGTTATTCACAAACATAATGCTCACAAGTCCAACCTTACCTTTGTACTTATCCAGTAAATCCTCAACATCCCTAGGGTCAATAAAGCCACTGCTGTCTGGACGCACGTACAATGGATTGACGCCATCATATGCCAGCTCATCAACCGTGTTTAATACAGAATGATGTTCAAACTCAGAGGCGATGATATATCTTTTGCCATGTTTTGCCTGCTCTCGCATCACACTTTGAATTGCCCAGTTATTCGATTCGCTCGCACCTGAGGTGAAGTAAATCTCACTATCCCTTGCCCCAAGCAGCATTGCGATTTGGTGACGAGCCTTTCTAAGTGCATCAGCAGCCTCGGAACCGACCCTGTGCTCGCTCGATGGATTTCCATAGATATCTTTCATGGTATTCGCTACAGCCACTACAACATCATCGTAAGGTCGTGTAGTGGCGGCACTGTCACAATAGACATTCATTACTCTCCACCTCGCATATCATCAGCAACATCAATAGGGTTATATTTCAGCTCAGCCACCTTCTTCACTGTACTTCCAATTACCTCGCTAGTTTTAAGCGCTCCAGTGGTTATGAGAAGTCCTAATAGTGTATCCAGTGTCTTTTCATATACCTCTGGACCAACAGATTCACCTACATAGTTGTATTCCCAGAATGTATAAACGATAATAGCGAACAAAAGTATATAAAGGAATGTCGTAACAAACTTTTGATAGCGGATCTTCCTCATCCGCTTTTTTAAACGGGTGATGAAAGATTCCTTTTTCACATTCTCTTTCGTTTTCATTTACAAGCCCCCTTACGGCTTAATAAGTCTACCTTGCTTCAGCAGGTTCAACATCTGTGTATTTTGCGCAGGAGTACCACGATACCCAGTAATATTATTAACTGCAGCAATCTTACTTCTATAGGCATAACTGTTATTGACTCCCATCTGTTTCAGGGCGGGCGCAATAGAGGTGGCACTACCCTTATAAGCGGGAAAATAATTATTTGCAATACCATTAGGACGAATCAATCTGCCCTGCTTCAAAAGATTCACCATCTGCGTATTCTGGGCAGGCGTACCACGATAGTTTCTAATGTTATTCGCGGCTGCAATCTTCTCACGATAAGCGTATGAATTGTCAACGCCAATCGCATTCAACGCCGTACTGATACTTCCAGAGGTGCCGGTATATACAGGAAAATAGTTGGCACCGGTATTTGGCGCAGGCGCAGACGTCGCTGTACCACTGAGCTTTTCCTCTGAATTGGGCAATGTAATGGTCTTGCTAATTCGCACCCAAGTATAACCACCACCATCAAGCACTGTGCATTCATGGCGCAGCCAGCAGATCTTGTGCATCATAAGCGGGTTATTGATCTCATACATACCGCGCCGCTTCGCAATCTCATGCCAACCCCTACCGTCCCAAGGACCTTCACCAAATGTAATATGGCAATGCGCACCAACACCCCCGGCGGTTCCTTCGTAGCCACAAATCTTGCCCTGTGCGAACATCGCGCCTACCCTGATGCCATACTTCGCAAGCATATCATCATTACAATGCGCAGTCATAAAAAACAACTCGCCGGGCGCATAAACCTTTTCATTCATGCACTTGACGCGCTTCGTATTTGTATAGAATGTAAAGTTGCATTTCGATGCAGCCGTGGAACCATTATAGATTCTCATAACCTTACAGCTGAACGGAGCAAACACAGGTGAGCGCCCAGTGTTTTCACCGGCAATGTCGTATGCGGTTTGATATAAATGCGAGTATGTGTCTGCAGGGACGCCATCCACAGCGAATCCAAGGCCCTGTGTGACACGCAGAGTTGACATGGGGAACAGGCAATACTCGTCAAATTCCTGCCTCACAGGACGTTCTGCAGGCTTGCTAGGAGCTACACTATTCACGCTTGGCTGACGATACAACCAGTTCTTATCAAGACCATTGGAGCCATGCTTGCACCCATACTCGTCCGCATAACCCTCTGAGCTAAACTGCCAAGCACAGATATTATCACGATGATTATCCATCCAACGGCCATAAGTGCCGGAAGTAGGGAACGTCTCTGTTACAGTTTCAAACTTCTTCGGTGTACCATACCACTTATAATAAGCGATCCACATAGGAATGCCGATCTTATCCACGTGCACCTGATTCATAGCCCAGTTAGCACCAGTATACAGGCAAGGAGACAAACCAGCGTCAGAAATCATCTTTGCAGCTTCAATAATCAGTGTAGTATTATCACCGATACTAAGGCCCATGGTCTGACCACCTTCAAGCTCCTGGTCAATGCCAACCCAAGAATCTACACCATACTTCTTGGCAATAGAGATCCAAGCGTTTACTTCATGCTGCATAACAGAACGCGCCTTGGCAAGGTTGCCTGAGCATACGCTCTTGTAATGCCATGTACCAAAACCATAACCGCCAAGACGCATCCCGGCGGATTTTACGGCAGGCATGTACGTTCCAGCCCTAACATCTTCATTCGCGCTATAGGCTAAACGGCAAATTACAGTAGTAACGCCAGCGCTCTTACACTTCACGGCATCGAATGCCGTTTGATGTTTTGAAATATCAATACACTTTTCCATTTTTTTCACTCCTGTTGCCAGAAAAATGCTCGCAATATAAAATCACGAACATAATTACCTGTAAACGAACGACTTAATAATAAACCAGGGTAAACTTCATCCACGCATTTGCTGTAAGCTGCGACCAATACACATTGCCATCAACACCAGCACCTTGCAGGATATTTTCACTGCTGTACGGCGTACCGGCATAAGTAACGCCAACCAATGTTCCATCTGTAAAAGTAAACCGATTCTGCCCAGCCGTACAATCATGACCAATCGTAGTGGTTTTCAGAACGGCTCCAACGTTCTGCGCCGTAATCACACCGTTTCCATTATGATACCCCTGTGGAATCGTAACGGAGCCGCCTGGCGCAATCGTTCGTGAAAACGCACCCTGATTGCCTCCAAGACAGTTTACACTACCGGCTCCGTTATACCAGCCCTGGGCAATCATGATTGAACTGCCTGAATATGTATAGCTCTTACTTCCTTTTGAGCCACCGGCAACGGAAACAACGCCGGAACCATCATAATATCCCTCCGGGATTGCCTTATTTGCACCATTGTATTGGAACCCAAGGCCACCGCGATTCGGCATCGTTCCAGCCTGCGCCGCACTCGTACAATTTCCAGAAGTGAATGTAGCTCCCTCTAGGACCTGTGACGTATATGCAGTACCAAGATTGCTTGCGTCCATACCAACATAACCATCTGTGCCAAGCGCACCACTGCTGCCGCCGAAAGCGCCGTAATTAGGCCGCAGGCAAATACGCTTAACGCCATCGCCATTCTCTGTAAACCAAAATACCTCTGTTACATCAACACCAACATTCGGGTATTGAGCGTTCAGACTTGTGGCGGCGTCGCCGCCTTTATTTTTGGGTATCGACAGATTTGGCAGTTCTCCGTTCTTTTGTTCCTTACTACCTGAAAAAAACGTTTTGCCCTTCAGCACATAGCTTGCGTCGGCGGTGGTCTGTGCCAGTACAGAGGACGATACACCACCGCCGCCCTTAAAATTTACCTGCGTCCCATCATAGATAAAGGAGCACCAGCGACCATTGATGATAATATCAGAGCCAGCATTTTCAATCCTATCAGAACCGGCGTACCCAGGCACCTTAACGCCGTTCACAGCAATAGTATCACCACTATTAAATGTAGCAGTGCATTTTGCTTTTCCGTTATAACCCTTACCTTTGAAGTTATGCACATGCGTTTCCTTATCATAGCTGTGCGTATAAGTCCAAATCATCAGGTCATCCTCGAACACCTGGCCCTTTACATACGTTTCAACATCCGTCTTAAACAGTCGTTCCATAGCCATGATCGCATGCGCCTGCTGGTTAATGGTCATTGCGTTGATTTGCATTTTTTTGAGCATCCCAGTCTCATCATTCTCCAGCAGTTCATGTGCAGCAGCATAATCACCAGATACACAAAGCTCACGATACTGATTTGCTAATGCAACTGTGTCAGCCGTAACGTCAACAACATCTTCCCAACTATCAATCTCAGCAGGGAACTTTGTATATAACAGGTCGTCATAACGACCTTCACTATTCAACTCAGCCATTTCAGCCTCCATCATTTCTTAATAATGTACGGATAGTACGGGTAAAATCTCTGCATAGACACGCTCATCGTGCCTGTTCCAAGCGACATCGAAATTTCTTTAACGATATATTCCGCAGGTTCATGCTTCTCTCCAACACGGCCAGAACGTACTGTATACCCAATCTTCTTGTTGACATCCAGCCATGGAATCATAATCATTTCAACAGAGATAGCATCTGTCAACCTGCAAGACTTCCAGTTTTCGTATTCCGCACGCTGCAACGCAAGGTCATCCGTGTAGATATTATCATAGTCTCCGCCTGAGCAAATTCTGTTCCTGCGTCCAATCTTCTCAATTGAAAAAGGAGATTCGTACATTCCGGTTGTATCAGACGGGTCGTTTGTGGAAACATACTCAAGAACATCACAGGCTTCATCCTTTTTAGCCTGTTCCAAAGCATCACCAGTCAGTGGCTTATCGGACAAGATAACCATGGCGTGTACCTGTGACTGTCCAAGAAACTGCATACGCAGGTTTTTAGCCTCATCTTTGTAACATTTGATAACGTAGTATTTACCCTTGTACATACGCCCGGCGGATACAGGAATATCATTTCCGTCCTTATCCGTCCCCTCATAAATAACAAAAGGGCCATACGAATTGCCACCCTGTTGAATGGTAACCGTACAGCCCTTATTGTTCACTTCCGGCACAACAAAACTAAACTTCTTGCCGCTTTTTACTTCAAAATCAGTCAAAGAATCATCGTAAGTAAGCGTATAATTGTTTTCAGAGAACGATACATTCGCAGAATACCAATCGGATTCCACGCTTGCACCCCACACTTCTGTGCAGTTTCGTACCTCAGTCTCATCAATCGTAACGTTCTCACTCACAACCAGCGGGTCTATGATCTCATGGTTTAACACGACAGGATCGTCCTTACAGCTCGGTATCTCACGGCACACAAACGTATCATCATCAAAGAACATTTCAAACGGATAGTACAAATCGCGCAGCGTTGTCAGTATTGTCCATACAGTAGCTCCTGTGCCAAATTCCAAATCATAGGGAACAGTACGTACCCAATAATCCACCATATATTTATTGATGTTCATGAGCTTCAACGTCTCAATAATTGACTGCCGAATGTTTCGCCCGGTTTTGATTTCCGTAGCAAGACCAGTTAGCTGGCCAGCTGTCGTGTCGTTTAATAGGCCAACCAGGTCAGAACATGATAAGGATAGGGTATGGCTGGACGAATCATACTTGAATCCATGCTGCGTTATAATATACAGTCCAAGGCCGTACCAATGGATTTCTTGTGTACGAATATTCTTGACGCCTATGAAAATGCGCAAATACTTATTCAGCCAGTCATACACGTTGTAGGCACTGATATTACTTTTAGGATCCATCACAGCATTACAGGTGAACGTGCGGCGAATATCGCTGCTCGAACTTACAGTGTAACTGCCATCTGTCACAACGCCTTCCAATGAATCAATTGTTTTGAATTCTTTATTTAGCAGATTGATTCTCGTGTACAGTTCTTTCGTCCGCTGACGCAACAGCGCAATATCATCCTGTGCGGGAGTATAACTCATGCAGTTCAACTCCCTTCTCGATCAAGCTCCGACAGACCATTATAATACATATCAGACGTGCTGTTTACATCACCAATTTCCGTGAAGTTGAAACTCGTCAAGATCTGATCAGGATGGTTCTGCACAGTAGCAGTCGGGTCGCTCGTGACATCAATCATCCAGATTCGTCCATCAAAACATTTTAAAATCTTTGGTTTATGGTTTGTCAAAAATGCCATCAACCTATCACGGTATTTGAAGCTTGACGCAGTTTTAAACACCTTTCTATCCCAGTCGATTTCCACAAACAAGCCCTGCACAGAGCCTGTCTCATAATTCGTATTACCGTTAAAGAATACATAGGGGTATTTACCATCAAGTGTCTCCGCAGTAGAAGAAGGGTTCCGCTTCGTAATAGAAGGGATGCTTTCGTCCGCAATAGTCTGGAAAGAGTTTTCTTTGTCACAGATGATAATTCCATCAAAAACACTGTAAACTGTGCCGATGGTATACTCCATTTCGATATTGTTGATTACAGGTACAACTGCATATTCATAGTTCGTTCTGGCGCGGGCATATTTATCGATATAGGTGAACGTGAAGTCTTCAATCTTCGTGATAGGGACTTCCTTGATCGTGATCCATCCCATACTTTCACCCTGTTCCCGGCGTTTTACGCGGACCATACTGACGGTGTCCGCACGATACGCAAGGTTACCACCGCGCAGATTATTGTCGAACTTTGCGTGCAGGATGGTATCGCTCTCCCATGTGTTCACAATAGGTTGACCGAACCGCACGATATTCGTACTAAAGGCAAGCTCATCAAATGCACCGTTCTCCAGTTTAACATTCGTACCATTAAGCTGCTTCGGTGGAAGCGGTGTAAGGCTGTCGGCTCCTTCATATAAAGAATAACCAAGCAATTCCATATTTACTGTTCCACCTCACTTGCGGTTTTTATTTCTGTATCGACATTTGCGCCTTCTGTAAGTTTTGCCTCATACAAACCATTTGCACACTTCAAGGACACCGTAAGGAATGACGTGCCGTCGTAAACAATGCGGTTGCTCTGCACCGTGTACATCTTCGTCTTTTCCAGAAGAATCACATACGTATAAATACTCTCATCATCGTTAAATTTGCGCTGTGCCATGTATAGTTCAACAAAAGCGTCCTTACCGCTTATCGTGATGAATTTACGGTTCGGTTTGAATTTCATAAGGATAAGTTCCATATCAAAGTTCTCAGGAATGACAAAGTTCTCATCGAACACAACAAAGCTACCGTCATCCATAAGGTCAACACCAATTCGCGTCATCTGAGCTTTCGTATCATCCATGGTGATATACTTTTCTGGCTCCGGGTTGGCCCAACCATCTACGGACACAATATTGCTCTTAACAAGAATATCTCCATAGCGGAACCGATTCGTCGGATCGACAGCCAGATATGTATTATTTACCTCGTAATGCACGTAAATCGGCACATACCCTGTGTCAAGCTTCATGCCGTTCTGTGTGATACCAGTAGCACGGACATAGTAATTCGCATCATCCGAAAGATAAGACAGTACAAAAGACTTGCCAAGCGCATAGAATACGCCGGAAGTATCAACAGTATTTTTCAGATTGTTATAAAGAAAATACTCATAGCTATCAAGCTGCTCAGTCTCACCATCTGCCGGTACATACTGCAACGATAGATTGTAACTAGAGTCACGGATCGTATTGACACTTGCGGCAGACAGCCCATTAAAAACGAAGGTAGGCGTTGTAATACACCAAAATTGCACCTTGTCGCTGTATTCGCTGTACGCAATATCGTCCGCATTGATTCGCACACGGATGTCGATGTTGTAGGGGACATTGCTGTTTGAAATTGCCCCGGCAGGCAAGATAAAATACGGTTTGGATGTTTCACATGTGCCTGTGTAAACAATTGCTCCTGTTTCGTTATTGTAAATTCTAGCGTGCGTGCTTATGATTTGCTCGCCGCTATAACTGAATGTAAAAATATGCTCTTTCGTCGCATCAAATGCCGAGATGGCATACAATACCGGTTTAGACATCTTATAGACCACCTCTTTCTTATATTGCAATCATATATAGCTTGCTAAAATTGCCCTGTGGGGCCACCACAGCCACTTTCTGGTACACAGAAAATGCAAGTTTTGTTGATATCGTATATTCACTGCCAAAGGCCGCTACGGTGTAATCATTGCCGTTTTTCGCGGTGATAACACCAATCGTACTCTTATCAAAGGATGCCGTTTCAAGCATTCTTTTAATAGATTTTGTAACGCAGGAAGCAATCATATTTGCCAGTTCCTTGCTACTATCCATAATGAAAACCTCCCACAAATATAAAAGGCCGCCCATTTCTGGGCGGTCTTCTAAAAATATTCAAAAGTCATTTGACGAACAATGTCGTAATGTGATAAATTTACGAAAAGTCAAGATTTGTAATCGCAACAGTCACCGCACTTACTTTTCCTGTTCCATACGAGATGTGCCGTACTTTATGTATGCCCATACGATCTTCCAGCACACAACGACCCACCAGATATCAATCACAAGATTCAAAACGATTTTGGTAATCTCATTTTGGTTCATAAGCGCACTAATAATGGTCGCAATAATAGCAATTATAATAACTTTAATTATGCGTCGCTTCATATCCTTGTCCATTCAAGCACCTCCTGCTAAAGAATTAACCCTGCCAAGCATCGCCACGCTCGGCAGGGTATTATGTTTGTATTGGTCTTTTACATCCTCACACCAATAGCCTGCATAAAGCTGGCCGGGAGATTCTGCTTCAAGCCGCGTGCAAGATCATCGCTGTTTGCGATAGGATTGCTGATGACGATATCGCCGACAGAAATACTATAACTTACATCTCCTCCGGTATATACAGCCTTAGACGTATCCATGCGATTAAATTTATTGTATTGGCGTTCAAACCATTCGGCAGGATTCGCGCCCAGATCCCAGAGATTCTTACTATAAGACGCAGGGATAACAGAATCGCCACGTTCCAAATAAGTGTAACGGCCATTAGAACCGCCATGACGAACAACAATCTCAGGACCTTCCTCATCAACCTTAGCCAGTCCAGTGCGTCTGATATACTGTGAACCAAGCGCATGGCCTTCTGTACCACTTGAGGCATTTGCAGCCGCCTGTTTTGCGTTTGCAACAGCTTTAATCGCGTTTGCAGCAGCCTGTGCCAAATTACCCAACTTTCCAATCAGAGTATCAACGGATCCTCCGCACGTTTGCAAAGCACCAGTCATCGTGCTTTGGAATGTTGTCATGCTGGTCCCAGCGTTCGCCATATCAGTTTTAGCATTCTGTGCAAAAAGACTGATTGTCTGCTTTATCGCGTCAAATTTCTGCTCGTTTGTCGTCGTGGTAGTATCAAGATTACTAAGATATTCGTTTAACGTATCGGCAATCATGCCGTAGTTAATATCATAGTTATCAGCCAGCTCAGATAGGACGTCCATTTGCTGCTGTCGATACCCAACAGTAACATTTGTTTCATTCGCAATCGCTTCAACGTACTGGGCTGACAAATCAGAAAGCGTCTGCTCGTTAGCGGCAATCTGAGCCTGCACAGAATCAAGCTCTTCAAGCGCCATTTTGCGCTCTATTGTACCAAGCGTGCCAGAGGAAAGTTGATCAAGCAGTTCTGCTTCGCGTTCTTTTAACGCATCATTCTGATCACCTGTTGTCGCAATTTGTATAGCCAGGTCTCCCAGTTTTGCAGTCAGCGCATCCGCCGCAGTTGCATAATTATTCGTTGCGCCAGCGGCACCGCCAGTTGATCCAGCACCAGAACTCGTAGCAGCATTTTTCGCTTCTTCAGCAGCAGTCAACTGTTCCTCAATCGAGGCAAGCTGTGCATCAGCTTCGCCAATGGCCTGCATATTCGCGATAACATTGTCTTTATATGTTGTGTGTGAAGCAGCCATCTGTTCCAAAGACATTCCTTGAAACTCTGCGGCGGCGGCCAATTTTGCTTGATACTCGTCCCAGCTTGTGCCAACCAAAGAGAGTGTATCGTTCCACTCATCTTTTAAAACCTCTAATTTCTCGATTTCAGCATTCATCGCTTCGTCGTAGGCATCTTTTCTTGCCTCGATTTCAGCAATTTGAGACTCCATCATTTCATCAAAGGCTTCTTTTTCTTGGTTGAGTTTATCGAGCATATTCTCGATTTTTTCGTCGTAAGCATCCTTTGCTTTATCAATACCATCAATTTCAGAATCAATTTGGTCGTCGTAAGTATCTTTCAACTTCTCGACAGCATCAATCTCATCTTCGATTGCAGAAATCGCATCTGCCCTACGCCACTCGCGCTGTTTGTCGTCCAAGGCATTCTGCGCGTCAGAAACAGCAGATTCATCCACCTTCCATTCAAAGCCTGTATCGTGCTCATATACACGATTTGTACGCTGGGATTTTGCCTGTTCAACTTGCGCTTGCAATTTAGCAAGTTCAATGGCGCGATCTTCCTCGTCATTGGCATCTTGCAGAGCTTCCTTTTTTTCTTTCAGCGCGTCGATTTGCTTCTGATAAATATCGTCTTGCAGCTTTTTCTGATTTTGCAGTTCTTCTTTTTGCTTCTTATAAAGTTTATCCTGTAAATCCTTTTCAGCCTTTAGTCGTTTCTTTTCCTTGTCAAAAGCAGCATCTTTCAGTTCTTGCTCATTCTTTATGCGCTCTTTTTCTTTATCAAAGGCGTCATCTTGGGCATCCTTTTCATCATTAAGCGCATCGATTCGCTTTTCCAGTTCGTCAACAGCGGCCTGGCCGTAAATTTTCAGCTGGTTCTGCTGTTCTTCCAGTGCCTTTTTGGTTTCTTCAATGGCCTCTTTCTGTTTGTTCAGCGAGTCTGTCAGCTCATCTACCTGCTTTGCTGCACCACCAGAGCTACCACCGGCACCTTTAGCTGCATTACCGTAACCGCCAAGCGCCTTACCGGCCCCCGCCGCAGAACTTTGAATCTGCGACATAGTAGAATCAATTAACGCAAATTTGGCATTCAAACCAGACATTACAGCGTCCGCTGCGTCTGCGTCTACAGCAGCGGCTTTCCCATAAGCATCAGCAAGCGCCTCCGCTTTAGCAGCGTAACCAGCCCAGTCTCCAAGATTCTTATATTGTGCTGCAAGAGTATCAATCACAGCGCCCTTATTCGCCAACGCAGACGCCGCACCACCGGCAGTAGAGATTTCGTTATTTTGTGCAATGGTGTTTAACTCCTCCATTGCTTGCTGCACAGCAGTGGCCTTCGCGTCATTCAGCCGCGCATTCGCCACATTCTGGAAACTCTGCATATTCAAACTCAACTGACCATTCTGGTCAATTAAACAGGCAAGATACTGGTCATCTAATGTCAGCAACGATTGCAGCGTGTCCATACTAAGCGCACCGTACTGGTTGTACTCGTCAATAGCGCTTGTAAGACTATTATAAGCAGATTGGATACTATCGATTTGTGAATTTACATTCTGCCACAACTCGTCAATATTAACATCTTTTGCGGAGTCCCCAAAGTTGCTGTTCGCATCCGCCGCTTCATCGGCAGCATCCGCATATTCTGGATAAGCCGATTCGGCAACCTCTCGGATTTTATCTGCGTAATCGTCATTTGCATCTTCGGATTCAATTACAGATTCAACAAAATCATCAAAGGATTCTTTGCTGTCAATATTGGCAGTTTTAAGGGCATCGCCAACCGCAACAACTGCTTCATTGTCTTGATAAGCGTCAAGTGCATTTTTATAGGCATTTACATTGTCTTCAAGTTGACCCTTTAAAGAGGTAAGCGAGCTATACAGTTCGCTTTCTGCCAATTCTTCCTTATCATAATTGGCCACAAGAGTATCAATGGCAGAATTTACTTTATCGTATGCCGCAACCACATCATCAATATTTGAGAAATCAAAATCACCCAAATAGAAATCCGCACGATTCCCATTTCCATAGGATGAACCAATTCCTTGGCTCGCCAGATAATGCGCTTCTTTTGCGCTATTGCCTCGTAAATCAGTATAATCGCCTTTATTACTCAAAAAGCCGATTGTTTTTTGTGCGTCTCGCTGCGCATTGATAAGGTTTTGCCCAAGATCAGATTGTTTATCCTTTGCATTTTGCAGTGCAATGTCGTTTAAGATCTGCTTTTGTTCCTCGTACTTACCATTCGCCAGGTCGATCTTATCAAGCAAATCATCCATCTCACTGCTTTGACCCTTAAACAGTTCAAGAATTTGTTCCTGCAGGCTCTTTGCTTTCTCGGTGGATGTAGTGTCCCATTCCGCGCTATCGCCCAAATCATGGTAGGACTGCGCAAACTCCTCCATCTGCGTCTTGGCACTCTCGAAATCCGTGGCAGCCTGTTTTGCGGAGTCTGCAGCATCTTTCAACCCTTGCTTGTAATCCTGATACGCGCCGACAATCTTATTGATAATAAGCGTCGCCATGAATGAAAGTCCTGCGTTTAGCAGAACAGTACCGGCCTGCAAAGCGAGCGTCTCAATTTTTGCCCCGACAAGGTAACCAATATAGCCTTTCATAGAGGCTTCTGCACCATTAAGGGACTTGAGATACGTCTGCAGCGGAACATTGGCTTCTGCTATTGTATTATAAAAATCATCGCTGCCTAGTGTAGCATTATCTTGCTCGGCATTATATTTTCCAAACGCAGAAGCCGCCTGTTTAATATCATCTATAAAATCACTTACACCACTGGAAGTAAATGGCGTTAATACCAACTTTGTTATTGAATGTGCTTAAACATTGTCGTATAATTTAAAATAATGTAAATGATTGGAGATGTTATTATGCGAAGCGCACAAAATCGAGTAATCTCGGGGAAATACGAAAACACGTCCTTATACACATTTGGAGAATGGCGTTTGCCAATAAATAGTAAAACCGTCGATCATTACGAAGTTCTCGACCAAGAATCCGCTAAATCCATATCATCCGCGCTCACTCGCGGCATTGTCGGCGGTGCATTACTTGGTCAGGTAGGTATCGCCGCAGCCGTCACAGCAAAAACCAAAAATATTTACACCGTTGTTGTCTACTATAAAGACAGCGACGAAAAGAGCTTGCTTGAAATGGACGATAAAACGTATCGGTTGTTTTTGAAACATATGTTTTGACAGCAGCTTTCCCGCCGCGACAACGCCGTCCAGTGCCCATACTGCAAGTCATGGGACACTGACCCTATATCTACAGCCTCAAGAGTCGCCAGCGTTGCGCTCGTTGGAGTTGCAAGTGGGAAGATAGGGAAGAACTACCACTGTAATAAATGCGGGGCAAACTTTTAATGAGAAAAGTTCGATAGCACTTATTATTCATACCATAGAAGAAGACTATCCATAATTAGCAGTGAAGTGTAGTAAAAGTATTGTAGTAGGTGTAAACATGAATACTATACCGGAATTCGATGATATGGCAGATAAAGACTCTTATAAGTTATACAAATGGATGGCGTCAAGAGAATCATTTACAATTCAAGATTTAAAGAAAAAATTCAAATTTCGAGACAGCGATAGTTATACCACCATACTATCTGGCATAGCAATGATGGGATATCTCGGCATTAAGAAGTCAGATATTGAATACTACTCAGACGAAGAATTAACCAATATATCGCCAGAGCAAATGTCAACAGCCACAATTATTCCAACACCACTCATACTGCGCTATGTTCAAAAAAGAGAAAATGAGAAATACAGATGGATCGCATCAATCTCGCTTTCTTTATTATCTTTAATAATTAGTATCGCAGCGTTACTTACAGGTTTACAGTCAAAAAATATTGATGTAAATATTACATCATGGCCTGCCACAGCAGAAACAGCCCAGCAGCCTGAAATAGTATACCAATACCAACCACCCCAATAACAAGGAACGCCATGTGCTTTGTTTCGTCAACCATTCCATATAATGCGGACTTTTGAAGTTTGATTTTGTTTTTCACCCTATCACCTCGTAATAAACACACAATAGCAGAAGAAGAATATAGATTCTGCCATAAATATAATACCAAAAACACTCAACCTATTGATTATTTCTGTACAGTCCCATATTTTAAACCCAATACGCGAAATCTCATCAAGACTCGCGCAAAGTTCCATTTTATTATTTTCCACTATAATGCTCCATAGCTTAAATTTTTCTCACCATTGGCAGCGGGCGAGAACACGCCTATAATTTTTGCACATTCATATCTGCCTGCTTCTTTAAGTCGTCTTAAACACAAACCACTTCCAAAAGTTCGTGCTGTTACGTCTGAGGCAGATTTTCTCTATATTTCTATAGAAGTTCTGACTATCCATCCGGCGATTGCCCGCCGTCCCTTTGTAGTCGATGTACCTCCCATTTGGGTAGGCTGCTGACCGCCCATTATTATCACCACGTAGCACCTTGTAAAACAAGGCTTTTATCTCAGCGTATGGCATCCATACATTTGTTTCTGCCTTTCGGCACACCTATTAACATACAATAGGGTAGTATGGCTTTAGGGTTTCCCAGCACTCTATGGGAATATTTATAGACTTGCATCCTATATTCTCATGGCAATGAATATAAGCGGGCATATTAACTTTACCCCAGTCTTTCTTAGATAGTGTTCCGTATGTGCTTACAGCAGCAACCAACGTAGGAACAAGCTCATTTGCCTTTACAAGGCCGTTTGTGAAATCAGTTACACCTGTCGCCAGATCAACAAAGAACTTCACGATATTACTATCAAGCAAATTGATAGACAAATTCTGGAACGCAGAACTAAGCTGATTCAGTTTACCCTGAATAGAAGACATGTAAGTGTCATTTTCTTTCATGGCAGAACCAGCTGCTTGCTGCGTCTGATTCAGAGTATCTTCTGCAATTTGGAACTGCTGAATTAGCGCCTGCACAGCGTTTGCATTTCTCTTACCGCCAAGCAAATTCAAAAGGCTTGCCTGCTCTTTATCAGTAAGCTGGTCATAAACACCGGAAATTTCCTGCATGATATCGTACACATCTTTATATGTATCTTCATCAAGCTGGATATCGACCTTACCTTTTGTCAGTGCAAGAATAGAATCCCGCAGTTCAGACATAGAGCTTGCACAATACTCTGCATCCTCTCCGTTTTCTTCCAATTCAGTCTTTGTAGCACGCAAATACATAGATAGCGTCTTTAGTGCTGTGCCGGTCGTAGCGCTGTTTTGCAACACAGAGTTCATGGCTGTACCCAGTGCGACAGTCTTTTCGAACGATGTATTTGAGGCAGACAGGGCAGCAGCAGACCGCTGTAAAATTTCGGAAATATCTTGCGCACTGGCAGGTTCCGTATTTGCCACCTGGTTGATAATATCTACAACTCGTTCTGCGTCATCGGCTGCAAGGTTAAATCCCTTTAATGTGGAAATCAAATATTCAGACGCCTGTGTAGCCGAATCTATACCATCGCCAACATTCGCAAATAAGCTGCTTACGCGAGCAAGTTCTTCGGAATTAGGCAGATTATAACCAAGTCGTGCCCAGTCTGCAGTAGTCTGTACATAGTCGGAAATATTTGCACCAAGCTCACGAGACTGTTGTGCCGCTCGCTGTGTAAACTTTGAGTAGGCAGTATCAGTTTCGTTTGTGACCTTCTTCAGCTCGGTCATCGCCGTATTAACTTCTACAACATTCTGGTATACCTGTTGCATACCTTGCTGTACAAGGTGCAAGCCTGCCATAACAGCCGCAGTCTGGAAATGCTCCTTCCACAGGCGCGTAAACTTCTGACCAAGTGTTTCCGTAGTAAGGCCAAGTGCTTCAGCCTGTGCCTTAACATGCGCCATAGCTGCCTGATTTTCCTCCAGAGTACCGGAGTAATTCTTGACAGCAGTATCGAGGTCTTGAATTTGTTTCCACAGATCACCGTTTGACGAAAGATTCGGATTCTTACCAACGAATCGATCCAGCTCAGCAGAAATGTTATCAAAGCCCTTTTTATTATTCAGCCGATTATTATAGCGCTGACCTTCAGCCGTCGCCGCCGCAATCGCCGTACCAAGCTCTTTGTAGCATTGTGTAACTGTTTTTAATCCTTCGGCTTCCTGTCCCGGTTTGATTTTGGAAATCTCAGTCTCCATAGCCTGATATTTCTGCGTGACATCTGTCATGGAAATACCAAACTTGCCATAATTCTCTGTTAGATTACGAATTGACGTATTGGCTTTATTCGTATAATCCTCTATTGATGCTTTTGCAAGCGTATTCGCTTTCTTAGCATCATCGACAGAGTTTACAAATTTATTCTGGGCTACAGTATTCTTTTCAAAAGCGGATTGTAATGCGTTAAGAATCGTAATATTATCAGTTACACTTTCGCCGTATTTTTGCTCATACTGATCAATCAGCTTTTGCGCCGCCATCTGTTTTTGCGCAGCATCGGCACTATAATGACTCTCATTGCGCTCATCGCCTGTGCGCTGTGCATCAATGAGCTTTTTATTCGCATCCGCATACGCATTAACTGCATCGGCGGCAGCTTTAGCGTCTGCAGCTTGCTCTTTTATGGCGCTATTATTCAGTGCTTTATTAGCATTGTTTTGAGCAACCGTTACCTTTTCAGCGCCAGAGGCAAGCGCTTCCATATACCGCTTGTCATCTGTAAGATTTACACCAAAAGCACGCGCACTATCTATTGCGTTACTAAGCTCCTGATTTGCACGCTTAACGGATTTATCAATTTCATCAGCATTACCAGTACGACCGGCCTTTATCTCGTTATAATACTGTACTTGCAGACTATTTCTTTTTTCAAGCGCAGCAATAACTTGGTCAACAGCGGCTCTTTCGCTTGCAACATCATCCTTCGCCGACTTTGTTATATCCATTTTCGCAGAGGCGGCGGCAGCATCCTTTAGTTTCGCTGTTTGTAATTCTTTAGCTTCTGTTATTTCTTTTGTCAGTTGTAAATATTTTCTATCATTAACAAGAAGTTCATCGAATGCTCGTATGTCAACTTTATCAACACTATCGAAAACAGCCTTTTGCTGTGATTGTATTTCATCGAGACGTTTCTGCCAAACGCTTAACTCATTCAATTTATTCTCGTTGCCGCTTACTTTACCAATTTGCTCAGTAATATACTTTTCCTGTGAAAGCAAGTTATTAAGTTCGCGTACCTTACCCTTTAACTCATCTTCTTTAGAAAGAAGACTATCTAAACTCTGAGTGGCGGACTTAAATGCGTTCTTCCCAACATCACCGATATCAACCGCATTTTTCAAGTTCTTTTTAATGCTGTTCGCGGCATCCTTGCCAAACGCTTCGCGCAAACTGCTTTCCAGCGACTTCTTATCAACTTTTAGCGCGACCTTAATAGGATTATCGTCTGCATACTTTTGTACTTTTCCAAACTGTATTTTCAGTGCGTCCTGTGTCGCATCCAGATTAACTTTAACTTTAACGGCTAATTCATTCGCCATATAACCATCACACTCCTTAAAAATTTAATGACGAAATGGCCTATATGGCCTGAACAGTATTTTTATCTTTATTGACATAAGACTCATTTGATAATAAAATGTAGATGAGTCTTAACCACCTTTTTAATTGGAGCCACACGGCAAGCATGTACGGTAGCCGTCTAGCCACACGCAAGACCAAAATAGGAAAGGTGGGATTATTTAATGGTCATGACTCGCGCTACCGTCTTAGTCATCGCGGACGTCCTTGCGTTCGCGGTCTACGGGCTGCGAATCATCGCATATTTTATGCGATGAGCATCGGACAAGCGGCGCTGGATCTCACACATCCAGCGCCGCTTGGTTTTTAATCATTTGACTTTTTAAGAAATGCGATAATATAAAGAACGAAGGCTGTGATAGACAGCACATCGGAAATTCCAAGTAAAATTTTTCTTGCAGTGTACTTTTTCATAAAAATTCCTCCAAAACGGCGCATTTATTTAACGTACCTACGTCATCTAAAAATCAATAAAAGACGCCTTTTACAGCGCTTCTATAAAAATAATGACCTGCCGTGGCAAAACCGTGGCAGGTCATTTATGTATTTCCATCACTTACGCAATTCCCACGTCAGCATTTCCTCGTACTTTTGGTGTACATTATGGTTTCCACCAATCGCCTGGTACCTATCAAACAAATCAATCAAGCTCTCTTTGTCCCGAATCGTCAGCGTTTTGGAATCATAATTCTTGTCGTAAATGTGGTTGATTGTATTACGGAGCTGTACAATATCAGTCTCCGTCTGTGACTTGAAGTTTTCAGTGACTTCGTGTTTCCACTCTCTGTCATTGCGAATATGCTCTTCCATAAGACTTTCCAGCTTGTCAAGCGCCCGCTGTACATCCTTGATATTCTTTTCCAAGTCTTCACTGTGCGAGATCTTCTGCACTTTGCCAATCGCCCATTGGCGGATCGGCTTAACAAAGAGCATCACACAAGCACAGATTGCTGTAATAGCTCCGGCAACCGCACCGGCTGTCTTCACTATTTCGACCATGTCCTCGATTTTTATCACCCCTAACTTTATATTATAGAGCAGGGGAGACCCTGCAAAAATTGCTTATAGAGTTTCTGCACCATGGAGGGCGAGGCTAAAGTTATAGTCTGGCACATCACTCTTCCGCCGCCATAACCGGTGTCCCCACGATAGCTCTCATATCAATAGCCTGATGTAAGCTGCCATCGTTGTAGTACCATCCCTGCGTCAAAATATGCTGGCTCAAAGGCCAGCCAAGACATACCTCTCCATTCTTCAACCTCATAAAATTCCTCCCTTATTTAAAATAAAAACCGGCAGAGACCTCTCGGATCCCTGCCGTGTCATATCGTTATTACCAAAGTTTGACAAAAAAGCCGAATTCGTAAGAACCTGTTTGCAAGGAATCCATCGGCCATCCACCAAATGTGCCATTTTGATCATAGATACGTCCAGCCTGACAATATCCATCTTCGTTTTCAAAATGAACCATTGGAACATATCCAGGGTCTCCCATAATACCTTGATGATAAAATGGCACACAATCAGCTAATATTTTATAGTTGCTTGTTTCAGTAAGCGATTTAGCCTTCGCAACCATCGGTTCAAGATTCAACCACTGAAATTGTCCATTACGGTAAACCGGTCCAATTTGATTTCCGGCAACGTCAACATGCGCCAGATAAGAACCGTCCGTGTATTTTGCCAAAATAACAGTAGAAAATCTGCCAATATTATATATCGAATATCCTAACCCACTGGAAAAGCTGTAGCCATACGCCAGCACATCCTCATTGATGCACGCCCCGCCCATCAAATTCAGCGCCATATCACTTCACCTCGATGCCAAGCGCCGACTTGATCGCCTCCAGGTCATCCACAGTCAGTGCCGGATAATCAGCCGCAATGTCCTCAAAGTTCTCGCCAGCTGCAAGGCGAATCCTAAAAGCGCGGGTCATAATACGCAGCTTCAAAGCATTCAAAGTTTTCATAGGTTACCCCTCTCCGCCGATCAAATCGGCCATCATCAAAATAATATCATCGTTTGCGGATTCCAGCGCATCTGCGCGTTTTTCTATAGAATCAAGGCGCTGTTCCGTTGTCGGCTTGTTTGCCTCTTCCTGTTTCTTGGCAATCTCCGCCAATTCTTCCTTAGTGTACAGCACATACTTCTGCACGGGTTCATACTCGTCCCAGGCATCGTGTGCAGGCTCATCCGTCACAGCAAGGCGCAGCCCTTCCGGGCACGCCTCTGTAATCGTACTCTGCATGACCTCATAGTGCCAGACTTCCTCCGTGGCCTCATGATGCGCCACAAATTTCTGTGCATCTACCAGCTTGCCTTTTGTAAGGTCTGGATTGGTCAGCTCATTTTTCAATGCTTCATCGTAGATTTTCATTCCATCACCTCACTCAGGTAGTCCACTTCCGCGCATAGAAGTACAGCATCAGGTCACAAACCGGACGCCGCTTAACGGTAAAAGACAGCTTATTTGTATCGTACACATAAATCTGCCCCTGATTGATCATAGACAATTCACCAGACAGAATGATATTGTCTTTCAACGAGCTTGTCCGCTCCATCATGGCCGGTCCAAGGCTCATATCCGTCGTAAGGTTGGGCGTGCCAGTCGTGCTGCCAGTAAGAGCCGTCCCGGACGAATTCGTCCACGATACAATCACATTCCAGTTTGATTTGTCGCTAGACTCGTTCCATTTGTCACGCGAGATTTTAAACGAATACAGGAACTGCAGCCGTTTTGTAATGGCAGAATTCGCTACTGGGTTTGCACTGCCCTGCGAGAGAGCGTTATCCACAACAGTCTTGTTCGCCCCGCTTGCAATGCCATTCAGTTTGCTCTTATCGCTGTAACTCATCAGGCCACTAGAGTTAGTCGTGGCCAACCCATAGGTAGTATCCGTAAACTTCGCCCCGGCGGGTACATCCGAGTTTACCGTATGCCCATTTACAGTGGTAGAGTTACCACCGTTTGCAGGCAGAGACCCAATCCATCCTTTTAGAGCATCCTTTGAGATGTCTTTGATTTTCGCAGACACATCACCGCCGTCACCAGTGGTGTAGCCAGCAATATACTTTATAGCATCACCAGTAATGCCATTCCCGCTATATCCAATCTGAATACTTTTACTCGTGTCATTATAATCAGCAACACGGTTGGCCTTAGTCGCGCTTCCAGCGGAACCAGCGCTCGTAGCATATTTAACTGATTTCGCGCTATCCGCAGTATTATCCACGTTGCCAAGACCTACCTCGGACTTCGTGTAAGATGGTTTCGTGCTCGCCTTGGCCCAGGCATATACGTCACTGGCCGGTAAACTGCTCGGAAAATCTGTGATTTGTCTCTTAGTATGGGTATGTCCACTCGCCGCTTTGCCGTCAACCAGACCTTTAAGCACTTTGCCCTGTGCCGCGGACAGAGAATCCGTCGTGCTATCAGACGTCAGGTTGTTCTGGATGCCTCTCCATGTATCCGTATCAGTAAACTTCGCATCAGCGGGGACACTCTTAGCCAATGTATAACTCGTTGCCACCGGTTTGCCCCCGCTAAAATATACCGGCTGTGTAGTCGATCCAGCATTCACAGACAGTTTCCCGGCGGTATCGGCGGTGGCAGCATTCTGGGCATTCGTAATCGTGCCATGTATCGTATCTTTCAAACTTAATGGCATAAACACCACCTCCTTAAATCATTTTTCTGAATTTGAATGTGATAGTATCCGCGGCGGTACCGGCTCTCAGCGCTGCAATCTGAAGTTTCAATCTGCCCTTACCGTCAGATCCTGCATCCATACGCGCTGTCCGTAAATAAATCTCATTGCCGTTTTCAGCATGTCCCACATTATGCAGCAGGATTTCATCTACACCAGTTGAGTTTGTCATACTACTAAACCACGTCATAACACCGGAATATACTTCCTGATAGAATCCGGTACTATTTGTAGTCAGTCCACTGACCTGAATAATATACGTACCGCTGCTCAAATTCTCGCCAGCAATTCCCGTATCCATCCAATCTGTAGTCAGCTTCAGTGACTTCTGGATCGTTACAATGCCTCCAAGCGCATCCAGCTTAGCCTTATCACCCTTGCTCATCAGACCATTGCTCGACGCCGTCGCAACACCATAGGTCGTATCCGTGAACACAGCGTTGCTCGGGACAGACTTGCCCAAAGTGTAGCTGCACGCAGCAGGTTTCCCCCCTATGAAATAAACAGGCTGGGTGGCACTGCCCGCCGTAGCCGTATCCAATTTCGCCGCAGAATTAGCGCTTCCACCCGCAGATGAAGAACCAGCGTAATTGTGTGTATGGCTCGATGCAGCATAGCTGCCCTTTGGCTGATAAGTGGCGTCACCCTTGCCCTTGATATAACTCCACAGCGTAGAGAATTTCACACGTCCAAACGTACTGCCGCCGCCTGTATCCTGTCGTACAAAGTAAGTATCATCTGTAGGAGTTGCAGTCCATGTAGTGGTAAGCGTTGCCAACAGATTATTTGCCCCAGCCTCAGACTTATCTACTTTCCCGCTAATATCTTGATGTGCGGTAAGATACTGACTGTGTGTATGGCTTGCCGCTGCTTTCCCATCTACCAGCGCTTTCAGCACCTTACCCTGCGCAGCACTCAGGCTCTGGTCGGTAGCATCACTGGTCAGATTATTCTGCACGCCACGCCAGGTATTGGTGTCTGTGAATACAGCATTTGCAGGAACGCTCTTGCCCAGTGTGTATGTAGTTGCCACCGGCACGCCATTGGAAAAATAGACGGGCTGCGTGGCAGAACCTGCATTGGTGGTTAGTTTCTTTGCACTGTCCGCACTGGCCGCAGTCTTAGCACTGTTGACATTGAATTTGCTCGGGTTATAGACGTACATGTTGCCGCCGTCTTCGCCGCCCCAAAGCCAGGTAGGCTGACCATCCTTGCCACTCCAGTTGAAGGTCATAGGATTTGCAAGATTACCGTCACGTGCCAGCTTTGCGGCTGTGCCATTGAAACCGGAAGCTGACACTATCGCAGGGAACGCTACATTTTTATCAACATCCCATGTGTACATGTGGTCATTGCTCATCAGGTTGTTCGGCATAGTCCATACACTTGCGCCATAAGCTTTGATCATCGTAACATTCTGTGCCTGTGTGATATAATTGCTATTAAAATCACTACCATTCCAAGGATGTGACATGAAGGTGAACCGATAGTTCCACCAGTTACTTGTCTGTCCCGTGCCGCCGCCGAGCGTGTTTTCACTAAACTTAATGTAGTTCGGGCCACTCCAACCATTCAGATAGCCCGTGCTGCTGGAAGACGTGAACAGATTCTCCCAACTGGTTGATGCTGCACCTGTCGCTCTTTCAATAACAAGGCTGATATTATCACTACCGCCAGAAACCCAGAAAAACATATCGCCAATCGTACAATAGCGCTCAGTATCTTTTACATACTTACTGTTCCAGTAGTTATATTTCGCAGTTTCTGCCGTTCCTGCTGGAACATCATACTTCATACCGGTAATGGTAAGACGGATACCGCAAAGTGCATTCTTTTTTCCACCAATCTGAGGCAGTGTAAATCCGCCACCATTTTCACTGAACAGGGCACGCTTGTTATAATCTGTAACTGCCGCGTCCGTCCAAGTTTTGCCACCATCCACAGTTTTCTCAATGATGATCTGGTCAGACGGCAAAAACGCCAGGCGATTTGCACGAACGCTGTCAAACATCGGGCGCACAGCTTTCGTGATGGAACCATACGAGTTATTAGGATTGATTTCGTTTGCCGCTCCGGCATTCTCTGCGTAATTAACCTTAACCTTATAATTATCGCATTTCAGAACAACATCATCGCCAGACCACTGCGCATAGAGCGGATAACTATCCCCATAAGTTGCTGTCGTGCTTCCTTGTTTATATGTCTGTAGCTTTGTGGCGGCTTTGACACTTTTTGCACTATCAGCCGTATTGTCAACGTTTCCTAATCCGACCTGTGCCTTAGTATGTGTATGACTACTATTTGCCTTGCCACTTAGCTTTCCGTCAATCTCGCTCTCAGTATAATATCTACCATCATGCGTATGATTTTTCGGCGCGAACATATCCTTCAGTTTTCCAACAAAATATTTCAGCCCCTTATCATCCAATAAAGCCATATCCCTACCTCCTTAAAGGTCAAGATCAGCTTGCGAGGATGGTATCAATCTGGGTGTTGGTAATAGCTTCAATAACTGTCTTGGTATCACCAATCTTCTCCAAAGCGCCGCTGATCAGCATATATTCGTCGTACAGGTTACTGCCGTCCGGCGTAGCCTTCTTAATCATATAAATCACATTATCCTTTGCATCCTTCACTGCAGGCAGCGTCTCCACGATGCTCTTACTGATGTGTCCTGCCGCAGAGATCTGCTGACCGACATAGGTCATGGTAGCATAGGAGCTGGCTGCACCAAAGCCATCCAGTTTCTTCTTATCAGCCGCACTCATCAGGCCGTTTGCACTCTGCGTAGCAGCGCTGTAGGTCGTGTTCGTGCTGGGAATTCCCAGTGCGGTAATATCGCTCTTTGCCACAGCGGTAGTAGCAGACACATGGCCGCTTGCATCGACTGTTACCTTGTACAGACCAGCCGCAGCCGCCGTGTAGCTCGGGTGGATATACTTGTTAGCACCCGCCGCGATACCGTCCAGCTTCGTCTTGTCAGCCGCAGTCATCAGACCGTGCGCAGACTGCGTAACATCGTTGTAGGTCGTGTTCTTGTCATCAACCCACTGTGCTGTACCGTCACTAGCCCAGCCAAGGATCTTGCCCGCAGCACCGCCCGCAGGGATATGTTTGTTACCACTGGTCGTCGGGTGACTGTAATTGCTTAAACCCGCCAGCTTGTTCTTCTCGGCAGTCGTATAATCATTGCTAGAAAGCTGCTTGCCTTCAACCTTATCAACCTTGCCGCCCAGCTGGCCTTTAAACCATTGCACCAAATGCGAAAGACCATCTAAATCAAGAAAAGCCATAATTGTTTCCTCCTTGTTATAATTTCAAAATCTCGTCGATCTGTGTATTCGTAATTCTTTCCGGCTCCGGGTTCATGCTTGTCCATGTTCCGTTTTCATATGCCCACATCTCGCCAGTGCGCAGAGCGTAGATTTTCCCATTGATGGGCGCAAGCGGCAGCTCCGCCACGATCTCGATGTCGCGTCCAGCCTGAATGCGTGTCTTGCCAAAATCGCGATACATATTGCCCGTGTCCTTACAGACGATCAGCTGTCCATCTACAATAGGAGCGGACTCCAGCTGTGACTGATTGATTTCTCTCAATGATAGATTCGCCATATTCCATCTCCTATCATCCTGTCATCAAAAAATAAAGCCGCCCCACCATAACGGCAGGGCGACCCTATCGCTTATTCTTTGGTCTATCCCAAAAATCAAACTCAAGCCTGGGCTGCAATGGTCTGCCAGGTCAGCTGACCCTCAACAGCCTTGACGCGCGTATCCATGGCGATGTTCAGACCGGCAGCATGCTCCTTAGCGGAGGCCAGCGCTGCGTCAGCCTTCTTCTGGGCATCGGTAGCGGCAGCAGAAATAGCCTCGCTCTTAGCAGTAGCGACATTCTCGGTCGTAGCCTTGGCATTCCATGCGGTGCGCTCCTCAGCGGTAATGTGAGCAACCTTGTCGCCGGAGTGACCGCTCAGCGCATCATTGACAGCCTTGATCTTCTCATCGGTCTGGGCCTTGGTGTAAGCGTCCGGGTTGGCAACATACAGACCATCTTCCTTGATCTCGATGTTGTTGTTCTCGGCAGCAGAAACCTTCACATCAACCGAGATGACATTATGGTCAGAGACAGTAACAGAGGCAGTCTTGGAAGCACCGCCGGTGTAAACATCCACCAGAGCAGCAGCGGGGATCTTGACAACCTCGCCGGTGCTGATAGTCAGCTCAATCTCCTTCGTCTCTGCATTGTAAGCGCCGCTCTTGACAACCATATCCTTGCCCAGATTGATGGTCAGCTCATCGCCGCCAAACACAGGCATCTTGATGGTGCGGGTCTCGGCATCATAGGTGGGCGCATGAACAACACCAGTCAGCGTGGTCTTGACGGCAGCAGTAGCATCGCCCTTGTCAACGGTCAGGACACCGGCATCATAGGTGACATCGGTAACGAACTTACCCTTCTGACCAATGACCTCAGCCACCTTGCCGCTGACATAATCAGCAACAGCCTTGGTGCTGGGGATGTTGTCATCGGTTGCGCCGGAAGCGGGGATCGCAGTAATGACCTCCTTGGTCACCTGAATGAAATCACTGCCATTGAAGGCATGCACAGTCATCTGCGGGGTCTTGACATAAAAAACGCCCTGCTCACCATTCTCGGTTGAAGGCAGATTTTCAACGATACGAACGCTCTTGGTATACTCAACAGGACCCTTGAACAGCTGATGCGTATCAGAAGTAAAATACAGGGTACCGGCGTCCTTGACCTCCAGAGCCTTGTAGTCAGCGTACTTGCCAAAACTAAAATTCACGTTTGCCATAATTTTTTCTCCTTTACATAGTGTAGAAATCTCTCTTTGCTTTTGTCTTAGAACTCCTGCCACACAAAGCCAGCATTGGCCGTGAAAGTCGGCTCTACAACAAAGCTGCTGTCACCGCTGGCCTGGACAGTGTACGGCTGGTATTTTCCATTTTCATCGCGGATCATAACGGTCTGGCCCGCATAAGTGTCGCTGCTCTTGTTCAGTGCGGTGATCGCCTCGCCCGGGCTGTTGAACAGCTGCGTCCGTGTCTGAATTTTCTGGACGCTCTTGTCGTTCTTGATGTAATACAGTTCCGAGGTATCCTTGGTCACAACCAAATCCTTGCCGTCGATCTTGCCGCTCTCAATAGCAGACGCAACATCCCCCGCATTACCGTAACCAAGTTTTGAATACTTGTTTGCCATCTTATTTCTCCTTTCCACAAAATTAGAAAAGCCGAGTGTCGAGTTTAAAACTCAACCACCCGGATAGTCCCATCCTCTGGGTCGGAGCCGCTGTCCACGATCTGAACGGTATTGCCAATCGCCTTATCCCCGGCCTTCAGCTGCAAACGGCCTTCGTTGTACAGCAGACCGTCAGCCTTGCCGCTTGCCAGATTCTGGTTTGCTTCAACTAACTGGTTGGTAAGCGCCTGCATGGCAATCATACGCTGATCCAGCGCCGTCAACGCTTCGTCCGGGATAATGTCGCTCCATGCACTGATCGGCAATACCCTGATATTCGTCGCCTGTGTGTGGCGCACGCGCTTTATTCCGGTGCCGTCTGCCTCCATCTCAACTTTGTAAAAGGTCAGCTGCACCGCAACATCACCGGCCTCGGCAGTCAGGTTCGTATCAAACGGCAATTTGTATTCCAGCATACCCTTGTACGGCTTATCACTCAGCGATAAAATCTCGGATTTATACCGCTTGCTCACAGGCGGTAGATACTCCATCAGGCAGGTAAATCCGCTCATATCCTGCTCTTTATAAACAGGCTCCACCAGAAAATGGAGATTGTCCACCAGCTTCGACTGCTGCATAATGCGTTCCTCTACACTGACAGTCAGCTGATTGTCGTCCCCCAGTAAAATCGTATACATCCTTACTCACACTCCTTCGTGATAAATTGGGCTTCCTCAGCCGTGATTTTCTGCGCCGCCAGAAGCTCCGCAACCTTGGTGTCCGTGATTTTCTTTGCCTTGTACAGCCGTGCCAGGCTCATAGTAAACACGCTCATTTCCATCACAGCACGCCTCCTTCCAGCAGCGTCAAAGTGTAAGCGTCGATGATCTCCTCTGCCGTCTTACCGTTCAACGCTTTCAATTTTTGATACTCATAGGTATCAATCGGTGCCAGTTGCACCGTGTCGTACCCATCCACCGGGAATCGGTACATTTCTTCACAATGCCAGACCGTATTTCCGTCACTAGAAAGGAAACCCTGCGCCTCATCTTCGGGGCACAGGGTCAGAATATTGTGTTTGGGCTGATACTTTACATATGTCAAGTGGTCGAGCACATCGATCACACGGTCATTGTACATGACTTTATAATACATACTCGAACCTCCCTTAAATACTAAACATCAACAGGATGTCGTTTGTGTCCGTTGGGTAAAAATACCCATAAACCTCACCGGATGTGTTCACCGCATTGTAATAGGCGTTGTAATCCTTATTCGGGCTTCGCGTCCAGTACGAAACCACTTCGCCGTCCGGGTTTGTGCGCTTACGGCTCGTATTGGTCGTGATGAAATCGATCGCCGTGCCCTCATACACATACGGCTCGGAACTCATGTTTGCATCCAGCTCAATCGCGCTCGGGATAAAGATGTAGCAGTCCGCCGTAGAAACATCGGTCTTAGCATTGCCAACGTTGCCGGGGACCTTCACCTTTTTAACAAGCTGACGCCAGCCAATCGGAAGCGCCTTATAGACGCGGCTATTCAGATAGGTGTTCAGTGTCGTAGGCTTCGCCCAACCGCCGGTATTGTTATTGGCATTGTCCATGGATATCGTCTTACCCAGCGTCTTTTCCGCCAGCAGGCTCAAAGAGCTGCGCTTGCCCGTGCCATCGCTCAAGTAGTAACGGTTGGAGCAGGCGTTAAAGGTCAGCTCACTATGCACCCAGTTGACAAGCTCCTTGCAGGTGGTAACACCAAGGTCAGCATACCAGAGTTTCGCCCAGTACACAGTGCCGATGCCATAGCTTTCATACGCACCGTCAGCAGCCTTCGCGCAGCCAAACACAAGCTCGGCATTTGTCTTTGTAGTGCGTGTACGGCTAAGCTCCGTGTACTTACTGGTATCAGCACCCATATTAGAGGTGTAGACATGCAGCCCATTCTCGCCCTTGATGTGGCGCAGGACAATGATTTCGCGTGTGCCAGGCATAGCAGCGTCCGTAGACTCAGTACCCCAAGCCAGCTTACAGCCGCTATTCTTCCAAAGGCGGAAACCATTCATGCCGTCACCGTCATAGCACTGCATCAGCACGCCGTTATTCGCAGTCGTGCCCATCATGCGGAAGTCAACCGCAAGCGTAAAGCTCCGATCCTCGCTCAGCAGATTCACGCCAGTGTCCACATGATTCTTGCCAGTAAACTCCGTCGGCTGTGCAATCAGAACCTTTTCCGTAATATCATCAAAACTAAAGTCCGCACCCATCGTAATGGTCACAGGGTCTTTGCTTGTAACAACGGTGCTCTCCACACCAACCTTCGTCATCGCATAGATTTCAACAGGCCGCAGCGAACCGAACTCCTTGCCGTCGAAATACCCGCTCACATACTCGCAGCTGTCATATACAGCGTTGATATCCTTATCACCGGTCACATAGCCGCCTTTGTCCCATCCGCTGAACAGATAGTATTTGTAGGCCGTTTCCTCTCCGGTATAAACAGGCATATCGCCATCGTACAAAACAGTCGAGCCATACGGAGCTGTAACAGACTTCAATACCGCACCACGGTTAAGATACCGCACCGTGTACTTGCGCACACTCTCGGTGTACAGCGCGGTTACAGTCTGGTTTCCAAAAACAGTCGTAAACTCGGTATCCCAGCCCTTAAAGGTAAAGTCTGTACTTACGGTGCTTTCCGCAGTCGGTGTGGGAATCGGGTTCTCCGCTCTCGTAATGGGGTCAACCGCCTTGCCGCCCTTGTCAATGTACTGCACATCCAGAATGGTGCCGTCCTTGTTCACAAAGGTCCATGCAAACTGCTCGATCAGCGTATTGTAGCTTACCTTCAAGTCAGGCCACTGGGCATTGTAACGCTCCAGCTCCTTCTGACGGATCGTGGGCAGATGCACCTTGCCAGCCAGCACAGAATAGTCGGTATTATAACCGTTCTCATCCGTACCCGTCATCGCGTACAGTTTTTCAAGCAGTTTCGTATCGGTCATCTGCCAATCCAGACCAATCAGGCGCACACGGCTCAGATTCGTACACTTCGCCAGCATGTCCTTCAGGTCAATGGTAGCGCAATTCTCCACGACCAAAGCCGTAATGTTCGCATAGTCGCTGATTTTCAGGTCAGTCAGGTGATTCAGGTTGCGTGCCGTCAGGCTGCTGATTGCGGGCAGTTCCGCCGTCTCGATCTTGCCGCCGTTCGCAAAGGCAACACCGGTAATACCACTGCCGTCGGCCTTAAACAGCGTCAGGTTCGTACAGCCGGTCAAGTCAATAGACTTCTTCAGATTCGGAACATTCTGCAGGTTCAAATGCTCAAGCAGCGTATTATTGCCGACAGCGAAGTCCGTCATGTTCGTATTCTTGTAGCCTTCCACGCCGGAACCGATCTGCAGGTCAGTCAGCTTAACGCCGTGACTGAAATCGACATAGCCGGGGTAGAAGCCGGAAATATCACCGATACTGCGAATCAGGCTTGCGTTGTAAACATAAACCTCAGTATCATTCATGGCCGCAATCGGACAGTGAACCTCATAGGTCTGCCCACGCTTGCCGCGCATCTTTACAGGATTAGAACCGTACAGCACAGACACATAGGTATCTGCATACGGCACGATATGGAATGTACCGTCCGGCTTCACACCAGTCCAGTTCACAGGCGTATAACCGCGAATCGTCATATCATCGCTGGTTGCAGCACTGCCGCTGTACTTGGATGCCATATACTTTTCCTGATACTTTTGGAACTGACGGCGCTGATGGCGCTTGTTACCGTGCATCATGGGCAGATAGCTGGTCGTCCCATTTTCCTCGTAAGTACGGAAATACTTTCTCCGCATATCCATAACCCACAAGCGCTCCGGCTTCACATTCTGATAATCCTCGAATTTCTTCAGGATACGTGTTGCACTCCATGCCAGTGCGTTTTCACGGTCACGGAACATAGCCGCCAACTTGTCAGGGAACAGGTCACGGATCTTACACCACAGCTTGGAATCGCTGGCGTTAAACACGCTCTTGGTGCCGATGGTGTCCGTATCCTCGTAGCCGTAACTCAGTGTCAGTCCACCCTCATTATCGTTGCCCTGCGCGGTATCGTTGTCGTAGTCAAAGCAGAAATCCCAATGAATAAGATCGCTCGTGTGCGGAAACACATTCTTTGCACGGTTATCGACCATTGTGTGGCGCTCTGTAAACAGGTAGTGATACAGCGCAGAGTCCATGATAAAATAGTCCTCAAAGTGCGCTTTAAACTCTTCGTCACTCGCATTCACGACCCAGTTCTGCACACGGATCCACGCATCCTTCGCAGCCTGTACCTCCTCTTCGGTGCAAGCCTTGTTGATGTAGCGGAATTCAAAGCTGTTGTCGCCATCCCAAGTCTCCTGCGAGAAATCGCCGCTCAGGAATCGGGTCTGCTCATCGGTGTTGTTATCGATCTCAACGATAACCTCTTTATGGTTATTAGGGTCCATGCCCATCGTATTGTTGTTCTTTTTAGAGTTGCCAATGTCACCGCAGGCATAGAAATGCCACTTACCGTCATGGAACACGGTACTGTTCTCAATATCAGTTTCCTGCACAAAGACAACACACGGGTAGAAAGCCATCGTGTCGCGCACCTTCGGGTTATCCTTGCGTGCCTGTCGAATGTACGGGTTAAACTCATTGAAATCATCTGCCAGCAGCGCGTTGTTTGCGTTTTCAGACGATGCAACGTTGACTTTGATATTAAAGTAATTCTCCGCCACACTATTTTCCGTCAACGCATACACAGAACCGGTGCTCTCATCGCCAAAGGTAAAGCCGCCCTTGCAGTTAATGTCGATGTTACGCGCAGATTCGCCATAGTGGTCAGAGCTTGTACCCTGTCCCTTGTGGGAACCATTGGCTGTCCAGTTGTCCTCGACGGCGCGTCCATTCTTGTAGATCTGCTGGATAACAGTGTTTGCGACCTCATTTTTCTTGCCGGTGGTAAAGGTCGGCGCACTGATCTTGATGACACGCAGGTCTGGGCAGCGCTCCGCCAGAATGTCCGGGTTCAGCTCACCGCTTGCATCCGTGATGTTGTTGCGGTTGTACCGCTCGATCATCTCGTCAGCGTTCTTGGCATCCGCAATAAAGTTGTCCAGGATCTCATCATCAGACAGGTTCATGGAATAGGTCTTCATGCGGTAAACAAGAACATCGCAGTCGTCAGAACCAATGGTAATGCCAACCGGGCTTGACTGTGTAAAGTTGTCGCTACCGTCATACAGCTCCACCTTGCAGGGGATACCGTCCAGCCACAGCACCATTTCTTTGTACTGGCTGTCGGGCAGAATGTTGAACTCAAACTCCATGAAGTCATCTTCACAGGTCGGCAGCTCCATTGTATTCTGCGCACTAGTCAGTGTAATTTTCTGGGCTTGAATGTTCAAACCAACACCGCCCTGCACACAGGTCAGCACGGTCGCATCATAGTCGCGCACATTCGCTGTATTGAAAACGAGCTTGAAGTTCTTACCCAGCTTCTTGGCATCATCCGCAAACAGCTTGTAGTTGATCGTAGCGCGGGTCCCTGCCTTCACGCAGAAGTAGGTATCGCCGTCCTTGTCAAGCTGATAACCGCCATTGACCCAGTCGAAGTTGTCGCTCACGCTCATGCCAGTCTGGCCATCTGTCCACAGTCGGTCAGTACCGGCATTGGTCTTACCGCTCGGGTTAAAGTCAAACATAAGATTCGTCTTAACCGGCTCAATCACAACGCCAAGGTCAACCACATTCACGCTGATCCTCTTTACGGTCTCGCCGCAGGTAATCGTCAGTGTATGCTTACCCCTGTTCGCGCTCTTAAAGCTCCATGTCTGCTTTGTGCGTCCAACAGTCAGGGTAGCCTCTGTTACGCCGTCCACAGCCAGCTTTACAGTGCTCGTGCTGGACGCAGGGTCGTATACGGTGTACTCAATGGACACCTTGTTGTACTGCTTCGTCTCGTAATCCCTCACAGCACAGCTGATAATGGGTGCGGTCTCGCCCTCGGTCACCCACATAATATCCTTCTTGATGACATTGGACTTAACGGTCTTGCCATTGATCTCCGCCGTCATGCTGATTTCCAGCAGATGGCTGCCGTGCTTCTGCACAGGAATAGAATAGGTCATCTGTCGGCCAGTCACACTGGTAGTCGTGCCACCAATCGACTTGCCATCCAGCGCAAAATCGATCTTCTTCTCAACGCTGCCATACGGTGTATAGCGCACCGTGACCTCTCCGCTGTAGAAAAGGCTGTCATCAAAGGTGGATTCCAGATAGAAGTCAACGACATTGGCGCTCCACTTTTTGGAACCGGTCGTATCCATGCTGTCCACAACCGTCAACCGGATCTGGTTCTCGCCGCTGTGCAGATATTTCGTAATATCAAAGCTGTTTTCGCCCTGCATGATGGTCTGGGTAGCAACCTTTGTATTGCCAACATACCATGTGCCGGTCGCATTGCCGGTATCATCCCCGGCGCTGTCCACGCTGGTGAACCGGAACTTGACCACAACAGGGTCACCGGCAACAGCCGTAATCGCAGACTCACCGATACGCTCAATCGTAATCGTGCTGCCAGCAGCGGGGCCACCGCCGCCACCGCCGACAATCGTCACCTGCGTCTTCGGCGTGCCATCCTCCATAAGGGTCAGCTTGCTGTCCTCGTAGGTAATGTCATACTCATGCCCGGCATTCTTGCCAATGTCATCCAGCTTGCCTTGAATTTGACCAACAGCAGTATTCAGGCTGTCCACCGTGCCCTGCATGTCGGATACATTATTCTTCGCCTGCGTAACATCGTTGCGAATACCGTCAATAACAGAGGCATCCGCCTTTTTCGCCAGCAGCGCGTTAGTCGCTTCCTTATTATAATAGGAAGTTTTCAGCGTCTCCGGCAAATTGCCAACGCTGTCCTGCAGGTTCTTTACCGCAGCATCATTGCTGGTTTTATAGGCAGCAAGATCGTCACGCACAGGCTTCACTGCAGTCTCGATCTTGGCGTCCACTGTTTTGCCGTAGGCAGTCGTCCACTCCGTAGTCGGCGTAGTGTCAAGCGTGATCTTCTTGATCTCTGTCTCGCCATTCTTAAAGGTCATATCCTTGGTATCAGCATTGTAGATGACATCAAAGTTCGCCAGACCGTCCAGACCATTGACCTTATCCGCCAGCGCATTCAATTCTGTTTTCTTGGCATAGTTTGCGTCCAGATCACTCTGGATCTCAGACTTGATACCCTTCGCTGCGTTGGTGATCTTATCATCCACATTCGCAACGGCCTGCTTAGCCTTCTCGGCGCTTTGCTCCGCCGCTTCAGCAGCAGACTGTGCCTGTGAAAGCTTTTCATTCATCTGGCGTACAAAGCCCATATACCAGTCATCACCGGGGCTGATAACGCCATTGCCGGTAAGGCTCTTCAGAACATTCAGCTTACCATTCGGTCTGGTTTTCCAGACATAATTTTCATTCTTTTCATTCGTACCTGTGGCGATAATTTCGAAGGTGACCTCGCCCTCAATATTCGTAACATGCTCGTCAATAAGCCATGCAAAACGAATCTTCTCTGCATTAAAGCTGACATTCACAGGGTTTGAATAGCTTTCTTCGTTCTCTTTATTGACATAATGGAACTGGATCGTCATTTCCATAAGGTCAATACCGTCATAGTAACGCGGCATCTCAAACGGAATGTACTGGCTGTTTTGCTCCTGCGTGATATTGATCTGGCTGTTATCTACTGTGATGTTTTTCTGCGCATCAATGCTGGAATATTTATCATCACTATAGTTATTGTAAACCAGATATTTCTCGCTCTTTACAAAATCATCCTCAGAGGCAGAATCCGCCATAACAGCAAAAGCCTCATCATCCGCGTCCAAAGACATCGGCATAACCATCGCTCTGGCAGCAAATGCAGCCGCCTGTTGGCTCTGGAATTTCTTTTTTGATTCTTCAAAAGAAAGTGCCAAGTTTTCCACCTCTTTCGTTTTAAAATTTATGTATTACCGTATTTTATTTAAGAATCGATTTCTCAATCGCATTCAAAATGTCTTGCGGGTCTTGTTCAATTTCTTCCTGCACAATACTGATAAACGGTCTGGGTTCGCGTCTCGGCTTGAAGGACCACTCCGCTTTAGGCATACCGCGTTCAGTTCTGTATTCCGACCAATGTTCATGCTCTGCAGGGTTCCAGCCAACACCGCGTCTGTAATTCAAAAGCTCTTTTAGGTCAATCCAAGTACCATCTTCGATCCAGTTTGTAAACATTGTACCGCCAACAGCAGCGTCCTTACTGGTATCAAATGGCTGCCCAAACACAGAGTCGTCCGGTTTGGCAACATCTTTAACCTTCAATTTAAACACAGTTTTACCGGGTGTTACTTCGCCTTGCATCTGCGTTATATCATCAATGCCGCCGGTATCGCGTCCGGGCGTTTCCAAAATCACATGTTCCTGCGCCGATTTTGAAATTTTCTGTTTAATGTCATTCTGGACTTCATTATTCAGGGCATCTTCAATACCACTGGCGACATGTGCAAGCAGGTCACTAAAGTTCGTAAATTCTTTCGTTGCCATGCAAACACCTCAAATTTCAAACTTATCCTTTTCCGCGCTCAGCTTGCTCTTATCTTCCTTGATATAGAATTTTTTCGTAACATCCGTGCCCATGTGATTCAGCAGAGAAGACACATCTTCCAGACTCATACCGGCATTCTTCAGCAATGTCGCACCACTGTGCCGGAAATCGTGCGGGTGCAAGGTTGGTTCGCCAATCATCTTGCCGATTTTCTTGCACCATTTATCTGCCGTACTGGCACTGATAGGCTGTGCATCCTCTTTTGAGGTAGAAATAGCAAATACATACCCGCCATCCATAAGCTCGTTTTCCTCGCGAAATTTCTTCAACACGAGCAAAAGCTCTTTTACCTCCTCGTTGAACATCAAGTCAACAACACGCTGTTCCTTTTCAAGAACACCTAGTACCATTCGATTTTCAAAATCAATAGCGTCCCATCTCGTATTGCGCACGGCATTCACACGCGCCATCGTAGAAAGAGAAAACAGAGCATACAACTGCAACATCATTGCATCATTCTTTGCGCGGGAGCCATCGGCGCTATCGACATTCTCCTGTAGGGTCCTGCGCATTTCTGCGACTTGTTCCTTTGTAAGATAAGTCTGTGTTGTCACATCCGTATCTTTTTTCGGTCTGTCGATAAATTCCATCGGGTTCTCGGCAATCAGGCGTTTCTTGCGCAGGAACTTATAAAACGCAGAAATCGTAGACATTCTGCGCTTCATACGACGACTGTTATTACCATTCTGCTTACAAAAGAACAGAAATTCCTCAACATCGCCCTCGTCCAATTCCTTTACAGACTGGTTACCTTGGTTCTCATAGATATAAATAAACCATTGGAACGCATCATTCTGGTAACCATAGATTGTCTTTGGGCTAAGTTCACGTAGCGTCATATCGATTTCGTATCGTCTCCAAAGCTTCAGTGTTTCTTCGTTTACAAGCTTTGCTTTCTGCGGGTCATACAGATAAATTGGCCTACTTTTCTCAGCCATCTGTATCACTCTCCTTGTTTTTATTAAAATCAACAGCAATCAACTCAGCAGCCTTTTTGGAGATTTCTTCCTTATCCATAGCGCCAAGCTTGCCAAGAGACTCGCTAAGAGTCTTCAAGTCAACACCTTCAAGGCTTTCTGATGCCTTAGTGAGATAGTCATTCAGCGTATCAAACAACTCGTCCGCACCGGACTTCTTCTGGTAAAGCATCAACGCAAGCATCTGATCATCGCGGCGCTTCGCCTCCGCCTTGCAAGCCTCTTTCAGACCAGTAAGTTGTTCGTCGCTGGTGTCATCCATATCATATTTCTCAAAGAAATTTTCATAAGCCTCACGCGCATAGTCATCTGGGCTAATCTTATCAAAGTCAACACCGCAGATGTCTATAAGCACTTGGATTCTAAAATAGATATCCAGCAGAGCAGGGAGGTATACACCATCCTGCGTAGCGTTATCAACGACCGCGTTCACAAAATCAACGCGCTCTTGCATATTCAGGTATTTCATTTTATTTCTCCTTCGTCTTTTTCGCATCGCGCTGTAATTTACTCAGCTTATCGTATTCGATCCATCCGCCATTTTCGCTGGCGTATTTTTTGGAATAGGTCACCCACTGGTAATCTATATCAGGGTATTTGTACCAAAACAGCTTTCTCTTCAGCTTTGCTGTAGCATCCGGCATACCCTTTGTATCAATAACCTGCACAACCCCATTACTCCATGTAAGGACAAAGTCTGCCACATAAGTTACAGCCCGTACACCTACCGTTTTCCCATCGGTATTAACATGTTTAAATTTCTCTTGCAGTTCATAAGGCACCTGCAATTCACACTTTGCAAGCTCACCGCTTCCCAATTTAGGCAAAACAAAATCACGATAATACCTCATTTCAAGGACGCTATCAAATACAATCCCGTTATAAGTGCGCTTTGCGACATTTTTATCGACGTTAAATTTCGTCCTTGCTGCCATACAACACCTATAAAATATTGACAAAAAAATAAGGGACGGTTTATTTCCGCCCCTTATTCTTAGTTACTCTCTTAACTGCGCTCCCCGTGGGCGCGTCCTGTGCTTCCTGTGCCGTTTCCTCCACCGAAACAGCGTCAGGCTCATTGATTTCCTCAATAAGGCTGCGAATAACAGGGATGAAGGTCGCAATCTCGCCCTTGTCGAGTTTTACGCCTTCCAACTGTTTCTTGGCCTCGGCCTTGTCAACAATACCCTTGCGATAATTGCTGACGATCAGCCACACCTGATAGTGAGGAGCCGTGTCGCAGATAATGCGCCACGGCTTATACACTTTAACTTCTGCACAGGTAGGGCAAACTTGGTACTCTTTACCGCAGCAGCGGCACCAAGAGACATTTGCCATTAGGCGGCAACAGCCTCAATGCGGAACAGGCACTTGTCGGTGGAGCAATACTCCTGCATAGCATTGATGGTAACAGGATGGGTCAGCTCGTTGGTCATGGTCAGAGTAACGGCCTGATCCTCCTTAGCATTCGGGAAGATGATATTCAGCAGCTTCTTGTTGCCCTGATCACAGGGGTTGTAGCAGAAAGCCTCGATGATGAACTCGCCAGCCTCGCTATGCTCGTCAGCGTTGTTCACAATCTGGATACCCTCAGTAGACTCGTACTGATACTTCACGATGATACGGTCGCCCTTCTTAAAGCCAGCACCGGTGGGCAGAGTAATGACCTTGCCAGTAACGCTGAACTGCGTATCAGCAGTCTCACCAAGCTCATAAGTAGCCTGAGCAACCAGGTTAGCATCGACCTTGTCCAGGTACTTGAAGGGAACACCATCGGCAATCTCCTTCGGCTCATGGGTCAGTGTGGCCTTAGTGCCATCCTCACCAACAACCAAAACCTCCAGGCAGGTCATCACCAGCTTGTTCGTCTCGCCAGCGACATCTTTCTTAGAGCCAAGCTGGTCGGCCAGCATAGCCATGTGCATCATAGCATTGCTGAAAGTGAAGCTGCCAGTCTTGGAACGGTCAAAGCCCATAATGTTAGCGCCAACAGCATCGGTGCTGTAAACAGTCTCGCCGCCGCACTCCAGGCTCGGGTCCTTGATCTGAGTAGCGGTCCAAATACGCTTACCATTCAGGTCAAACTTATGGGCGCGATACACACGATCAATGACAATCTCATCAAAATTGAAAGTCATATTTCATTATCCTTTCGTAATTCTTTTTAGCAGGCTGTTTACTTGCTGCCAGCCTGATTCAGCCAATCAAACGACTCCTTGGAAATCTTCTTGGCATCAACCGTGCCAGCGTAGATTCCCTGCATCGTATAATTGAAGTGTTTTATCTTTCTGACCTGTCGCACACAGTCCATAAAGATACTGATGGGGTAATTCATAGCACCGAAATAATCAGCCTTAAATTCCGGCGTATTTGCCATTGCACATACCATACCGCGCAACTGCATTTTTGCCGGTTTATTCATGGCACTATTTAAGCGCTCTCGTGCCTCATCAATCATTGCCAGTCTGGTCGGCTCGTCACTTGCAGTTTCGTGCGTCTTTTCCAAACCGTGCATCGCACATATGTACGCGGACATAACCTCGTACACATTGCGGTTAATTTCCAATCCGTCTGCTTCGTCCACAAACACATATTCATTTGTACGGTTGTCTATGGCAAGCTCGAACTTACTCAAGTCCAAGTCGCCAAATAAAATCGACAAATCTTTTTTGCGCATCCAGACAAACAGTCGAATAAACATTTCATAATCACTGACCTTTTGCCAGTCTAAACCTTCATCATCCAACTGCGACTTATAGTCACTTGAAGTAGCTGCAAACGCATAGACAATGTGGTAATAATTGCGTTCCCCAAAGTCGATGATGGCACCAACCTTTGGCATTCGGATCTTTATGGATTTACCATCATTGGTATCTCCGTCAAGTCCTACTACAAAATCAGTGCCTCGTGCCAGAGGTTTTTCGAAAAGCTCTTCAATAAGCAAATCAATCACACTCCAACATGTCACTAATATTTGTCGTGGTAAAAGTCAGTTTTCTTGCGCGGTGCCGCGTGTCAAGGTCGTCTTCCGTATTACTGACAAGCTGCAGTCTCTTTGTACCAAAAGCTTCACTTCCGGCAAAAATTGTCTCCACCATATCAGCCAAATGGTCAAGCCTTGTAGCACCGCCAACGCCGTCCATCTGCATAAGGCTCTGGTTCACAATTACCCAGATAATCACGGAGTAATTACCAAACAAATCATTCACGGACTGCCGCCCGGTCATAATTACCTTCATACAGATATAGCTATGTGATCCTTCAATCGTGTAAGGTATGTAAAGATAGGGGAAAATGTACTTGTACATAGCCTCGTCATTTTCCTCGATGTCATCATTACCCATAGCCTCAATGACTTCGTCACTGGCAACAAGCTTCGCTACCGCCTCGTTTTTACACTTGATGATATTTGCACTCGATGTCAAACCAAAGTCACCACCTTACAATCGACATAAGTAGCATGCTCGCCCTTCTCATCGGAAAGTTTTATACGCACCGTAATGCCTTCCAAGATTGCCTCGTTGGCAACTTGTACGCTAAGTACATTATTACTAACCGTATAACAAACATACTTTTTAAACTCGTCTAGGACTACAACATCCCATTTCGGCGTGACCTTTAGTGTCATGCCTGTGTCATCCACAAAGGACGCTGTGAACTTCTTCGCTGAGCCGCCCATCTTTAATTCAGATTTGCCCTTAAACTCTATCTCTGAAAGAACGGTTTTATCGCCGCCCTGATGGTCTTTAACATCAATATAATCGCAAATCATCAAGTCTTTTCTGTCAGTCTTGGAGTTATACTGGTCTTGCTCAATGTACAGGCATATAAAACCCTCTATGCCATCCTTATACACATATCTCTGCGTAGACACATCCACGCTGGTAATGCGGTAAGTGATGGGTTTATCATTGATGACCTCCAGCATAATTCGCTTATCGACATAAAGCCTTGCTGAATATTCGTCATAAGGCAGATAGACCTTAAACATGCGCGTACTGATTGTATCGTGCGTGTTCTCGTCCAAGTTTGAAAAATACGGCTTATCCATCGTAATCCACTGGGACACAATTTTAAGCGTCTTCTCGTCCTGCCAAGACATTTCACGATTGCATTGCTTCATTTTACCGCTGAAATACTGCTCATGGTTCGGGTCAACCTCAGTGATCAACCACTTACAATCAAAACAGTCAACAAGCGCTCCTACACTAAATTCTTCGCCAGGATATGCGTAGATTTTCTTTTCGGTTGGGACATTCTTGTTTCTCGCGACAATTAAGCGTTGCGGTATACCGTCAACCAGTGTGTCATCGTGGTAATCAATACTGTCCATAAAATGCTTTGCAAAGCTGCGCTGTATAAGCGCATCGTTCACGTCCTTACGGTTATTTTTTGCGGCAGCACCCTGTATGGCTCTGACCCGTTCATATATGGTCATTACAAGGCACCTCCGTTAGTTATCATCCTCAGACAAAGAGTCATACTCCAAAGTTTTAAACTTTCTCGTAGCTCGGTCTTTTGAAAGATAATCGTCAAGCATCGTCATATTCTCTGCGTGAATGTCCTCAATCAGCGCTTTCACTGTCTTGCGTTCATTAGCAGGGGAGAATACCTGCAGCGTACTGGGAATATGCTGCATTTCAAATGCCTTTAGCTTGCTGTATTGCCGTTTGTACTCTTGCTCGTACATCAGGCAAGCAAGCAAATTGATTTCGACCTTACTTAAATCCCAATTAAAAGCCAAAATCTCGTCATCGTAGTCATAGAAGTCGGCAGTTTCATCCACTTCCTTCTTCAACTCGATAATCGCGATAGCCTCTACAAGATATGTATGAGCGCGTTCCGCCGCAAGAGCCATAGCTTGCTTCTCATTCAGATCGAAATAATTGAAGAAGCTTGAATCTTCCTCCATTTTGTTATAGAATGCTTCATACACTTTTTTGAATGAAGTCATCGGCAATCACGCCCCAATCCATAGTGCGCTATTACTTCGCGCTTACAGCCTTCTTCGCCGGGCGGCCACGCTTTTGCACAGGTGCAGTGGCGGGGGTCGCGACCGGGTCATCATCTTCTTTAGGAGTTTCTGCGGTATCGGCCTTAACCTCAAGCGCAGCCAGACGAGCCATAAGCGCAGCAATAGTATCATCATACGCCTTGCTACGATCCTCAAGCTCCTTAATGCGAGCCTTGTCAACCTCATTCGTATTCTGAACCGGGTTGATCACAATGTCAGAGTGCAGCTTACCGGCAACTAATTCCTTATAACGCGCCTCAACGACCTTTCCTACCTTCATAGGAATGTCGATGCCGTTGTTCGTCAGGAAGTAAAACCGGCCTCGCACACGCTCAAACTGCGAAGGCTCTTTAATAGCGACAATTCGCCCCATATACTCCATGGTAGGATTCTGGAGCATCTCATCGATCTTCTCCATAAAAAGAATGGATTCGGGGTCCCTGATACCAAGCTCTTCATAAATTTCCGGGGCTTCATCCGCCTCGAAGCGAAGAACACCATTCTTAAAACACTTGCTGACTGAGTTCATATAGCGAACTTCCTCAGAAGGAATAGGGAGAACACAAGGCTCTTCCAGAGAACCGGTTTCAAATGTGTAGCATCGACCATTCGTAGTCGGCGCAATCACAACATTCTCTTCGCAGTTAAGAACATTGATATATTTCTTATCCATTACAGACATTTTAAGGAACACCTCATAATAATAAATTCACAGGGCGGCATATTTCATCCACCCTGTGTAGTGCTTTGGTTTAATGATTACTGCAGAGTAATCTTAGCCACACGCTCGATGTGGCTGATGGCAGTGCCATAAGTAAAGTCCTTGACCATCAGATGGACACGCTCGTTGTTGTTATCCTCTTCCTGATAGGTATGGATCTCGCCCTTCATATCCAGGTTACCGATCTTACCCGCGATACCGAAAATCTTTTTATCCGGGATCAGCAGAGAACCATCGCCCAGCTTCTTAGCAGAGCTAATGCCGGTGATAGCAATGCCGTCATAGGTCTTGACGAAACCATAACGGTTAAAGTCATCCTTCATGGAGTCGCTCAGGTACTGGGCGTAGCCAGTCATACGGCGCAGCTGTGCGCAATACTTCATCAGGCTGACAGTGAAAGGGGTAGAGCCATCGCTGTACTCATTCAGGTACAGAGCCAGCTTATCCATGGCCTCCATGGTGGGAGCAGTACCGGCAACATCGATCTTCTGCTCGCCGCCAGCAATAGCAGCATCGACCTGACCCAGAATGTGAGCAAACATCTTATTCTTCAGAGCCTCACTCATAAAAGTGGTCAGGTTAGCAATAGCCTTAAAGCCGTTGCGACGCATATCGGTGTAGCTAAGATCCGTCTCGATCTGAAGGTTCGTCCAACGCGGGGTCAGAGTCTCAAGGTGCAGATAAGAATGAGGCACGTTGCCACCCTTAGCAGCCTCATGGGCAACCAGAGTATTCTTAACGGTACGCTGTGCCTGATAATCATCAAACTCACCAACAGTGCCACGATCAAACATGGAATCCAGCAGCTCATCGGGAGCGTTGTACAGCTCATCGGTAACTGTCTTGGTAATAAAAGAAGCAATCTGCTTTTCGGGGTCACTGCCAGTCTCACCGACATGATGGGCAAAAGCGTCCATAACTTCAGCAACTTCCTTCTCTTCGTTATTCAGAGCAAGGTTGTACTGAACCTTCTCGGCAATGTCATAGACCTTGCCAGGAGTCTGCATGACCTCTGCAATTTCAGTATTAAGCATAGGTTTCATTTCCTTTCTCAAATTTTAAAGGCCCATGCGTTTAGCACGGGCCTCGTAGATGTCTTTTTGATTAGCCGTTGGCAACAGCAGTGTCAGAAACACGGATCTGAGCCAGCTTATGGGAGCCGTCCATCACAAAACCCTCAAAAACGAAGGGACTTGCAACCTTAGCAACAGCCCATTTGCCGTCAGTACCAACGGACAGACGCTTGCCCTTGTCGCCATCAACCAGAGCGTCAGCAAACTGATCAACGCCATACAGCTCACCAGCAATGGGCTTGATGATCTTAACAAACTCGCCAGCCTTAACGTTGACGAACTGCTCGAAATAGTCATCAAAATCAGTCAGAGCAGCATAAATACCATTGACGGTACGCTCCTTCTCGACGAAGTAAATGTCAGAAGCAGCCTCGGCAGCGGGCAGGATAACATTGCCATCGGCAACGCTAATCTGGGCACCCATGCCAGTAACCATCGCAACAGCCGCAGTCATATTAGCGGGGGTATACTTTGTGCTATGTACACCAAGTTCACGAATCATAGTGGTTATCTCCTTTACAAATTTTATCGGCCAAGATACTGCTTCATAATATCTTTGTAGTCTCTCGGCTCAGAGTTATAGTTTTTCAGATCAACACGAGGTTTCTCTTCCTTTACCTCAGAAATTTCTTTCTTAGGCGCGGTTTTCTTTGCCGCATTTTTGGCCATAAAGCGCTCCGCAATGACATTCTTGATACCAGCTTCATCATTTGTCTCGATGAGCTGGGCAAGCTCGCCACACTCGGCAACCTCGGCCTCCTGAATCAGCCCGCTGGAAACAGCATACTTACGCAGATTATCCTTCTGCTCGGCAATCTCAGCGTCAATGCGCTCCTGCTCGGCCTTTTCAAACTTCTCCTTGTAAACATTCAGAGAAGCAATTTCATTGTCTTTACCCTGAATCTGCTCGTTAGCACTCGCCACAGCCTCATTCAGGCTTGCAATCTTCTCGTCGCGCTCAGCAATCGCTTCGTTCACGGCATTAACACTAACGGTAAGCTTCACAGCCTCCGGCTCTGAAAGGATAATTTTATCGTCCTCAACAGAGTAAGTGAACCGTACAAAATCCATCTGGGTTGCATCGCGGCCATAAGACTTCGCCCATGCCTCATGCTCCTCGGGGAACACAAAAGACAGTTCCGCATCGATCCGCTTGTCCCAAATAGCTTCACGGATCTTTTGTCGGATATCTTCGGTAGTCAAAGCAGAAATCTCTGTCTCAGCAACCTTCTTATCCTTGTCCTTGCACTCGCTTTCCTCTTTGTCCTTCTTTTTAGGATCTTCAGTAGGCTCATCCTCGGGCTTTTTCTCATCGCCGTCGGCAGGCTCGTCCTCCTTCTTATCCTTGTCATCGGACTCAGAGGTCTCTTTCTTTTTCTTCTCTTCATCCTCATCAGGCTTCTTTTCAGGAGTCTCTTTACCCTCACCATCCGGCTTGGTTTCCTTGTCATCAATCTTCTTCTTGGACTCGTCCTCAGAAGTTTCAATGCCTTTAATTTTCACCGTCTTAACCTCCTTATCTTCAATATTTTCTGCAAATGCCCCCATATCCTGTTGGATGGCATCTGCCAGTTCCATATCAAATTCAGGGGCCGCTTCGGCAACTTCCAAAACACGACTGCAATTATAGGCTGGCTTTACAGCCGCACCAAGCAGGCAATGTCCTAAGAAGATGCCATTGTCAAGAACTTTTACCTTGGCTCCCGCTTCACTTTCGTAATGGGATTCCAAGGTTTGAATTTCCCAACTCGTATTCAAAGTGCCAGATTCAACACGCTTCATAATCAACGCACACGCATTCTCAAAGCGCTTCCAAATCTCGCACGTTGCAACAATACACTCATCATCGTCGATTTTTTCAATACCGACGTCTGTAAACGTACCAAATGCGGATGTATCAAAAGTCGAATCTTTATATGTATTTCCGTTTTTGTCACGCTTAATAACCGTGTGCATATTGTGGCCACTAAAGTCCACGCCACCGCGCCCTGTCGATACAATCTTTCCTACAATGGGCTTATTTTTTAACGTGCCCATCCAATCCTCGATCCTGTCGCGGTTGATTTTCATACGGTTACGGTTTGTACTAAAATCGCAGATGACGAATTTCACCTTATAAGTATCCGATAATTCGTTGTCCTGCGCACACTCAATTACTCGGCTACTATACAGCTGAACTACATCCATCTGTCATCACCTCATATAGGTAAATAGAAAAGACGCTGCATCACTACAGCGCCTCAATTCCTATTAACCTTTTCCTTGCATTTGCTTTTTGGCGTCATTACGCGCTTTATCATAAGCTTGCTTGTCTGTAGCATCCCCCTGCGGTCTGCCGATCTTCTTTCCGTCATCCTCAGGGTTCGTCACTCCGGATTTATTACCCGCTCCGCCGCCACCGCCGCCGGAATTACCATTACCAGAACCGCCGCCGCCATTAGAGCCGTTATTTGTAAACGCGGTAAGTCTGGGAGCAAAGTCCTCGGTAACATTATTCTCATTTTCACGCTGGCGCTTAGCACGCTCGTCTTCCATGCTCAAACCAAGGTATGTATACGCAGTCTCATAAGAGGCACCAAGCGTACTGAATAGGAAGTTGGCAAGCTGCTTCTTCATATCCATGCTCATCATCTCAGAAGCGGACACCTTAACATCCGGCACAAACTCAGCGTCAATATTATTCTCAGCCAGCACCAACCGATACCAAACCTTCAGGCAATCTTCAACCTGCTCGGCAATTTTGTTGATATTCTTCATCAACTGGTCAAGGCTAATATTTGCAGTGGAAACTGTCTGCGTACCGTCTGTATTCAAAAAGCTAATGCCAAGTGCACCCATAACACGGGAACGATACTGGTTGACCGTATCAATATTGGTCATTTCAACCTTCGGCTCGACATACTGGATATCTTCAACGGAAGGCGGCGCAGTAACAAATACCGTATTCTGCTTCCAGGCAGACAGGAAATTATTATGCGCATATGCCATCATGTCATATCCCTTGCGGTCGTATTGCGGACCCATAATTTCTTTCCGCATCTTCTGCCAAATGATCTTCTTTGCTTTTGCTTTAGCATTAACTCTGTCCGCATTATCAAATGTTTCCAGCATAAGCACCGGCTTCAAGGCACGGAAGAAAGGCGACACACCATATTTTCGGCCAAGATTACCAATGCGAATTACTGCAGTATGATCCACATCCAGCTTCGCATAGGTGTCATTATTCTTGTACGCCTCATAAACTTCCTCTGGGTAGTTTTCCTGTATCTCTTCGTCCTGATTATTGAAAAACAAAGGCTGCCGTTTACGGTCTTTCAGCATCGTTTTATTTAAAGCATTCTTCAATTTTTGAATATTGATCAGCACAACCGGCCTGCCGTTTGATGTATAATCGCTAATTTCAGCCACACCAAGCGGATAATAGTCAACAACGTAATTTTCATCTTTCTTACGCAAGTACATAATATAAGTACCCTCTGCATATGTAATCGGAATAGCAGAGCGTAAGATGCGCCTCACATTGATTTGGTCATTGAAGTCGTCAATAATTGCTTTCGCATTGTCCACGGCCTTCGACTTATTGCGCTTATCGGGATATTTTTTAAAAGAGCATTTAAACTCAGTGTTTACGTTGGACTCAATGGCCTCATAGGTAATGCCGATCAAATCATTCTTATTGATATATGTTTGCACCGCAGCATTGATAGTCAACACATTTGACAAGCTTGTCTGGGTACTCTTGGCAAGCTCATCAATACGGTCAACAGTCAGCGTCTCAGCGTTCTGTGTATCATTCAAATACGCACTGTACTGTTTATTTTCCGGGTCAAATGTAGAGACAGCAAACTTCATTGCACGCTCGTACATCTCGTCTATCGACTCGGCCGAAGTCAAAACAAGGGTACTTTTATCCGGCGCAGATGCCATGACAACATCGAAATTCTCAGCAGGCTTTTGCGCAGCTTTTCTACGTCTTGCCATAGGTTATCACCGCCTTAAAAACTCACATTTGCAACAAAAATAGGCGCATTATCGCCATACTCCTGTTCCATGTTTCTATGCTCGCGTTCAATCTCGCCAGCAATAAAGTTAGCATACAGGATAGAGGAGTATCTATCCTTTCTAGCGCCGGAGCGCTCCTTGACCTTAATCTTGTCATTCAACAATGTATAATCAAGGTTTACAATTTCGTTTACGAAAGCAGAAATCTGATAGAACGGAGCTTCGTACATGACCTGATCTTCAACAGCAAGGTTTTGGAACGCTTTAGAGCCATTCAACCATTCCTTACCGTCTGCTTCGTCTGTCAAGAAGCGGATCTTACCGCGTCTCATACAGTCTCGCAAATAGACCGCAGCGTCACTATTGAACTGCGCCGTTGCCTTCACGCTATACATGATCTTCGGTGCATCAGGGTTACGACATCGCGCCGCCATCGCTTCGTCATTGATACAGCTCCAAGCTTCATACACGATTTTTCGCTCACTGTCATACTGATCCTGCGCTAATTCGTCAAAAACTGACAAACCAACACCATTACAGTCAATCACTACAAAATCGCAGTCAAGATCATCATAAAGCTGTCTTATCCTGATAGCTTGGTCTTGTCCATGACCACCATCTATCGTTTCCATATAAGTAGCGCTTCTCGAATATCCATAGTTTGTCGGCATCATTTGCAGCAAGCTAATGGCCGTAGCGTCATTCTTACTACCGCCCTGCGTAGCAACGTCAATGCCAAGCAATCGGATTTCCCCAAACTTCTTTTTCTGGTACTTAATTTTGGGGTCTCCAAGCAGCTCATAGTACGGCTTTGGGTATACCGGCAAAATAAGCTTTCGCTGTGTCGAAACGTCCTTGTAACTAAAGAAAGCACTCGTAGATTCGCCAAAAAACATGCTTTCCATTTCCATACTCCAGCTCACACTATCAAAGTTTTCTTCCTGCATTTCTTCCTGAATCTGCGACAGGGGATAATACCCCGCCGACACAGGCAGCTGATACGGGAATCCACAAACAAAATAGCTTTCGCCCTTTACCATAGACTTATAAAAAGCATTAAACTTCGCCCAAGAATAATGGTATTTATAATAAGCAGAAGAAATGTAAACCTCACGGTTTGGCTCCTTCGGTACATGCACCCAATCCTTGGGTTTCGGCACATTCTGCTTATCGGTATATTTCGGCTTATCAAAGAAGTCGGGGCGGCGCTGGCCAGCCTTAAACTTTCTCAGAACGGTGTTGATAATGGTTTCTTTAACCTGCACAAACTCATCAACGATAACCAAGTGCGCACGCGCCGATCGTGAGCTATCTTTAGCCGTAACAACCTTAATAATTGAGCCATTTTTGAATTTAATATAAGCCTCGGACGGCACTATCTTAAAGGACGCAATTTCATTTTGTAAATTTTGCGACTTTGGATAGAACTCATCTATAATCTTATTCAAAACATTCAAAGACTGGCTTCGCACACCGGCTGCAATAACAACTTGTGTGCCGGGATACAAAATACAATAAATACACAGCGCCGCAGCTACAATTTGCGACTTACCCATACCACGGCTTGCAATTACCATTGTGTAATTGAACATGAAAAAGACATTTATCAGTATCTGCTGGAATGTTGCCATCCATGTCATACCAAGATAATCAATTCCAAACCGGTGCGGGTTTGCTCTATAAAAGGCAGTCCACTTTTGTAGTCCCGCCTGTATTTTCTCATACTTTGTTTGCGTTGCCTGTGTAACGGTTTCAACTGCCATCTTTATCACCATCCGTGATATGGTCGGCACTCTCTTCCGTATCAAAATCTCCATTGATCAGATGCGTAAAAATCTCTTCGTCATCTTGGTCACTGTAGTCAGGCACCTCAGCACGGTACTTATCCATCTCTTCTTCGTACATCTTCGCATATCTATTCTTGATGCCAATCATCTTGCAAAGATGCCCGATAAAGTAAATGGTAATAAATTTAATGATACCGTCCACATCGCGCCACTCAGGCCGCGTCTCTCCAATAGGGTCTTCCTTCTCAAACATCTGGATCATAACGCCCATCGGTTTCTCGCCAGCCTTATCAGCTGCATCAGATACCTTAGGTGTCAGGTTCGCATTATCCAGTGTCTTTTGCGATGTCGTACTCAGTTTGTTATAAAGCTCAATATTACCATCGCGCAATGCGTTATTCTGCAATAGCTTCTGGATACAAAAATCTTTGACAAGCTCTTCGCGTGTCATCGTATCAATAACACTGGTACTCCGGATCTCATCGTACTTCGCATTCAGCCACACATATTCCTCTGGCTTAAACCCATAACCCCAGTGGTTTACATCATCCTTGGTAATAGCAGGCAGCGCAGGCTCATTATTGGCAATGTCGGCAAGTTCACTATTGTGTGCATGAAGATCTTCCATACTGTTAATGGCAGTGCCAGCTTCCTCGCGCAGTGTGTCATCATAGGTCTTACCCGCGTAAGCACGCAGATTAGACCGCGATACATAAACAGAAACACGGGAGCGATCTGCGGATATTTTCTTCGATGCTTTCGCCAAAGACGGATCCCAGTACAAGTCAAGGTGCAATGCAACACGCCGCAGCGCAGCGTCATCGTCACCAAGCTCCTCACAGTATTTCTGGTACATCTTATCTACACAGGTTTTGCAAATCGTAAGGTATCCATTGTTACCGCTATAAAGTGGGCTTTGGCTCTTACTGAAATTTCCGCATTGTTTTAAGTAACTGGTTCCACATTTCTGGCACCGAAAAACAACCCTATCTTCGGCCAATGCTCTGATTGCCTTTGGCGTAAGGTCTTTCGTTTTGCTTCTAGGCACTCAAACACCGTCCTTTTGAAAACAAATCAAGCGCGTGCTGCAGGATTTGAACCTGCGGACAATTTCTCGTCTACGGTTTTCAGGACCGCCGCCTTCAACCACTCGGCCAAGCACGCATAAAATGGTAGGTCGGGTTGGATTTGAACCAACGTAGTATCTAACGTAGCGAGTTTACAGCTCGCCGCCTTCGACCAACTGGGCTACCGACCTATATATTAAAAGAGAGACCCGACGCATCGACCCTCTCCAGAGCGCAGTCCGCAAACATACGCCCGCAATTAACAAAAAAAAATCACCAACGGCGGTGGTACCGGCGTCGGCGCTAAAACCAACAAATGTCAGTTTTATGATTTCAAAAGCCAATATGGCATGGCGCGGCGGGCAAGATTTGAACTTGCGGGCAGGGGATACCTGCCAACTCCTTAGCGGGGAATCGCTTTCAGCCACTCAGCCACCGCCGCATAAAAATGGGGAACCAACCGAAGCCAGTCCCTTGAAAGCTCGTCAGCTTTTGTACATCAACGGCGGTGTCCCCTTACCTGCACACGCTTTAATCTTCGCCACAATCACAATGGAGCTTAGCGGAACCGTTGTTTGGCTTTGCGACTTAACGATTACTCGTTAAATACGGCAGACTTTCACGGCAGAGAACCACCCTGTATTACAAAACGCCACACAGTTGCGCATCAGCGTGTCAGGCACGTCATCGAGAGGCTTGTGTGGAAAGTTGGTGCCACAACTTGGACTTTAACCAAGGACTTCTCCTTACGAGGGAGACATTTTATCTTCTAAAACTATCGCGGCATATATTTGCTACCGGTTTCAATCCGGTTGCAATATCAAAGCACCACTCATGTTACACATTGTTAAAAGGTACGAATGGTTAATTGGTGCTGAATGGCAGAATCAAACTGCCGCATCGACGGTACAAAGGTCGCACGCTACCACTACGTCAATCCAGCAAATATAAAAGACAGCAAGCAGAAAACCACTTGCCGTCTTGAATGGAGGAATAAATGAAAAACAAAAATAAAGAGAATGTTGGTAGCTAAGGAGAGACTCGAACTCTCAACCTATCGCGTATGAGGCGATCGCTCTAACCATTTGAGCTACTACAGCCATATTGCGGGAGCAGGATTCGAACCTGCGACTCCAGGGATATGAACCCCGTCAAGCTACCGCTGCTTTATCCCGCGTTATATAAGTAGGAGCCACTTGCGCAGCCCCTACTATTAAGGAGAATATAAATGCTCAACACGCAGACCAAGCGTGTAATTGGTTAATTCAAAGAAACAAGCTTTGTTTTGTCCTCGATCAGATTGCCATCAAAATCGAGATTAAGCACAATAAAGCCTTCCTTTTGGGAGTTGATAAGATTGCCGTCATTGTACAGCATCTTATTCGTTTCACAACAGCATCCCTGCTCGTAAATCATGGTCTTACCAATCTTATACATACCAAGGCGATGCGTATGTGCAAGCACGACAGAGCCAATCGGTGCATTGGTCTCATTTCTAAGCCAATTCAGTGCATTTACTGCCGTCTTCATAGGACCACTGGAAAATGCTCGCGGATGTACAAAATAAACATTACCGTACTTACTATACCAAGTACCGGAATATTCAATTTCAACATCATCAAAGACCTCGCACAGCGGCGGGGATTTGACCTTTGTCCTGGTCTTACGGTCATAATGCGTAAAGCCATCCACAAAGATATAATCAAACGCTGTCTCCGGCATCAATTCCTGAAGCTCATTATCCATGTGCTTCGCCAGATACTGACCAAGGCGCAGCTCATGGTTACCATAATTTACCAGTACCTTCTGCGGATGCAGCATATCAATCAGGTCGATCACATACTGTCGTGCTACAATCATTTCCTCAATAGGGGAGACACGATATGCCTTATTAAAGCGCGACGTGGCCTGATTATCCAGTAAATCACCGTTGATTTGCAACACATCAATCTTGCCAGCGTATTCCTTAAAGGTATCTACCGGTTTCTGGAACGGGATATGCAAGTCAGAAATGGACAGGATACAAGTCTTTGCCGCACCCTTGTCATTCGCCACAACACCGCTCAGATTCTTTTGATACTGTACACCCTGATAAAAGGACTTAAAGTGTTTGCGGTACGCGCACTCACCATAGTCCTTGCCCGTGTCTTTATTAAAGATGTCAGCGGCCATCTGCCATGTAAGATTACCGTCCATGACCATCTTGCCGACACGCATCATAAAGTCATCGTGGCTTTCATAATCGTGTCGTGCAATACTGTCAATGTCAATATAGGAACCCTGCATAAGCGTTACTCTTCAACGGGTGGAATTTCAGAGGTATTCTGGATCGTAATCGAGATACCCTCAACACCGTTCCACTCGGCAAGAACATCCTGCAGATTGTAGACATTGGTCTCGTCCTTAGTGAACTCGGTGATAGTACTATCCTTCGTGTCGATGATCGCATTCTTAAAAGTGACTGCCTTCTTAGCCTGTGCCATTATGCCATTCCTCCGTTGTTTGCCTTCTTGTTGTTTTTCATTTTCTTCGCAGCATAAAACCGCTCTCGCTCAATAATCTGAGATGCCTCAAAGTTATTGGGGATCAACTCCAGATACCGCATGCTTTCCTCCAAATACCGCTTGTGTCGGGTCTTGGCAATACATGCCTTCGGATACTTTGCGCGAACGATCTTCGCTTCGGCGATGGTGATTTGAATCACTTTACAATTTCATTCCTTCTGTTTAAATTTCACATTTCTCGTTGACTCAACAGCGATTTTGTGATATAGTAAAATTGGGGTTTTATAACTATCCTTCCCCTACACACGCGCTTTTTAAAAACAAAACCGCATAGCATCGCACTTATTTTACAGTTTTCAAACCTGAGAGGGTCAAAAATTGTAATTTTCAGCGCTTTGCTATGCGGTTTTTCGTTTTATTGCGCCCTATTTACCAGACTGTACTTGTACTTTTCGCCGTAAATATCAACGCAGCCCTTCGCGTCCGGCACAATAACACTGATGGGTTTTGCACTGGCACGGATCGCCTTATAAAAATTCTTATTGGGCGCACCAAACAGAATATTGAACAAGGGTCTGCGAATATCTGCGCATCCGTCAGACTCAATCGACATAAGCAGCCAACACATCGTACTGTAACTCAGCCGCATATTATCAATGTAGTCCACGCAGTCCTGATAGGCATCAAACACAAGATCGACTGTTTGCTTGTACAAATCGAAATCGCTCTCATTAGAAGCACCGCAGCCCAGCTCCTTATCCTTATTATAGGCAGTCCAGCACCGCTGCTGACACGCCCGCGACGAGCGCACCGCGTCAATGATAAGGTTTACCTGCTCATACCGTACCTTTTCAATGTCAAACTTACTGGTGTCTATAATGGTAGAGAAGGGGAGTGCTTGCTGACCTCTGGTGTTGTTGTACCCGCGCCGGATCACCTGTTGCAGATAATCCATCGTGGTATGATGCGTCTGGTACTTTTTCTTCTGGGGATTATAATAGCCCTTGGTCTTTGCCACAAACCCAAAGAATCCGGGCTTTATCATACGACCGTCCTTTTTATCGCGCCGGTCGTATTTCTTTTTTAGTTTCTTCAACTCATTGACATTACTTACAGTAAACTCTTTCTTTGCCTTATCAATCTCGATGCCAGACATTATACAAAGCTTAGAAGAATCATAGTAAATTTCCGCAACGTCCTCAAAGCTGGCTCCATTGTTAATCATATCCCACATCAGTGTGTTAAGCTCTTGGCTCAGATTCACAATTTCACCGATCTTATTGACGCTCGTCTTAATGTCAAGGTCTGCTTTCTGCTCCGCAGTGTATTGACGCTTCGTCTTCTTGCCGCTAACAAGGTTAGTCGGCACGAGGAATCTGTCATAATTCCGCATCGCAGCGTCAATGATAATCTGGTTGTCAGAAACTATGATACTATCGCTGTCGTAGTCGCAACCATTGAGCCTCTGTTGAATATTCTCTCCGATAGCATTGACGCACAAGATTTCAGGCGTCAGATTAAAATAACTGTCAATTTCCCAATTCCCTACATTTTTCGTCAGCAAGATATTGCCGGGATTGATGTGCGGGCTTCTGCATCCCAACAGTACCTTATCAAACGGGAACCGTTTCGTATGTACATGACCTACGCCAAGCACGCTTTCGCCGTTAAACTCACCGATAGCCTGATACAGCATCTCCACAGGGTTGCCCAGCAGCGTCTCATAGTTGCCATTGATAAGTACATGTCCCCGGCGCATGTTATTCACAAACGACCGCGTCAGATCACTGCGGAACGCACTGTACATTGCCGTCTTAGCAAAGTCATCATTCAGCCCAAGCAGCTTGTACACAATGTCATTCTTGCTTTCCAAGGCGGTCATAGGCAGATGGAACTCTTCATCAACAGGGTACTTTATATGATGTCTCAGTACCGCCGGGTCGCTGTTTAACAGGTCAACATAGTCAAGTGAAGGCCCAACCAGTTCCTCAACCTCTTCATAGCTCAGCTGCAGCGTATTTAAAAGCTGGTAATGGCTCTGCACCATACGCCCATCAAAAAAATGGGTTTTTTTCTCATGCTTTACAACGCCAAAGATGGGGTCGATATAATGCAGCCAATCCTCCAGCTTACCAAATTTAAGGTATTTGATACTGCTGGGTGTCGTAATCAGCTTCACGTCCTCGATCCGCTTCGCCAAGGTAAAGCCATTCAGTTGGCTCACGTCCGTAATACCATGGTCGGCAAAGAACCACTCAATATTGCAGTTGAAGCAACAGCTTTTAAAGAATCGGTTTCTCAATAGCAGCATACCATACTGGCTATACTTGCCGAAAAGGCTGATGTCCATCAGGCTCTGACCGTCCCAGATGGAATTGGTGACCTCGATCTTCTCCGGCGCGGCGGTCAGGTTGGAATTTTCATCCTCGCGGACAGCGATGACATCATCCAAGAACACACTCTCAAAGTCATCCACGACAAGGATATTCTCAGGATTGATCTCGATGGTGTCAATGATACTGCTAAGCGTCAGAGCAATATATGCCTCGTAGGCAGCCAGGTCTATGTCCTGCCCATTTCGTACCTTGATACCGCACGCCTGCCACTTAGCCATGGCAGGGTACAGCTTCTCGTCAATAAACAGGCACTTACCGACTCGGCTCGATCCGGACGACCGCTTGAACCGCACATAATGGATGCCGTTGCAGTAAAAACCATTCTCATACAGATCCTCACGCAGGTCGCTCACGCCCATGACATTCTTGATGTTTCGCTTTGCCCGGTACTGTCCGTCCTTATAATAGAAGAACTTGCCAAGAGTATCACCGCCGATAGGGGAATGCACATCCTCATCTACCTTAATGGCGATAAGCTCATTGTCCTTTATACACACACAATCATCCAGCACGGCATCTTCAAGCTTATATCCATCCTTAATATACAATCCGGTGCGGATTTCATTGTACATTTTGACGGAATATTTGAACGTCACGTTAATTATACGAGTTGTATATTCGTAGCGCCCGCACATAAATCCGAAGTCCTGCCGCCGGTACACACGCTGGTAGATCTCCCGCAGTTTAATAAGGTCAAGGCTATAATCAAGCACATTGATGAAGCGCTTCGTGTTAATGTCCCCATCCTTATTACGGATGTTAAACCCTACCGGCGACGGATCCTTGAAATGGTTGGACAGGTATATATCTTTCGCATCCAGACTCAGGATGCGTACTCCCTCAGGAGTACCATTCATCCCGGTCATTCGTCAGCCCTCCCTGTGAATACGCTGCGCCATCGTCAGGGAGCCATAAGCAGGCACTCTGTTATACGACACATCCCACTTGGCAGGGCCACGATTCTTTTTATATTTAAACTCTTTGCAGCTGATTCTCGCTTCTTTATCCGTAAGGCCATAGCATGTATCTTCATATCTACACTTACTGCATATGTACTTCTTCATAAAAACGTCAAGCATGCCATGCTCGGCGTACCACTTACGGGTGTCTTCCATATCTCGATTCATCGTAGTAAATTCTCCTTATATTTCTGTTTTTCATTTTCATCGTTCCTTTCTATCAAAAGTAAGGTCAGATGGCGGCATAAATGCCAACCATACACAATCATTTCGGTTGTCTACGGTTACAAAGGCTCTGGCAGGCCCTCAGCGCCACACAGAGCCATTCCCACAGGCTCTAACACCAAAGGAATGTAACTGTCTTCGTCATTGCGATATGCCTCATACGGCTCGCTAGGCCGCTCACAGGCATTCAATTCAATTTTATGTACGCTTGTTTCATCACTTCTTCCATATAAGACCATAGCTTTCGCAACTACGGAAAACCATAATAAAGGCGACTTGTACGAATCAATCATTACAGTATCGCCGGACGCCCGCCACGCAGCCTACGGGCACGCAGGAAAGGCTCTGAAGACAAGGGGGTATAGTTTGTTTGCTATGTCATATAGCCTGTCTCAGCGCGTTCCAGAGGCCATAGAGGCGTTTGGTTTTATGTATCCAAACAGGTTATACCCAGTCCTTATATTTGCCCCAGTCACTGACTTTAACAGGCTCGCCGCCAATGGTCTTACCCTTAGCTTTGTCTGCATACATGTACTCACTAGAAATACTCCGCAAACGCTTTTCCGCATCCTCGTCCGATCCCTTATAGATGGTATAGTAGGTAATACGATGGACGGCACCAGTCTCAGTAATCCTATGGGAGATCCTCTTTCTGATAAGGTCAGCCGTAACTAGGAACGCAGTAGTGTTTGTGACCGTGGCCTCACTGAGGTCAGCCGCCTTAGCGATGAAGGCTCTGGGAACATATGCCGCTCCGCCTTTCTCTTCCAAAATACCATAGTAAATGGCAATGTAGCAGCGGATGGCAGCTTCGGCGCAGAATTTGAGTGTGAAGGCTCGCTTATCATCATTAAGCAGCATCGGGATTCTCTTGATGCAAAGAAGCTTCTTCGCCGTAGTCTTAGTCATCACGCAATGTGTCTTAATGCCATACGGGATGTCGGCCACCTTGAAGCCGAACTTCTCAGCCGACTCGATCCGATCCATAGCAAGGTAATCAGGCGCAATCTCGAAATACCCAAGGTCGCGCAGCTTGTTGATGGTCTCGGCGATCTTCTTATTCACACCATTCTTGCCTCGCGACGGCGTGAAGCACATCGAGTAGATAATGTCTCTGAGGGAGATGACCGCCCGTCCGTTGTCATTACAATGTGTCAGAACTGCAAGGTAGACGCTCACCGCCTTGTACACATCCTGATGCTGTAATGCCAGGTCGAAAGGAACGTAAATCTTGTTTCCATTATTTGTCATAATTTCCTCCGTTTTCCTCGCAAAATGATGCATTTTGCAGTCCGATTTATTGGACTTTGGTTAAAAAAGATACACGTGGAAAAACGCAACATTCACGCGCCATACTCTAGTATATATACCTGCACTGAAGTGAACGCTCCGCTCGCTCCAAAAAATTTGGCTCGCTACGCTAGGGGACCTACCCGCCCCATACCGCGCCCGGTCCCCCTTTTTGCTTGCCAGCAATCAAAAATTCCCCTCCTCGCCCCATGCTCGATCCTAAAGGACCTCGCCCCGGGTCCCGCATCTTGATGCGGAACCTTGAATTTGTGAACAAATTGTTAAAATTGGTAATAATTCGGGGTTTGTTTGCGTTGATATTGGTATGTTTTAGCCTGAAGAAGTAGTCTAATGTTTGACAAAAACACTAGATGCGTATAGCCTGTGTTGTTTTTGGTATGTTCATCGCTTGACTATATTATACTCCAAGGTCTGGCGGATAAGCAAGAGGTTTTTTAAAATTTTTAAAATGTGTCGTGAATAACAACTGTTTAAAAGAATTCTCTCTTTTCCAGCCTACGGCGTTATCATCCTTCACTTCGCTCCGGATGTCGGGATAGGGAGTGGTCTCTCTATATATAATAAGAAAAGCCTGCTCACTAAAAGCAGGCTATAGTATCGTGCTAGCTAAAGCTATGGTGTTTACTAGGATCCGGTGACTCCAATAGCTTCTTCACTTCCAGACATTCTCTGTATTCCAGAAAGCTTGTCTATTCATAGATGAGGCTATGACCTCTGGTATTATGGTCATATTTGCAGGGAGCTAGTACGCATTTATGGGTTTACCATTATTTCCCATTGAAGTGTAGAACATTGACCTTTTCTGCAAAATTTTGGCAAAGTTCTGAAAAACCGCATAGGTATAGGATTTTTTGGATTTTTTAATCCCTTTAAAGGCCGGAAAATCTCGGTATCTCAGAATCAACGCTGCAATGTAAAAATATCCAGGGTATGTTATTGTACGATGTTACGATATTTATTAGAAGATTAGTACAGATATAGATAGAGTCAGGCTTAGAGCGTTTTAAAGCTGTTTTTGGATGTTTAAGAGATCTGCCAGGAGGCAAATTTAGGGGTTCCAGACAGGGCAAAAGTGCGGGAATTATAAGGGGAATATGGCATGTTTATAGTCCTATTTATGGTACTATTATTTACAGGATTTCGGGCTGAAAAGATGCCTTATATTAAGCCTAATTCTGCACTTCCCAGAATTTGATGTCAAATTATTTTTGCTTAGAAAACAGGACAAAACGATGGCTTAATGGACTGGAAAATGGGTAAATCGTTAAGGAACGGAAAGAAATAGATAGGGAATAGAAGGGAATGAGATAGGATTTTTGAGGGGATAAGGATTGTGGGATTTAGGAGAATTTGTGGAATAGGGGATAGGGCAGAGAATGGCTTAGGTATAAGGTTTTTGGGTGTTTTGGAAGGTATGGTTGGATGGGATTCTAAGGGTCTGGAATAGGATTTAAGGGGATTTTAGGGGATTGGGAGAGGGGATTTTTGTAACATGGTACTGTTACAAATAGGTACTACCCGGCTCGCTGGGCGGGTCGATGCTGTAAAAAATGAAAACATACCCCCACGCCGCAAAAGTGCCAAAAGGCGGGGTTTACATAGTGTATATTACACCGTATATATACTATACATATTGTATAGCTTGCTTTTGGCTGTGGCGTTGTGGCCGTGGGCGTGGCCGTCGTGGCCGTGGGTTTGTCTGTACAGACGCGGCCACACACTATAGATTGTTAGATACCTAACAGTTAGATACCTAACATTTTTTCGTTCTCTTATTCTACAATTGTAGAATATAGGGTACAACATATTTAAATATATATATACCTAAATATATTTACTTAACACCTGTTAAGTATTTTTCTCTTTTGCCTATAATGGTATTATATATATTATATAAACAGAACTTAAATTATAACGTTATATCGTTATATTTTAAGTATTTTTCTATCATTGCAATTTTAGACACGTGTACAATCTATCGTTATATCGTTAAATAATGCATATCGTGCAACATATTTACATAATCTTGCAACATTTGGTATATTTACAATGTGCTTTAAGCGCTGTATCATATAGGCACATCAAGCGAACAGCCAAAGCCAAACAGCAAGGGCCGCGCGAGATGTGTTGTTAAAGGGCGCGTCTACTCGCCTAACAGTAGACGCGGCGTATAACCAACGTCGCAGTACATAGACAAACAAATACACGTTATAACGTATTATATGCGCCCGTCGTATATAATACACGTCGCAAAAACGCGCCCGCCGCGTTTTGACGTTATAGCGCACAATCGGGAGATTGAGGTAGACTATACAATTATAGTCAAAGTTTACTGTATTTCATAGTTGCAAGCGCGGATAGCTGTGCTAAGCGTAGAAATTCTAAGATTACTAGCTATAAGTGTACCATTTTGCAAAAGAACTTGTAGTTATGTGGCGTTAGTCAATTACTAACGTTAGTAGCGTAAAACTACGCAAACCCACCGTAGACTTGTAACGTAGATAGTTAGCGGTTAAAAGTCCGTAAGTTCCGCCAGATTAGTGTATCTTCTGATCGGCGGTTATCATAATATCTTGCGGATACTATAACACTAATAACAAGTAGCAAGCTATGCCAACATAGGGCATTTTGTAAAGGGAAAAACTGTGAAACTAGGCCATACAAAAAATACTATGTACAGCCGCAATACGACTGTATAATACCATTGCAAAGATACTATGCGATGGTCACGCCCTGTACCTATGTTTACAATTTTACGGCGCGGGGTATAAAAAAATTGTCTCTAACCAAAACCACAAGCGCACAAAAAGACTTGTTTCAAGTTTCTTTTGTGCGCTTTTCTTTATCCCTAAAAATAAGATTAGAGATATAGAAAAGCGCATAAAATCATGTGCTTGTAAACCTCTATAAAAGTAAAGGAGCAATTACTATGTTTAGAGAAGAATTGAAGTCCGCTATTATCGCTTTCGCAAGTGGTACTGAAATCCCTGCGGAATTTGCAAAAGAGGTGGCCGCTCTGACGGTTGCTGACCTTGCCGAACTCCGCAACGAGAACAAGAAAGCAAGCGTTTTCTGCGAAAAGCGTGCTAAGGCTATCAAATTGGCCGCGCGTAACGCAAGAGCTGACGAACTGCTTTCCATGGAACATGTTGCTATGTTCCGTGAGTTCATCGCAAACCCGACCTATACATACGACAAACTTGACCTTGACACAAAAAAGGACGAGTGGCAGGCAGTTAAAGCAAACGGAACGCTGTCTTTTCGTGAACTTGAGAACCGTTACCAGCTCAAAATGAGCACCGAGACAGATGCAAACGGCAAGGCTATTGCCAATCGTTCTGTAACGATTGCTGTTGATCCCAAATGGGAACTGTTTATGTGCATGCTTCTTGATAACATGCAACTCAATAACGCAAAGGCGTTTGACCAGTCTGCCATTACTTTGCAGGAAGCAAGCTGTGGCAGCGATGCAAAGAAAAAGTACGGTTTTGAGGGCATCGGCAAGGAAAAGCTGAAGGAACAGCTTCGTAAGGTGGTATCTGCGCTTATCCCTGAAGAACTCGTTCCGGCCATGGACAAGAGTGATGTAGGTTATCTGTTGACCGCCTGCGATACTGCCCGCAAGGGAAATATCAAGGTTCTGTCTGAAAAGAACCTCACGGAAGAAGTCTTTGTGACCATCCGTACCCGCACCAACGGTGGCAAGTATGCCCGTGGCAGCAAGGCCCGCATTTACCGTATCCCCGAGGAGAAGTAAAAAGTTCTCTTTCTCTAACCATGACCATAATCGCACAATGTAAACTCTAACCAAAACCACGCGGCAGGGGATAACTCTGCCGTTCCCATGTAAATGCAAACCGCCTTGCCGTGGCGCATGGGCTTCATACTAAGTGTTTGCAATGAAAAGGCCGACAGAAGCAATATCTGTCGGCCTTTCTCTAACCATTACCACAAGCGCACAATGCTCTTATGATTTTTTATTATAGCACAAAAGTGTACGAAAATACAAGGGGTTTGTGAAATAGTTTCTATTTCATTTCGAGCTTGCCATTTTCATAAGAAAGTGAATTGTTAAGATAGGCATCAATACAAGCCTTGAGGAAAGCGTTTGGTGTAGTTTCGTTTAAATAGCATTTTGCTTTAAAATCCTCTGCTGTTTGAGTGTAAACTTGTACTCCGATTAGCTTTTTCTTATCTTTTATTTGCTCGTAAGCCTTATGATAATCTCTAGGCATTAAAACACCACCTCTCACATAAAATCCTTCATCCACATGATACCATACCATGATGTCATTTGTAAACCCATTCCCAATTTTTCCCACGTCAATCATCATCTTCGTATGATGAAATATCGACACCGGAATCGTAAGCGACCAGCATTTCCGCAATCTTTGCACGCCGTTTTTTCTCCATGATTTCATTTTGTTTATCATATAGCGGGTCGTAAAACTGTGTGGAAGTGAAAGCATTCTTTACACCATAGTATTGCAAAGCTGCCTCAAGGAAATCATCTTGACTTTTCTCTCCATGGTCGTCATTATAGCGCCAAATGGAATCATATAGCCTTTTGAATTTATCCCCAAATTTTCTAACGATTTTGCAGGTGTATATAAGATGTAAATCCATTTTGTGCGATTTTCCATCAAGCGTTTGGCCGTAATCAATGCAATCTAATATCTTCTCTTTATTAAACGGTATACTACGCATCATATAAATGCGTTTTGTTTCCCGAAAAGTCTCACCGTTCGTAAGATAATCCGCAAATGCAATCGTAAGTGGGTCCTCTATTGCGTCCAAGTCCGAATACTTGTCACGCATTTCCAGTACAGTATATGAAAACTTGTTTAAAAAAACAAGCTCTTCATGAGATAACCTCATTCTGAAAACATCTCCTAACCAATCAAACGAAAGGGAAGTGATAAACATGACCGATGAATACTAACTTAATTATATCGTGTTAATGCGCCCTTTGCAATGAAAGGGCGCTATTTTTATTTCTAGTCAAATGGAGGAGCAACCAAAATGATTAGACTAAACAAGCCCATTTCCGCAACCCAAGCGGAACACTTTTCCAAAATCGCCACCCACGCGGAGCGTTACCATGCTGTGAAAAGCGGGTTCTTTGACCTGCGTTGGAGCGATCCGTATTTCATCGAATACGGCAAACTTCGTCCGGTTCGTACTATGAAAGCACAGTACGATTGCAATGTGTCGCCCAGTGGATCCAGTTTCACGCTATCATCGCAGCGATGAATTGACGGAAGAATGATAAGAGGTGTCAATTATGAAGAACGCAATGAAAATTATCCTGACCGTAGCTCTGTGTGCCGCTCTGGCCGCAGGAACCGCTTTCCTGACCTATCGGCAGACCATGCGCAGCATGCACATTGAAATCGTAGGCAACACCGCCTATGTGACCGTATGGGGTCAGACCGATGAATACATCATCGGCGAATAAGAATGAATACACCGTTGCATAAAGATGAATAGTGTATGTTTATGCAATGATTTATACATACAAGGAGTGTCATGTCATGAAACGTATTATCCTCGGCCTTGCCGTTGTCAGCACTTTTTTGATGATGATTTGTGCAATTTGCACAATGGCTGTCTCGCACCCTGTCGTAATCTCCGTTATAGCCGTTGTACTCCTGATTGTGCTTGCCGTCAATGAAAAACCTTTCCGTGAAGGCCATGACTTCATTGACAAATACGTTGAAACCAAAGCACATTGAGGTGAAATGAAATGGCAGAATATATGATTTGTTCCACGCCGCGAGGTACCGGAAGGTATATTGCACAAACCATTCCGCGGGATTATAAGTGCATTGAATACATCGGTACGATGCAAAAGGATTACTTCGGTAAGATCACAGCGACCTGCCCGCGTCTTTTCCCGACGGAAGAAGCGGCGAAGCAGTATCGGAACCGATTCTGCGATGAACGCAAACTTCCTCTGTGGTATGTCCGTGAATACAATGCCTGCTGCAACGATGTGTTGCCTACAAAGGAGTGTGAGTCCGCATGAAAATGACCTATAAGACCCTGTTCGGTTCTCTTTGCCGCCGCGAAGCGGAACGTTTCAAGACCTACCTCGAACAGAACCTGTTCACACCGAAAACCTACATGGTCGGTGATGACTTACTCTGCATCGAAGTCGATTTGACTCCGGCAGAAGCCAAGAAGGTAAGCAAGTATTACGATTACTACATCAATCGTAATGCCTGCATCAACCAGCCCGCATGAAAGGGGAATGAATATGGAAACTTACAGACAGATGCAGGAGCGCCACCAGAAGGAAATGAACAACTTCCCGATTGCATTTGCTTACAGCGACCAGCAATTTGATGATGGGATGCGCAAGCTCGGCCTTGACCCTTCGGAAACCGACAAAGTTGTCAGTGTATTCTATGGCGCATTCATCCGTAAGGAAGATCACCCTGCGCTGATGGAAATGTTTGAGCGTCACACTCGTGAAGAGCGTGACGCTTTTATTCGTAATGAAGACGATTGGGCATATCATGCTTTCCGGTATGAATTGGCCAACCATGAATTCAGTTACACTGGCGACTATGAGCCTGCCCTGGAAGCCTGCGGGTTTACCTTGGAAGAGCTGAAACAGTATCCCGATTTGGTGGTTTCCTTCCGCCGGGCAATGCGGGATGGCGTGAATAATGACGATGGGGAGTAATAATATGATTTGCTATAGCGATCTGAAAATTGATACCAACCGTGAAAGACCTTACTGCCATGGTCAGCAGGCATGCGCGAATATGAGCGGGATCCTTTCCACGCTCATAAAAGAAGCCGGGAAGTGCGAGTCCTACGCAAGCGATCTGCTTATCGACCTGTATCCCATCCTGAAATGGCAGCGCGGCGATGCAAACTTCGATACCATCGCAAACGAGACCTTCCTATTTGGCTTCCGCGACTGTGGAGTCGATCATGATAAATTCATAAAAGCCCGCCTTGAGCAGGGATATGAATACCGTGCTATTTATTCCCTCCGCTTCGAGCGTGAGGATTTCGACGATCTGGACTGGATCAATGTCTGGTTCAAAAAGGTCGTGTAAACAGCTATCCCTTATGGAAGGGGATAGGGGCGTAGTCCATAGCGTCCTTAGACACCTCCATTTCCATACATAGCAGGAGTTGGTGGGCCTGCCGCTAATGAATCGTTTGCTCCCGATTCATTGGTGAAAGTATCCCACTACCAAAGCGGAAACGCTTAGCATAAACGAATCGAAATTCTCACGCAACAAGGCGTGATGATATATAAGCAAAAATGAACAAAAGACAAGGAGCAAAAATTATGAAAAAGTCCAACAAGTCCGACAAGTCCCTCAGTTCTGACATCATCCGCAGCAAGATGATCGTTGACGCAGCCGAGAAGAACGCTGTTGTCATGAACGGCGAGAAGATCATGAACATCCCGGTTGACCTCTGCTTCGTTGATAAGAATTATCAGCGCGAGATCCGTGGAACCCGTTCGTCCATTATCATGGATATGGCAAACAACTGGGATTATGCAAAGGCTGGCCAGATTCAGGTCTCCTATCGCGAGGACGAAGGCAAGTTCGCCATCATTGACGGCCAGGGGCGCTGGAAAGCAGCGAAAACTGCCGGTCTTTTGACCATTCTGGCAAACATCAAGACCGGCCTGAGCGTCTCCGATGAAGCGAAGCTCTTCGCTGAGCAGGATAAGAACCGCGTCAAGGTTTCGGAACACGCCAAGTTCCGTGCCGGTCTCATCGCAGCAGAAACGGATTCGGATTTTTCCGTATATCCTGAGCTGGCCCAGATCATGAAAGCGAACGGCGTTGACAACCCCGCCCATGTTTCCGCCATCACAGTTGCCCTTCATGTCATGAAGAAGGACCCTGTTGAGTGTGAGTGGATCTTCAAGACCATTCGGAAAGCAAACTGGCATGATTGCAAGGCTGGCTACAGCCAGTATGTTATGAAAGCACTCTCCATCATCTATGAGGAGCAGAGCGAACTGCTTCCCAAGGTTGATAAGAACCTGATCCCGTACATGCAGAAGACGAACCCCGGCTTCTTCCGCGATGCCGCCGGTACTTACGGTACGCCGTATGTAACGAAGTCCCGCAATGTTGCCAACATTATGATGAAGCTTCTCTGCGGTGATAACGTGATGACTAGCAAGCTGAAGACCCTGATGGCGGAAGCCAACCTCGCCTGAGGAAAATTTTCCGGAGGGGATTGACATAGATTGGTTTTCGTAGTATGATGAATGCGTCAGAGATACCAAAACCAACACAAGCCGGACGCCTGACAGTACCGGGGCAGAAGTAACTGTCACCATGGTCATAAGACCAAAACATAAACGAAGAAAGGAATGATTGTAATGGTAGTAGTTAAGAACCCAAGACCCATGTTTTCCGTACATAAGTTCTTGTATGGTAATGTGGAAAGTTACGCTTTGTTCATTCCGACAGGGAATGGGCAGACATGCCATATCATTCGGGGCGATGATCCCGATGGTATTGTACAGCTTCACAATGCAATCGTGCGGGCGATTGACCGGGGAATTTTTGCAACCTTTGTTGGTTGTACCTTCGGTGAAATCGTAACCGCAGCCAATGCCAGACTGATTGAGCTGGCGATCCGATCGTATGATAAAGCCATCGACAGCGATGGCCTTATCGATATTTTGTCCGCCCTGCCGACTGGCAGGATTTCGTAAACCCTACAAACATACCATAATCAACACGGAGGTAACTTATGAAAATCGCAATCGTCGGCAATCAGGTCTGTATCACTTCCAATTACAGCTACGATGAAATTGCCAAGGTCAAGCGTGATCGCCCCGAAGCCCTGAAACTGTATCAGGGCACCGGTGAGGAGCGCATCCATGTGTTCTCCATCTCTGTCGATCAGACTGGCGGCATGAATTCCAAGTTCCTTTGCTTCGGCGCAGGGGATAAGGACATCAACGGCAAAGCCATTGTCATGTTCCCGGTGCCCGCCCATGAAGACGGCAAGGCCAAGGAAGCTGTCGCTGAGTTCATCGGTCCCCGCGCTCTGTATGCCAAGAGCATTGAACAGCAGATCGATACCGCGCTGACCGAAATCAGCAACGAACAGAACTCCATCATCAACCTGATCGAAGCCTGATAACACGGCTCTGAAATTAACACACATACGAAAAGGAGATTTCATCATGACTATCAATGTTTACTGTGGTTCCGTTGTTTCCCGTCACCTCTATGAGGTTTCTGATTCCGATACCATCAAGAGCGTCATGGAGCGTTGTTCCGAGGAGCACGGTGTCGATTTCAACAAGGGCATGACCAATCTGAACGGTATGCCCCTGAAGATCATGGATATGGATAAGACCTTCGCCGATTTCGAGGTGTCCGACACCGCTTTCCTTGTGAATAGTCCTAAGAGCGATGGTGGCCGCCAGTAATCAGTGAACGGGGATCCCCGTGGAAAGGAGTGATGGGCATTGTTTAATGCAAGGCAAGCAGAACCACTGTTCAAGGATGTCCTCGAAGTACACGGGGATTATTTTTGGGATAATGATACGCTCCCTGCGATCGTCATGACAATGTATGCAGGCATTCTCCGTGAATGCGGCAAAAAGATGTCCCTGTATTACGATTCTGGATTATCCAATTACAACGATCTGCCGGAATACAGCTTCATTCTTAGAGAACGGCGTCTTGGACACGTCGAAGAAAAAGGGTTTCTCGACAATGGGTATAAGGAAAACAGAACGGTCAGTATCTATATAAAACAGACCACCATGGTCGATGTGAATCTTTATATCAACAAAGAGAAGAAGATCACGATCCTTGTAATCGACCGCGTTGCGGTAGGCTATCGTGGGTTTTGTATTGCTTTAAATTCGGCTTGTTCTATTTCGCCGATTCTGTTCCCATGGCTTGACACTGTCAGCAATGAGAACCTCAAAGTTTTAAATAGGCTTGCTCTTCGGCACATAGATTCCCTAAAAGCCATGATGAATGCCATCATCAACGATGACAGCCTGAAAGAAAGCCGTCTGCGTGAGATCACAAAAGGACTCTGCGTAAACAGATTCACGGAGCGTCTGGAACAGATTAACGATGAATACTGCGGTGTGAACACAAGGATCAACTCGTATTACGAACAGATTCGATTAGCACAGGCTGAACTTGAAAAGCTTTTGGAAACCAAAGAATGCCTCGAGGAACGTATTCGGCGCGGCGATGAATTGGACGAAGAGATTTTTAATTATCTCATGTCTCAAAAGAACATCATGGTTGTGGATCGTGTGGACGACAAGCTCCTGCTTCGTGCCTACGGCGATTTGGATTACATCGATGAATTGATGTATAGGGTTTACATCGCAAATGGATCGAAACGCTCGAATCTTATCGACCTCTTGTCCAATCATTACAGGAAAAAGGATGTGCGTAAGTTCTTCAGTGATTGCTGGGGTGGTGAACCTCGCTATCACATGCAGGTATACGCTGATTTCGAGGTAAGCAACGATGCGTACATCAGTCGTGACAGTGATTACGAATGTCGGGATAAACCTGAAAATTACATCCGCGCGCCACACATCATGTTGTATAACTGCTTCGGAAGTTTTCAAAATATAGTGGTTGAAGCGCAACGAAATCACGATTTTATCGCAGCGTTCAATGTGGCAGTCACCGCCGTCCGAAATCTGAATTTGACGGATGGTATCGTCTGTGCCAGCTTTGCAAATATGCTTTGTAAGAATCGTAAAAGCCTGCGGTTTATCCGTGATAACGAAGGGAACTTGTTCACGCTTGATGAAGTGATGGATAAGATAGCTCAGGAGGAAAACAAATGACAAATGTAAAAGATTCCGGCTTTGTGTTCGCCGGTTATAACTACCCCAAAAAGCCAGCAACGATTTTGTTTAATCCTGGGTCATGGGTAAAGATGTGCTCGCTGGTTACGGCCTGCCCGACTGAGATTGCGTGGAATGGTCTCGTAAGAAAGATCACCGACAGAAAGTACATCGTCTATGACATCCTGACCTTTAAGCAGTATGTCAGCGGCGCGGCGACCACGACTGACCAGAATGAATATCAGAAGTGGCTGTTCCATGATAACGGTCTGAACGATCCCATCTATTTCCACGGTCATAGCCATGTGAATTTCCCGTCTTTCAGAAGCGGACGTGATGCGAACTATCAGGAAAGCATCGCCAGAAGCATGGGCAGAGATGATTTCTTCATCTTCCTCATTATGAATAAGCGCGGCGAAATGCACGGAACGATCGTAAACAACAAGCAGCAGTGTGTATGGGATACCGATCATGACAACCTCTGCATCGGTATAACAGGTATGTCGCTGTTTGTTAAGGATGCACTCAACAAGGTCCATCCTATGTCCGAGCTGCCGGAGCAGGCAACTGCCATCGGAGATGAATTCATCACACCGGATTCCGGCGCAGATGATGTTGACCCTGATGAGGAAATGCTCGACCAGTTTACAAAAAATGACCCGTGGGCAAGGAATGAGGTGTAAGTCATGGATCTCAGTAAGGTATCCGGATTCTTCGATCCAAAACAGGTGAAGGGCGTTTGCAATATTATCGGCGCGGGAAGTGTCGGAAGCGTAGTTGCAGAACTTCTTGTCCGCAACGGCATTACGGCAATCAACCTTTTCGATGATGACATCATTGAACCGCACAACCTCGGAAATCAGCTTTATACCGCAAAGGATATTGGCCGTCCTAAAACCGAAGCACTTTCGGAACGGCTCATGTCTATCAACTCTGAGTGCGAAGTGGAAACGAAAGGCAGGTATGAGAACCAGCGTCTTTCCGGATATGTGTTCCTCTGCGTCGATAACATCGAAACGCGGAAAGCAATCTGTGAGAAGAATAGCTTCAACATGAACATCAAAGCCGTGTTCGATTTCAGAACCGGCAAAACCTCCTGCGAAACCAGAGCGGCTGCATGGAATGACAGAAAAGCTGTCAACATGCTTATCTCCTCGATGGATTTCACACATGACGAAGCCAGAGAGGAAAACCCCACGACAGCCTGCGGACAGTCTATCGGTCTTATGTCTGTAGTGATGCTGGTGTCTGCTATCGGCGTGGACAACTTCATCACATACATCAAGTCCGGTGACTACAAAAAATGTATCCTGATGGATGCGTTTGTAAATGGTGGGAGCGTGATTTCAATGTAAGAAGCAATTTATACACTGAATTTAGATAAGCCGATGTAATTGGTTTCTGTAATGTATATTTGCGTTCGCGCAAAACTTCCGGTATTACCGAAAGTGAAATTTTGATTGAAGAAGAGACATGCCTGCAGCCAGCTGCGACCGGTTGCCAGCAGCTGTTCCTGAGCAGCAAAGGGAAGCCCTACGCAGAAGTTTCCCAAGATCAGTCGATGGCAAGTAGTTAATGGCATCTAGTTGCAAGCATGATTCGACCAATCGTGGATCACACAAGAGTGCTCGCCCAGTTATATATCGAGGCAGCGGATCCAATTCCTACTCAGATTACAGAAACAACTCACAGAAAGGAGTACAGGATGATTTATATCACCTATAGTCAGCCAGCACGTTATCATCAGTTGACATTTGAAGAAATGATGGCTGGTATTACAGTCAATGATATTGCCGAGCTGCGAACCGGTACTGCAAGCGGAACGCGAACCGTTTGTCTGAAGCGAGTCCCGAAAAAATTCAGGGACGCTGCCAATATTCCGGAGCTTCGCGCACGACTTCAGATGTTTACGGATACATATAACACCATGATTTCAAATCCGAACCGTCAGTCCTACTATTATAAGTTCTTTATCCCGAAAAAGTCCGGCGGCCTACGCGAAATCAATGCGCCTCTTCCGGATTTGCGGGCTGCGCTCGTTCAGCTTCATACGATTCTCTCTGGTGCGATGCTCGCCGACCATCATACAGCAGCGTTCGCCTATGTCACAGGCCGCTCTACACTGGATGCTGTCAAACAGCATCAGAAATGGGAATCCATGTGGTTCGTGAAGTTTGACCTTCATGATTTCTTCGGAAGCACGACACTTGATTTTCTGATGTCCACCTTTTCGAAAATCTACCCATTCTGCATCCTGTGCGAGAACAAGAGCGGTGAGGATCTTCTCCGCAAGGCTCTGAGCCTGTGCATGCTCAATGGTGGTCTTCCTCAGGGCACTCCAATCAGTCCGTTTCTTACCAATGTCATGATGATTCCGTTTGATCATCGCATGTTCAACACGATGCGCAATTTCAGACTGAGTGAAAACAGAACCGACCGTTTTGTGTATACTCGGTACGCTGATGATATGTGTATCTCCTGCCGCGCTGGTTTCCGTTACAAAACAGTAGAAGACTTCATCGTCAGTACGCTCAAATGGATGGATGCGCCGTTTGAGTTGAACCGTGAAAAGACTCACTACGGAAGTCGGTGTGGTCGCAACTGGATCCTTGGTGTCATGCTTAATAAGGACAATGAGATCAGCGTCGGTGAAAGGGAAAAGAAATACTTCGAGTCGATGATAACCTCCTACTACATGAGCCATGGGCGCGGGGCATATCGCGGTCATTTCGATAAGGCTTTGATAAAGCCGTGGCCCATGGAGGATGTCAGAAGACTCCACGGTCTGTATTCCTATTATAAGATGGTAGAACCGGCTAGGATTGCCGAAATCATCGAGGAATACAACAAGAAATTTGGCATGAATTTTGAGGAACTTCTCAAAATGGATGAACAGTTAATAGCATGATAGTCGCGTAAGCGATTTGTCATAGTTGAATTTTGTGTAACGCATACTTTGCAAAGCAATGCAAAGGCATCCGGTATTACCGAATGTTTCTTTTTGATCGATAGAACAACCTCCGCCAGGCGGTCGCTTCAGCTTCCTCGACGACAGCAGCGTCCTAAAATGTATGGCAACTCCCACCCGAGAGGACAACGATTTCCCCGGGTAGGCAAGGATCCCTGAAATGTCAGCAACTAATATGGCTCGCAACCAGTCACATACAAGAAATTCGATAGTCGGTTAGCGAATCCAGCATATCCGAATCGTCGATCGGAGGATCCTAACTCAGCACTTGAGTCACCCGCATTTAATTCAGGTTACATAAAATTCAACTTTTTTGTCACGAAGTATAGTTTGTAAAGTTTTGCAAACTCGTCCGGTATTACCGAACGAAAATTTTTGATAGGAAAAGGAAACGAAGGCAGGCCCACGGACAGGTCCTGGCAGCCTCATCGCGATGAGATCACAGACATCCATCCCGAACAAAAGGAGAGATAAACATCAGTTGTTTAGTTTCTTCAGGATCAGAGAACGATACCAGCCCAATCCCCAAATTTTGAGTTCCACCTTGAGCCGATCCACCAGGATTCATGGGCTGCTCAGGATGAGGACATTATTCTTCAGTTCGTGACAAGAACACCAAGCGTTTCAGCGTATAATATTCGGTTTCATGATCTCTCCATGAAAACGGATATGCTTCCGGTATTACCGAAAGTAAGTATTTGTTAAGAATTTATACTGACACCATATTGCGTTCCATGACCCGTCATGGAACAGAGGCTGAAACGCTTTATATTGCCATTATCCATTTTTTACCATCTTTCTCCTAAAAATCCTGTGCCTACAGGTTGACTTTCGGGTGGAATAGCAACCCGTTCATGATGGGCTTTCGCCAAATGGTAAGGCAGATGACTTTGACTCATCCAGTGTCGGTTCGATTCCGGCAAGCCCAATATCTAAATTTTAAACGCACACACGAAAGAAAGAAAGGACAACAATCATGCTTATTTATGTAAAAGACTCGGTAGCCAACGAGAGCTATCTCATTATGCTGCAACAGGGTACGGGTGATAATCTCTTGGACGAAGACATTGAGGACGGATATGTCGGATATGTGAACTATTATGTCGATAGGTTCACCGGTCATTACGGAGACGATAACGGATTCCATTTTTATGATGGTGGAATGTTTTTGTGCACACAAGAAGAGTTCCGCCATATAGAGCAGGGGAACATGGAGTACCTGCTCGATGAAATTATTCCCTATATTTTTGCAAGCGGTTTGCGCAACATCAAGCTGCCCGATGGCGTCACCTACAAAATCGTCGATAAAGAATTGGAGGAATAATTATGACCGGATTTGAAAAGATCGTCAATCCGTGTACTTGTAATGTATATGGCCGTACACATCCCGTCAATGCCTATGCAAAAATCGAATACGATGGCACTCGTCTGAGTATCTGCGGTGTTGTTGGCCCTAAGCCAAATGGAGATTGCGTCGGCGGCGCAGGCCAGTGCGTGGATGAAATCAGAAACGGCACACCCGCTACAGGCTGGAACAATGAAATGCTTCGCAAATTTTGCGATTGCTGGGATCTTTGGCATTTGAATGATATGCGTCCGTATTGCCAACATCAAAAGGCGCTTTGCTGGGATGAACTGGCAACCGAAAAGGTCACGATTTATCACTATAGTCTCACGCATGGATATTTCATGAAACAGCGCGAGCTGAAGAATCGTGCAAACCGTAAGCTTGGTGAAGATGGGTTTGCCACCTTAACCGATGAAGAGCAGGAGCTTTGGAACCTTCCAATCAATAAAACAACATGGAAACCTCTTGATGACCCGCGATACGAACCGCAGAAAAAACAAGAGTGGAACAGCGGCGCGACAGAGGAAAAGACGCTCGGTTGGCTGCGTCCCGATGAACATCCAGATGGTATTCTCACGAAGCCGTGCCCTGTGTGCGGATATAAATATGGAACTACGTGGAAAACGGAACAGGTTCCCGAGAATGTTCTGCAGTTTCTTTATAACCTGCCGGATAGCACAAATGATCCGGCTTGGGTATGAGATGATACATATTTTCGTGATATGAAAATCATGCACAAATAGTCAGAAAGGAGTAAATGCTATGAATACCATCAACGGTAAATTTATCCTCACCTGTCCCAACTGCGGTACAAAACAAATCTATGTCGGCACAGGCATCACCTATCAGCCCATCTGCTATCGCTGCGCCGCAGACCTCGAACCTTGCACGGACCAAACTACCACAGAAAAAATCAACACGATTTATAGCAGTCTTGACCTGCGTGATGAGTTCGGCGGTTCCATCAATCGGACTCTTGAAGACGACTGCACAGCCGATGAAGACCTCGCCGCTTTTGTATGTGAGGCATATAAACGCAATAACATTTATGAAATGTTCAGTGCTATTGTCGGCCGCGACATCGACGACATTATTGACCGCATGAATACGCTCCCGGTTGAAGCAGAAAGGGAGGCAGCAGAATGAACCGCGTTGTCATCGGCTCATACCCGATTTGTAATACCGCAAGCCTGAATATTTACGAAATCGATGACGCCAATGACCGTGTTCTCGTAGGCCTTAATGATATGCCGCCTCGTTGGTACAAGATCCGCGAAGCCTGTAATGCGGATACTGGTGAGTATGAAATGGGTTTCAACTACGGCGGCGCATTTGTTCCATTCTCCAATGTAATGCATGTGGACTAAAGAACCATTTTATGAAAGGACAACAACGATGAAATTACAAGCGCCTGTTTATGGGTATAAAATTTTCAACCCTGACTGGACCTGCCGCGATAAGCAGTACACCTGCCCCGGCGAATTTAAAGAAGATGTAAAGCCTATGCTTTGCGGCGCCGGTATGCACTTCTGTCCTGACTTGAAGGATTGCTTCACATATTATCCGAATAATCCGAACAATCACTGTGCTGAAGTCGTTGCCCTTGGTGAAATTGTGCAGGATGGCAACGAATGTGTAACCAATCACCTTCAGATTATCCGTGAAATCCCCTGGGATGAGGTTCTGAACCATGTCAATCATGGAAAGGGTTGTACAGGTGTCTGCAACACAGGTAACTACAACACAGGTAATCGTAATACAGGTAATCGTAACACAGGCTACCGTAACACCGGTGATCGCAACACAGGCTACTGCAATACAGGTAACCGTAACACCGGCAACTGGAATACCGGCGACTGGAACATCGGTGACCGTAACACTGGAGACTGCAACGCTGGCAACTTTAACACCGGCATCTGCAACACTGGCGACTGGAACACAGGCGACTTTAACACAGCTTCTTTTTCCAACGGTGTCTTCTGCACTGAAGAACCTGAAATCCTAATTTTCAATAAACCTTCTGGCATGACCCTCAGACAGTGGCGCGATAGTAGAGCTTGTTATCTGCTGAATCAGATTCCGTTCATGCTCGATGCTTGGGTATGGGATTATGGAATGACCGATAAAGAGAAAGAAGTCCATCCTGAATACAAGACAACCGGTGGTTTTTTGAATGTTCTGGATATTTCTGACTGCTGTGTTCGTTGGTGGAAAAGCCTTGATGAATTTGACCGGGATGTCATCCGTTCTATTCCAAATTTTGATGCAGCCATTTTCAAGCAGATTACAGGTATTGACGCAGCAAAAGAGTGATTTTCGCCGCGCTGATGCTGTAATACCAGTAGCCAAGGGTGAAGTGTAAAAACTGATTATTGTATCCGCTCTTGTGTGTTGCCAAGAAAGGATAACTTGCTTTGAATAAGGAGAATCACAATGAATGCACATGATCTTCCCAGCAATGTCGGCAGTTGGATTCTGACAGATCCCGACTGCGCCCAGTATTGCCGCAAGCTCTCACCTACCAGGTATGAATTCACCCAGATCGTTTGGCTGGACACCACAGAAGACACGGATAAAACCTATTGCGTCACGCAATCCGTTGAAGATGTCGGCGACATGACTCTTAATGAAATCTTGGGCCATATCAGCAGCTACTATAAAACGCTGTCTGAAATGGTGGAAGGCTACGGCGGCTTTCATGACACCGGAAAGAATGCGCTCACGGTCGCAGACTATTGTCAGCTCATTGCCGAATGTGCCTTTGAAAATGAAGTCAGCGATAACTCAATCTCTGAAGTCATGGACTGGAATCACTGCGTAGACTTTCAGCGCGGCTATATGCTTTCACAGTAAGGCTGGGAGGATAAAATCGCATGAAATTCCTTGTCGTACATACATACCTTGAAGAGGATGCCTATCCAAAAATTCTATCGCAGGCACTCTGCTATGATTTCGAGTCTGCTAAGCATTTGGTCAATGCCCAAGCCAACAGCGAACGCGATACGCTCCAATTCGATGAACACCTGCAGTCCTATGTATACGAGAATGATAATGACACCTATGTCTGGACGCTTGAGAAGGATGCCTACGACTGGTGGCACATCTACTTTATCGAGGAGTAAATGACTATGAATAATAATCCCTGGTATGTCACTACCCATCACTGGGATGACGATTGCCGCGATTGTGCTGATGTAAAATTTTTCCCATCGGCGAAAGCGGCCACAGATTATGCAATGGAACAGCGTGATAAATTCATCGCCAGTTACGAGTCCGACAACTACGGGGTCGAGATTCTGTCTGGCACAAGCAACGCAGCATACCGTGAAACATATTTCGAAGTTGATGTCTATTATCCCGGCAGTGATGCACTCGCTGCCTGCGAAGAGTACAAAATTGGTGAGGTGCGTGTGTCTGTATGAACAAAATCAAAATCGTATCCGCGTCGGAACTGTCAAAGGTGATTGATGCTCCGCGCAGTAATCGCGGCCTTTACCTGTCGCTGGAATCTAACGGAACCGATATCGTCCTCGTTGCCTGCGACAACAGCACCGGAGACGCATGGGTGGAAGAGTTCCACAGTACAAAAGACGCCGTGAGATGGCTGGAAAGAGCGTAAGAGAGTAAATTCATGAATATCCCGGTAGTTTTTCGCCGCATCGACGGAAAAGTAAAGGCGTTTTTCCAGACCACGCCCATGACTATGACCACGTCGGTACATACGCTCGAAGAGGTAAGAATCCGTCATCATCCATCACAGATATCCAGTCAAGCGATAAATAAATGCTCATGCAAGGTAGAAAGGAAATTCTATGCAATTTCACATTGACTCAGCATTTCTCACAGATATTGCCCGGTCTTGGTTCTGGAACGAAAAAATGCCCTACAAAAAATCCGAAGAACTTCTAATGTGCTGTCTTAACACAGATAAGCTTTCTCTCGAAGAGAAAAAAGCCATCTGTAAAGATGTCATTGAGGGACGGAAAAAGTTCGTAGGCATTGACGAATGCCAAATCGTTGATGACGGCAAAAACGTTCGAACCATTGATGAAGAGCTAAGAAAGCGTATTCGTTACAACGCCATTGCCGATATTAAGGCAGATATTGCGTGCAACCCATTCAAATACCTCGACCCATTTTCCGTTAATTGCAGCTATTCTGAACTTGCTGAAAAAATCAAAAACGGCGAAATTGAAAACACTATCAGCGACATCGAAGATTATCTTCTCAATTACCATGAGGTGAAAGAAGATGATGTTCTCAACTGCGGTATGTGGCTTTGGCAAAGACCGGAGTTTATCGCAGACATCTGCGATGCCAGCAAGATTCCTGATGGTAACAGTCCCTTGATCGCCTATAAAGACGGCTTTTGGCGTTACATTTATGTTGCGCTTAAAAAGAAAGATACACATGAACCGAGTGTTCTGCGCAGACAGAATCGTTACCTTGTTTTTATCGGTGAAAAGCCAAAAACTCTTTTCAATTCTGAGTTTGGACTGATTTCGCCGAAAGGGGAATGGTTCGACTGCGGCTTTGCGGAACACAACTCTACTGCCGCCAAAATCATCAACAGCACAAAAGGCCATTTTGGGCTTACCAAAAATCAGGCATTCAGATACTATGGCGGCGACCGCTGCTTAGATTTTCTCTTTGACAGAGGCTGGGCGGCATTGCGAAATCCTGAGCTTGGACGGGCTTATGTAGACATAGGTGATACACATACTCTGACGAAATGCCAAGTCGATACACTTATGGATTACATCGTTTTCTTTAAGCGTTTTGACATTGACATCATGAAATACACAAAAGAGTAATTTTATGAATTGAGGTGATAACATGAATTGGTACAAAGTTGTTGGCGTTATGGATGACGGCGCAAGAATTTATGGCGAAGAAGTTATTCTTGCCGCCAACTCCAAACAGGAAGCCAGTGAAAAAGCAAAACGAGTTTTGCATAACAACGCCGAAGATGTGTTTCACACTGACCATGTTTTTGACCTTGACCCTGAGCTGACTTACGTTTTTTCTCTCAGAAAGAATATCCACATTCGCTAAGAAATCGTTTTGTGAATTGAGGTAACAGAGATGTACAACATCGAAAGGATTATCAGTGCCGCAAATGACTGCCCTTATTATGAGCCTTTTGTGTTAGATGTCAGACGGTGCGAAACTGCCATCACAATGGGCGGTCTTATGGCTATCAACGCTGAATGCTTTCTTGATGCTTTGAGTGAAAAGACAGATGCGGAAATCAAAGAATATGTCAGCGATAAATATAAGCCCGGTATCTTGGACCCATTTAAAGGAACGTCTTTGTACATAAAGAAAAGGTGATAACGATGACTAAGAAAGACTTAAAAGCTCTGCGTAACAAGCATTGTTTGGAAGCAAAAGCAGCTTGTGAGTGCTACTCGTTCAGCGACTACAATTATGAGCTGGGTTATGTAGCCGCACTGAATTTTGTGCTGAAAAATCTTGATGAACTCTGTGAGGAAACCTATGAAGACAACCTCATGCGGCGTGCTACTGAAGAAGCCAAGTATTACATCCGTGAATACTTCCAAGATAAATACGATTGCGGGTGGTCCAAAGATGAAATCGAAGATCGTATCCAGCGTGCCCTCGATGAAGGCGATGAAGAAACGCTTGCAAACTCTTTCATCGACAGCGCCGATGACGGCATCCCGAATGATGAATGGTGCAAAACTATCGTGAGAGATTTCTATGACTGAGAGGTTTCCTATGCATTGGTATTATATAAGCTACAACTGGTTTGAAAACGATGGGACTTTGATTGGAACCTTTTCGCAAAGTGTCTACGCCAAGAGTCAAGAAGCTGCTGTCAAATGTGTTGCAAGGAGTTGTTCCCTCTCGGATGATGACAACGATGACGGCATGAAGAATTTTGAACTAATTTTTGTGAAAGGGTAAAGCTTATGTGTAAATGGTATTACTTGTGTACATATTCTTTTGATCCAGATATTACTGTGGTTGGCCCATTTGATAGTGAACATGAATGTTTTGAGGCAGCAGATCGTGACGCCTGCAAAGAATACGACAATAGTCTTAAAAATGGTATTCTGAGAAGTGATCGTCAAACGAATAGAATCACACTAGAAGAAAGTACGCCAGAAAATGATGTGACAACATGGTCTGTATTCAGTATTAGTATCGACGAACCTCAATATGTTCTCAAGCGAAACATCCGTACATCCCGTGTTCCACTTTATATTTCTTTGGACGAATGCGCAGATACAGCTTGCCTTGCTGCTGCAAAAAGGTTTGACTTTGAAGCTGCATCTGCAGAGCAGGAACGTATCTTTAAGGAATATGGCGACTTTTATAAAATTATAGAAGTTGCAGAAAACGAATAATCACGATACTACGATAATATCAAATCCATAAAATTTATGTTTGATGGAGGTGCTGTATGACTTTTCAAACCTTGCAACGAATCCACAAGGCTCTTTCTGATGCACAGGAACGCGCAAATGAAGCATTGCGATATACAGAAGAAGCAATCGCAAGATGCAATAGGAAGGGCATGATTGCCACGTCTACTTTATTGGACACTCAAAAACGTTCTTCAAACGATTATGATGAACTTTCCCGTGCAATCGAAGATTTTGAATCTTACGACTGGCATTGACGGAGGTGCAACATGACAGACCATTCCTACGAGGACGCAATTCTCGAAGCCCAAGACGGCATATTCGATAAATGCCACTATTGCGAGTACAAAGGCAGCACCTGCCGCAATCAGTGCATGGAGCTGGAACCTATCTACAATCCGAACTTGAGGTGAAAAGTTGTATGAAAGTCGAACTAACTAGCCTTCAGATTCAGCTTGTTACAAATGCCTTGTCTTTCTATCGTGAAGCAATCGAAAACACCGCATGTATCGCGATGTACGATGAGGAACTGCTAAAAAAGTACAATAAAACAAAAGCTGAATGTACCTTCCTACTTGAAAACCTGTCTAAACAATAAAGAAAATACGCCATGAAAAAGTATACCTGTTATGTTTATGAACGAAATCGCAAATTCTGGGACCGGTATCTCGTTGTAGCCGACTGTGAACTCCTTGCTGAGGTCGAACTCAAGCGTCGTCTCGATGAAGAAACAGATACAGGCTCAGACGGCTATGACATCATGTCGGTTGTCGAATATAAATAAAACGGAACTTTGATGGAGGTAACAGATATGGAACCAAGCTTTGTTTACATTGACCGTTACGGTATTTGCCGCTGTGGTCGGTGCTGTGAACCGCTTTTCTGTGATGAAAACGGCGATATGCCAGTGACCTGCCCGCGCTGCGACTCCGAACTCGACTATGGTAATCTCGATCAATCATCACTTATGTGATAATGGAACTTTTATGGAGGCACATCATGAAATATACCTATACACCTACAGGTCGTTGGTGGGTTTGCCATTTTATCCACGAGTGTGAGGCTAAACGCAAAGAAATTCTGGACGCTGGCATTGACACTGCCGACGAAACCGAACTCCCAACCGCACAGGACATTTTGGATGATGTGAATGTTGGTGTTGGCTTGGATGATGAAAACGAATACATCAACAGCTGGGGCATTACGGACCATTTTGGTTCTCATCCGCTCTCGTTGATCGTTGGCGAAGATATCGTTTTAGCGGACGAATAAAATAAAGCTTTGATGGAGGTGCAATCATATGGAAACAATTTATATCGTAGCATACGACAGCTATGAAGGCCATGATTATTACGCATTCCGCAACAAGGACACAGCGATCAAGGATGTTGACGCTGATTTTCACAATACGATTTCCAACCTAAAAGCTCAGGAATGGCATGTCACTGTAGCATGTGATGAACCGTTTCGGAAGGAGCTTTACGTTCCCGACACCGGAATCTATCACAAATGGTTTATTGAAGAATCCACGCTGGAGTAAAAGAGGTGAACCATATGAATACTACTGTAAATCTGAACCTTGACCCCGTAGCTTTCTATCAGCAGAAAATGCTTCTGGTTGAACTGACGGACAAGTTTTTCGATACATATCATAACGGCGATCTCGACAATATGCTGCAGGGCATCATTGCCATTTTCGATGAAATTGGTGACCAAGCTGAATTCCAGGGTGAATTCGAATATCCACAAGAAACTGATGACGGCGAACACTTCAAGGACGAGCAGTACAACAATGTCTTTAGCAAGCTGTTCAACCATAAGCCGCTAGATGAACCCCTATTTACCACTAGCTCCCAGATTGTGGACGCCACCTTTACCTCCAACTGGGACGATGGCTCCTACTTCGATTCCCCCTGCAAAGTCGATCTTTTTACACACCGTGTATTCAATATCGGCTGTGCAGGCTGCCCCGGCGAGGATGCCAAGCTCGAAAATGAAACAGTCACCATTGATGGCGGGACCTATCCATGCATCAATGCCGATGACATCATTGATTGGGACGACAAAGAAAAAACCTCCGTCTTCACCGATGATGCCTATTGGTACGGCGATAAGAACCCGCTCTATGGATGCCTTAGTAAAAAGGAGGACTAACCATGATTCCCTTTACATTTAAAGATTTCAAACAACTCGTCAACGGTATGCCCATCGAGTGCGAGACCATCTCTATGACGGTTGGTGACCAACTGATCGACCGTGTCATCTGCACCAAAGAGAATGACGGCTGGCATATCGACATGCATCCTGTACAGGAGGAATGACTATGGATAGTTTATACGTGCTTCCGTCCGAACGCCACCAGGACGGCATTATGAATATGGCTGATTCTCTGCTTGATGGTTTTACTCTCCGCCAGGTTGTCGATGCTTTACATAATGAGCCTGGCCCTCTCACAGAAGAAGTCCTGAAAAAGGTTGTGAACGATATGCTCGCCACGCAGCTCGAAGATCTGTGGGCTATTGTAAACAAAAACGATGAGGAAATCATCGCCGCTGCCTACAAAGGCAGGTCTGATGACCCGTATAAGGCACCGAGTTTCGATATGGATTGGGCAGACCGCGCCGAGGCGCTCGCCCATGACATTTACACGTGGTGTATCGAAAATGATTGCTGGGAGGATGTCTACATCTACTATAACGGCAAGCGCATGGGTACGAGCGGTAAGGATAAAACCGGCAAAACCGTGTATCGCTACGGCGGCACGCCATTCATCGAAGACAATATGGATCCGCGCAACTACTTTGAATATGTCCGTGAGCCGAATATTTTGAGCATGAGTTTCGAGGGCACTCTGTATGACATTCTTAACAGTCATAACATGTTTGCCTTGCAGGATCTGTTCAGCAAATATGGCCTTTATTACGAGCTTGGAAATGCGTGGAATCTGAGTGCATATCCGATCAATGAATAACGAAAGGCAGGTGAAAAATCATGGTAACACTTCCTATCGCACTAGTCGTTGCGTTGCCTACGGTTGGCTTCGTGGTCGGGATTTTTATTATCTCGCTGGTATCAGCGAACCATGATGACAGACCGTGACAAATTGGTACGATATTTCCGTTTCGCTCCTGTTTGTAGCTCTGTTCTTTATCGCTGTATATGTATTCTGCCGTAAGCTTTATTGCTTTGAAATGTATATACAGGACTTGGAACAAGCCGAAATGTCAGACGAGGAGACTCTTATTTACTTTCCGAAACGGAAACGAAAAAAGCACAAACGAAAGAAGGGTAATCATGTCGAAGGAAGTCGAACGCAAGCGTTTCAACGCGGCAAAACGAATCATGAAGGTAATCGAGTGGGAAAACAAACGCACAAAAAGTGATATTCCCACAGGCTACTGGATGGATGGAAAGTATCAGTGTATTTCTAATCCGTACTGTGGTGCGCTCATTTATGAAGGGCATTATATAGACGGTGTTCCTCATAACCTGTACAATCGCGCTTCCGTGCCTATTTTCCATATCGTGGATAATGCTAAAAGTACCTGTACATATGACATTTCAAGCTTTATGCCAACCGCGAAAGGTTTAAAGGAATACGAAATCTCCGTGCGGAATGTGACGGACGTCTACAAACGAGGTTTCGGTGTTCCAATCTTTATCGGCGATGACCTTATCAATACGCGCTATCTCATCGATATGATGCAGCTTCTTCCGGATGCCTCGTTCTTTGTTGACCAAAATGAAATGTGCCGTCCGGTACTTGTCAAATCTGATTACGGTGTTGGTGTTATCATGCCGATTCGCCCCGAGGGCGCTGTTAATGGCGTAGAAGCCTTTTCTAAAAAGTATCCATGCATCAATTATCCAACAAATCCTGAAAATGTTTTCTTCAACAAAACGCTTACTAGATTTACAAAGGTGGTATCTGTATGAATCTTACTCTCGGCGATATGCTTCGCGTTGTAAATAGTCTTCCTAAAAAGGAAAAAGATGTAAGACTTACCGTGTGCGGCAAGGAAATCACTTCCATGGTCGTCACCAAGTCCGATGATGACGGATGGTATGTGGACATGAGAACGGAGGAGACAAATGACCAAAACTTATAAGCTGGACAGCTTTCTGGATGTGCAAACTCTGAATGAGCTTGCAAAGAAATGCAATCATACGGTAACGGTGTTTGATGCAAAACACTCCTGGGCTGATGCGAAAAGCATCCTTGGTTTGATGAGCCTGCTTTACGCAGAGCCCGTTCGTGTAAATGTGGATTCCGGTAACGATTATGCGGATGGTCTGTTTTTGGCAAGCCTGCCATTCACGGAGGTAAATAAGGCATGATTACGAAGAAAAAAATTTATGAAAGCATGGAATACCATCGCAAAACTTCCGAATCCTACACCGGAGATAGTTTCGAATGTGGTTGGCAATGTGGGTTTGCCAGCGCATTAGAAAGCATCCTCGATCATTGGGACGATATCTATCAGGGACATCGTTTCGAGAGTGCTGTTGAGGATGCAAAAAATCATCTACAAGACTATATCGAGGACGATGACGAATATGAAACTGTCGTAAACAGCGGTCTGCCGGAGGTTATCGCGAAACGCTTTCTCGATAATTATGACTGTAACGTAGAAGAAAACGATCAGTACGAATCGATTATCGAGGATTTGTTAAAGAATTAAATTCTTTACATAAATACAAAACTTATAAGGAGGTACTCTATGGCAACACTTACATATACCATTCCGCAGACAAAGTGCGATAAAGGTTGTTACGTAAAAAGAAACGATGGAGCAATCGTATTTCTTCGCATCGAGCAGGATCTTGATCCTGTGAACCCGCGCATCGAGTACGATGGAAATCTTTCTCATATCATTTGCTGGCATCGCAACTATCAGATCGGTGACAATCACTCTTATAACTCCATCTACAGTCTGGAGGAGTATCTAAAAGCCGAACGCGCCGCCGGAAATGACTACTTCATGAAACCGGTTTATATGCTCGATCATTCAAGCATCACGCTTTCTACTACACCGTTTTCAAACCACTATGATTCCGGTCTTATCGGTTTCGCCTTCGTGTTTAAAAACGATATGGTGGAGGCAGGTATTATCCAGAAGAATGATGATGTGTGGCGTAAAAAGGCAAGCGCTGTCATTGATAGTGAGATCGATGAGTACAACCAGTATCTGGAGGGCGATGTCTATGGCTACACAGAGCTTGAATACTTCCGTGGGGACTGGAAAGAAACGGATTCCTGCTGGGGTTTCTTCGGTGATGATCCTCGTAAAAATGGAATGCTTGACTCTATCGGCGGTGGCCGCATTCTGAATATCAAAAATGAGCGCGAGCTTATGAAGCGTTGGAAGGAGCTGTAATTATGGAACATATTCTTAATATTGCATTCGATTTCGATGATAACCGTGTAAGGGATGTTATCGAAAAGCAAGCCTGCGAGCAGGTAATAAACAAGCTTTCTAAGGATATCGAGAATGCTTTGGCGGCAGAGGCATCTGGTCGCTACTATAATAGAGGCCAGGCTGGAGATGGCATTGCTGTTATTGCAAAATCTCGTGTTGATCGAATTATTGATGATAATAAAGACATTATCATCCAAGAGGCTGCAAAGCAGCTCGCTGATCGTCTTATGAGAACAAAGGCTGCCAAGAACGCTGTTGAGGCTGCAGTAAAGGAGCTGTGATGAAGAGAAATCATTCGGAAACTATTGCAGATTTCATCAAATACATAGATGAAGCAAAGGTCACTTTTGACATTGCCCAAAAGGGACTGCATGAGCAAGAGGCCATTGAATGTGATATCCTGCACAAAATGGAATTAGGCTGCACATATGAGGAACGGTGCCGACTAGCCACAAAGCTGACTGCATGCCTCAAGGAGCGCCGATATTATAAAGACATCATCGACCAGACTCAGCCTGTTATGGAATGGTCGAACGATGGCCGAAACGCTGCGGCATTCAATCAGATCAAACAGATGCTTGGTAAAGTCCGCAAATCCGAAAAATATATGGAAACCCGTACATATAGACCCAGAACTGATAAGGTGGTGTGGTAATGGAAACGATTAAGCCTAATAAGGATAATTATGATTTCGTAGCGGAATGCCACCATGTAACGAACGTAACCAGTGAAAAGAGTTACTATTTTGCCATTCCTCGTGCAGAGCAGTATGCAATGTTCACACGCTGGAATAGTGCCAATCCGTTGTTTGACGCAGGCCAAAAGCTACGCTCCGGTCTCACTGTGTCGGAAGAAACGGCAGATATGAACCTGTTTGCCATTGTGGAAGGGCCGTACATTTACGGCTTACAGGGTAATACCATGTCCGTCGTAAAGGTAAATAAGATCCTCCGCGCAGACCATTCTCCGGTATCCCCGACGAAGTCTATCATTGATGTTGTGGATTTCGCCTCTCAGTACGAACGTGACACAACAAAGAAACGTATCAACACCATTGTTGCTACGATGCGCAAAAAGAAGAATATCTTTGTAAAGAAACAGCTTCTTTCTTATCTCTGTGAGTATGATTCGGAAGTGAAGGGTCTTCTGGATGAATATAAAAAGCTCACAAACCATGACTTCAAATTCTAAGGAGGTTTGTCATGCCTGCTGTTTGCGTTGATTTCAGTGTTGTAAAAGCTCCCAGACCTGCAATTCAAAAGAACCATGACTTTACCCGTAAGGAAGCGCCTAACGGCACGGTGGAACCTATCCGCGATGATAAGGATGTAAAGCGTGTTGCGGATTACTTTTATAAAAAGAAGATGTACCGTGAATGGTGCATGTTCATGGTCGGTATTAACTGCGGTCTTCGCGTCAGTGATTTAGTTCGTCTGCGTGTTGATGATTTCGCTGTCGAGCGTAAAGATGGTACATGGCAAACCCGTCCCATTGGTTCGTTTTTCAAACTGATGCCAAAGAAAACGGATGCTGAGCGTAAATATGTCGATGTACCTCTCAATGCGCAGATGTGTAAAGCAATTCAGATCTATCTTGATAAGGTCGGTGGTCCCAATGGAAAATACCAAGGGTATTTCAAAACCCGTGGATGGTTATTCCCTTCGGAGCGCGGCAGTATCGCAAATTCCAAGCGAACCGCAACCTGCAAAAAGTTTCCCGGCGATCCTATTGATGAAGACACTTTCGGAAAAACCATCCGTCAGTGTGGCCGCGACTTAAATCTCGGGTATCCCATCGGCACTCATACACTGCGTAAGACATTTGGCTATCGAATGTTCCGTCAATACCAAAGCAATGGGGAAGGGGAATCTGCACTTGTCCAACTGCAACAGATCTTCAACCATTCTAAGCCGTCCATCACAATAAAATATATCGGTGTTGGTTCAGAAATGCGCCGCAGCATGGTAATGAACTATGATTGCGGAATCAATGTCGATGATTATAACGAGTGAGGTGGTGTAAATGTCCGATCTGTATATCAAACAAACTTGCGGTTATGATCCGCAATATTTCATTAAGCGGCGCAGAATCAGACTTTATGGCCCAGAGCCGGTTTATAAGCCGCCAGTTCTTCCTGATGGTACACGGCAATGGCTTGTGAAGGCAAAGCCGCACCCCAGCTTTGAATACGAAGATAAATATGTCTACGCCAAAACACCAGAGGAGGCAAAACGAAAACTGCGAAAGTTGTTTCCATGGCACAGATGTATTGGTCCAATCGAGCCTTCGGATCTGGATACATCCGACAGAAAGAAATATACCGTGATTGAATGACAGCCCGCTGAAGGGATATAAAAACTGAATATGTATATCCCTTCTTTTCTATTGCAGAAAGGATGTACATAATGTCAGTTAAAAACGAAGTTATCAAACAAATCTTTATCTCTCATCCGCTGGGCAAAATGAAAGGGATCCCGACGATTACTACCAGTATGCTTTGTAATCCTGTCTGCGCACAACGCTCAAAAGACACAACAAGTATCTGTTCTCACTGCTATGCACAGCGCGGTCTCAAGACCTACAAAGCAGCCCGTGAGCGCTATGCTGATAACACAGAGATTCTGTCCTCTCATGATTTGGAAATCTATGAATTGCCTGTCCTGAATAGCCGCATCGCTCGGTTTGAAAGCCACGGTGATCTTGTCAATGTGACACATGCCAAAAATTACATCCGCATTGCCAGAGCGAATCCGTGGTGTACGATCGCTCTCTGGACAAAGAACGCTGCCTTCATGGATAAGGCTATCAAAGAGCTTGGTAAACCGGATAACCTCATCTGCATTTTTAGCTCCGACCATTTGAATAAGGTATCGGATGATTTTAAAAAGTACGATTGGGTGGATAAGGTATTCACCGTTTATGACAAGCAACACATCAAAGAGAATGATGTGGGCATCAACTGTGGTGCACGCAACTGTCTAACATGTCATAAGTGCTATGAGCACAACGATATCTTGTTCGTGAATGAGATTCTGAAGTAACAAGGAGGAACCTTATGAAATTCCGTTGCAATATCGAGACCAAAGAATATGCAAACGCCTTTGCATTTGTGTCTATCAACTCACTCAACTACGACTATATCGTCGCCGATATTATTCGTGACCTCGTGTAAAAGGAGTTTATCATGAAATACCTCGTTGTAGTAAATCCTCAGAATGATTATCTCGACGGTGCCCTTGCCAATAAGGAAGCATGCGCCATCATCGGTGGCATCTGTGATAAAATCGTCGAGTACGAAAACAATAACTGGCCCATTTTTGTTGTGTATGATAAGCGCGACGAAGATTACTTTACCACTTATGAAAGCAAAAAAATCCCTGTCGTCCATTGCGTCCAGGGAACAGAAGGTTACGAACTCAATAAGTTTATCAAGCTGGCTCTGAATCACAAGCGTGATTATGACCGCTTGATTTATGTGGAAAAGCTCTCCACGGGGCCTTCTATGCTTGCTCCGGAAATGTGGACTGTGGCGCAATTCCTTGGTCTTCCGGATGAAATTGAAATTGTTGGCACGCGCACAGATACTGATATTCTCTACACAGCCATCCTCGTAAAGAGCGAATTCCGTGAAAGACTTGTCTCGGTAGATGCCATGCTGTGCGCCGGTACCACTCCCTATAAACACAACATTGCCCTTGCCGCTATGGAATGCGCTTATATTGAGGTGAAAAATAATGGCAAAGAAGTCTGGCTCGATGAGGTGTAACTATGGGTCTTTTATTTGGACTTGGCTTGCTTGGTATTGCGTTCGGCGCGGATATTCCAAAGAACGCAAAGGTATCTAGGCAAAATGACATCATGAAGAAGTATTCGCACCCGGAATGCCAATGGCATATTGATTATGTCAAGCATCACGGATGCGATGATGAAGGCAATCGTGTTTCTGATTACTGCTATGCACACTCCTACTACGATGAAGTGACGCAGAAATACCACAACTGCTTTAATGATGAAGCTGTTTACTTCTTGGCCAAGCGTCAGTGCGAGCGCCACGGCGTTGCATTCGGTATGACAGAAGCATTATTTAGCTGCCCAGCACCGCAAGTAAAACGGTTTTTCACGGATTTAGGACTTTATAAGTGAGGTGCATTGCGTGGCGTCAATTTTTGTTATTGTCTTGTTTATAATAGAATTTCTATCCATCCCTGTTACCCTCTGGATTAGCATCGTAACGAAAAGCAAATACATAGAGTTGTCAATGCTCGGTTATATTTTGATTCTCATGTTCGTTATGCGCTATCAGGTGGAAACAAACCATATCATTTAATAATGAGGTGACGTGATATTATGAGTGCGATTATGCATAAATGTCAAAACTGCAAAAAGGAATTTTGTGTCTTCGATGGTCAATGGGGCTATACATTGACGAGAGGTCGTGATTATAAGCGTATCTATTTCTGCAGCTATGGCTGTATGCGTAAATACGAAGTTCCACGCTTGGATCGCGTTAATAAGAAGATTCGCTTTCCGGCTTACGTGGGTGCGTGAAATCAATCACTATTCTGTGTCCGCAATGTCTTATCAGGACTGATTCCAAGCAGCCAATCTGTACTGACATGCATCATTAGAGCAACTGCAATGATGGAGTCGTAATTTGGCAAAATATTTCCTTTCTCCCAAGCGGACACGGTTTTTCTGGAACAGTTTAAAATACCAGCTATATGCTTTAGTGAATAATTGTTTTCGACCCTCCAAGTGTATAGCTTTTCTCCGAAAGTCGCAGTATAATCAATATCCATACAAATCCCTCCGCGCACTGTCAAATAAATGGGTGGAGTTGTTGCCTCGCCAAGTATTTACAGTCCCTGGTTTAAGTGCTATACTTGTATAAAACGATAACAACCGCTCGTTGTCCATCTGCAAGTGAATTTCATCCGTTATTTTTGTGTTGTTTACTATTATACCATGTTATGTGTCCAATAGTTTGGACTATGGAGGATTATGAGTACGAAATTTTACTTGAAAAAACCGTGGCAGGAGCTTGACACCATCCAGACGGAAGCTTTTTGCAGTATTATGAATACGCTTGCAGCGAAGCGTAACACCCCGGCCACAATCCTGATTCGGAAAGTTGATAACGTCACCGGGGCGTCCGTATTTGAATCCTTTCTGTCTTTCTGTATGATTGGGTGTCTTTCGGACGATGATGGGTTCGTTATCTATATGTCCGGTCTTTCTCGTGCTGGTTCTATTATGATCCGAAACGTAGATAAATATGTACATAGGGTAGCAGATTCCAATAATGAGGTGATGTACTATTTCACCGCAAACGACATTCAATTCTTTATGAAACCTGGCGGTGAAGAAAAATCTGGTTGATTTTAGTATATTTCCAAAAATTATAGTTGTTACCCTCTTGATTTTCCGCGAGAAGTTGTGTTATAGTATAAATACAGCAAAAACACCGGATGGAGATAATAGCTATGATTGAAAACACTCGTTTTGTCAGTAATGATTCTCGTATCGAGCCGAAGGTTGGGGAGGTATGGCTGGTCAATATTCCCAACGCCATCGGCCACCAACAGCGTGGCGTGCGTCCGTTTGTCGTTACCAGCAATAACAAACGCAATCGCTATAGTCCCACGGTTAAGGGCATGACTATGACATCCCAGACTCATAAGCAATCTCCAGTTCATGTCCTTCTTAAAAAGGATATCTGTTCCTTCCTGAGCCGTGACAGTATCGTAAACTGCGAGGAAGTCACGACCCTTAATAAGGATCAGTTTATCCGCAAAATGGGCAAGCTAACGGATGATCAAATGTGTGAGATCGCGATGGCTCGCGTCACTGATGAACCGTTCCTTTACTCTGCATTTGTAAATAATGTCCAAGCATCGCCCAGATTCAAGGAGTATAGTTTGTACTCTTAACATCATAGCACTTGCATAGTTTTCACTTTTCTGTTATTCTACATATATAAGAAAGGTGGATGCCATATGCCAATCAGCAGGGGATACTCCGAAACAGAAGAGATTGAAAACTACTTGCAGGAAAAATGCGGTGCTTATTCGGAAGCATCTTTATCATCAACCAAAAACATCCTTATCAGAGCCGAGAAGTACGCTGACAGCATCGGGAAGTCTTTGTTCGAGTTCGAAAAAAAAGACTTTGCCAACATGTTCAATGAGAACAACTGGGTAAAATACCGTTCGTCCTTTGATGTTGCCAAAACGAAGCTGTCAAAGTATATGGACTTTGTTATGCCCCATATCGCATACACCGACCCGAAGCAGAAAGACGCCATGTCTTTTCTTACCTCTCTCACTGTCAACGAACTGAATGATGCCATTTTCCGTATGTCCTATTTCCAGACGGAACATGAATTCCTTCAGTTTCTTTATAATGACATCGACGAAAGCCGCGTTGTGGAAAAGCTCGTATCCGCCATGTACTGGCTCGGCTTCTCGCCGGAAGCAATCTCCGCAACTCGCGTCGGTGACATCAGCAAAGAGAAATGCACCGTCAACGGTAAGCCTTGCTCAAAAGAAATCATCGACTTCATTCTCGACCAGCGTGAAATCGATTCGTATACGCTTGAGAACGCAGTCGGCAACATCAGAACCTATCACTTCTGTGATGATGATCACCTCATCCGCAATCCTATTGAGAGCGCAAAAGGGAAGCGGAACGATGCGGTTGTCAGTGTATTCTGCATTCGGCAGCGTATGAAGATTCTGAATAAAGAAATATCCAACAATAAAATCAAACCGAAGTATCTTCACAGTAAGCCCCTTAATCTAAACCGGCAATTCTGTGAATGCTACGATTATGAACAACGCACGAATATCGAATTGAAGGAGTTCAAGTATGCAGTAAGCAACGTGGACAGTCCTTTTGAAATTCGTCTGTCCGATCCTTTCTCCGGTAAAACGGTAAAGCGTGACGAAATCTTCCTGTATGACAAAACATTGCAGGAAGCAAAGGATTTCGTGCGGAAATATAACCAATGGAAAAGCATGTTCTACCAATAAGCTATTGTGGGCCTCGTGCCCACAATCTTATCTGCGCTAACCTACTAATATCAACACAATATGGAACAGTAGTACAGTCGGTCAGTACGCCCAGCTCATAACTGGGTTCACGCGGGTTCAAATCCTGCCTGTTCCACCACGGGTCGGTTCGCTACCGAACGATGTGAGAGCGCATGGGATAGCCTCACCCAGAATGACAATGCCAGCTGAAAACGAATTACTTTTTGCATGCTTAGTGCCAATACCGGTTGTCGGTACAAAGATAGTGTGTTGACATCTATGATGATGGTGATAGTGATTTGATAATATAAGCTGGAAGCCTACCATGGCAGTTTGGTGAAATTGGCATACACAGCGGGTCTAGGTTCCGCCGGGTAACCATATGGGTTCAAATCCCATAACTGCCACTACAAACAATCCGGCCTGGCCGGTTTATATATATAAACAAAATCTATCAAGGAGGAAATCATGAAGCAACTTAAACTCACACTCATTATCACAGCCGGTATTCTCGCCGTCATTCTGGTATGCCTCTTCGGTGTAAACAGCTTTAAGAATAACGCCATCTCCCAAGAAGAGCGTGTCAATTCCGCCATGTCGGACATCAAGGTGTACGAGAAACGCCGTGCTGATCTCATTCCGAATCTGGTTGATACCATAAAAGCCTATGATAAGCATGAATACGAAACTCTCATGGCCGTCGTCTCCGCTCGCGGTTCTGGCGATGAAAACATTCAGGAAGTCGTTACGCAAATCAAAGCCGTAGCCGAGCAGTACCCGGAACTGAAATCCAGCGATAATTACAGAGAACTGATGAATGAGCTGTCTATGACCGAAAATTACCTGGCCGAGTATCGAAGTAATTACAATCAGCAGGTCCGCAATTATCAGCGCTATATCCGTTCGTTCCCGGCCAATATCTTCCTGTCACTAACTGGCTATGATCCAATTTCCGTAAAATACCTTGATTATGGAGCTTCGTCCGATGCGCCCACAAACTTATTCGGCTAATCGCCATACCATTTATGCCTTTGGTATCAATATCACCCTGCGAGAGATCCTTGCTAGTGTAACGATCATATCTTTCATGCTGCTCGCCGGTTTTCTTATTTCTGACAAAATCAATAATTCTATTCAAGATAAAAACGAGGAATACCAAAAGGCCGTTAAGCTGAATACTTCGCAAGAGTTTCGGTACGGTCTTCGTACCGATGTTGGCAACGCTTTCTGCTATGGTGAACTTTCCGCCGTTGATACCGTATCCTATCCAGAAATTGACGGTAAATATATGTACATTAGTAAAACGCGGGAAGAGTACCGGATGCATACGCGAGTGGTTACTAAAACAAGACCAGGTCCGAACGGAACCATTCAAACCTATACGACAACTGAAATCTATTATAGCTGGGACACGATTTCTTCTGAGCGGCTTCATAGTAATGAGCTTACATTTAATGATGTGGTTTTCCCATACAGTAAATTCGATGTTCCGTCATCTCATTACATTACTACCATTTATAAATGGTCAGATGTCCGCTATGTCTACTATGGTACGGATACGGATTTTACCGGCACTATTTATACCAAAATTTCTGATCACACCATTGCTGATCAAAGTCGATTTTTCCAGGACAAAACACCAGATGAAACCTTAGAGTATCTTACTTCTTCTTCCGGCGTAGAACTCATATTCTTCTGGTTATTCTGGATTGTCCTTATCGCCAGTATCATTTTCTTTTTCTACTCGCGTGAAAACGCCTGGCTGGAATAACCTGCTTTGTGGGTTTATATATAAACACTTTTCTGTAAAGGAGGTGGATTTCATGTGTCTGTAACTATTACCTGTGCGCTTGTGGTTTTGGCTGCATACTGGTTCTTTGAACAACACAACCGTCCAAGGAACCCGTAGCTACATACGGAGGAATTTATGTTTCCACCAGCTTTTTTACTTCTTATCACCCTGGCCGCCTTTCTTTTTTGGTGCGAATCCAGTAACCACTTTAGTGAGATCGGTCAGACAATCATCAATTTTCTTAAACAATTTTCGGAGGATTCTAAATGAAAAAAGCACTCGGCGGTTTTACTACCGCAGTTATCCTGATTTTTGTCATCGTCGTGTTTTTGTTTTGTACCGTGCGTATCCCGGCAGGCTATGTAGGCGTTGTTTATAACATGAACGGCGGCATCTCGGATAAAACTCTCTCGCAAGGCTTTCATATTGTCGCACCTACACAGAACGTAACTACATATTCCATCGGTATCGAGCAGTCGTACCTTACTTCCGGCAAGGACGGTGATTCCGAAGATAATGAAAGCTTTGAGGTCCCGTCAAACGACGGCAAGGGTCTTACCGTAGATATGACCTTCACCTATCGCTATGATGCAGACAGAGTAGCCGATACCTTCACCCGCTTCAAGGGTCAGTCCGGCAAGGATGTAAAGAATTCTTTCATCAAGCCAAATATCATGTCTTGGACTAAGGAAGTCACGGCCAAGTATTCCGTCATCGATCTGCTCGGCGATAAACGCGCCTCCCTTAATTCCGAACTGACTGATTATCTCAAAGCAAAATTCGAGCCTTACGGTATTGTGATTGAGTCCGTATCCCTTATCAATATCGACCCTGATGATGAGACGCGCTCTGCCGTTCAGAAAAAAGTCAACGCACAGCAGGATCTGGAACTTGCCAAGATCGAGCAGCAGACCGCCAACGTCAACGCTGAAAAGGAAAAGGAGGTCGCCATCACCAAGGCCAATCAGGAAAAAGAAACCGCTCAGATCAATGCCGAGGCAAAGCTCATTGAAGCTCAGGCTGAAGCTGAGTCTAACCGCCTGATCGCTCAATCTCTCACGCCAGAACTGATTGAAAAGCAGAAGTACGAAAAGTGGGATGGTAAGCTGCCTACCGTTCAGGCTGGCGGAAGTTCTTCTATCATCGTCGATGCTGCCAACGATACGGAATGAGGTGATTCTAATTGCTTATTAACGGTAAACGCGCACTCGCTTATATCGTAGCTATTGATGAAATCAGACCCATTCCGAACTACGATAGGGTAGAACACGCACGAACGAACGGCTGGTGGGTTATCGTCAGCAAAAATGATAACCTCAAGGTCGGTGACAAATGCGTCTATTTCGAGATCGACAGCCGCGTTCCGTCCGATGATCCGAGGTTTGCTTTTCTTGAAAAGCGCGATTTCAAGGTGCGAACCTTAAAGATGTGCAAGGTCATTAGTCAGGGACTTCTGATGCCGGTCAGCGCTTTCGGGTTTGATGATCTTCCGGTAGGAACCGATGTAACGGAAAAGCTTGGTATTACATACGCAGTCGATGATGATAATGTCAGAAAATCAGCGCCAAACGCACAGGCAAAATATACCGGTATGCAGTATCGGCATAAAAAGCTTTTCAAGACTAAGCTGTTCCGCTGGCTGATGCGTCACGAGCGTGGCCGTAAGTTCCTGTTCGCAATCTTTGGTAGAAAAACAGACACTCCGCTTCCGTTCCCGAGCTGCATCTCACATACAGACGAAGAACGATGTGAAAACATGCCGTGGATTCTCGGTACAGATATCGAGTATGTAGCGACCGAAAAGATCGATGGTACTTCTTCCACCTATCTTCTCGAGCGAAAGCCTTTCGGTAAATTTGATTACACCGTATGCTCCCGTAACTTGGGCCTGCATCGTCCTAAAAATGAACGTGAAGCAGATTCTTACTGGGCTATGGAGTTCAAATATAATATCGAAAAGCATCTGAAGGAGTATCTTGCGGCAAATCCTGACAAGAAATTCGTCTGCATTCAAGGTGAGATCGCAGGTCCCGGCATTCAAAAGAACCCGCTCTCTCTTGATGATATTCAACTGTTTGGCTTTAATGTCATTGATGATGTAAATGGGCGCTGGCCTTCCTATAAAGGCAGGGAGCTTCTTGAGTCCTTTGGCATGCAATGGGTTCCTGTCCTCGGTACTACCACGCTCCCAGCCACCATGGAGGAACTGAAAGCCACTGCAGATGGAAACTCCGCGCTGAGTCCCTGCCGCCTGCGCGAAGGCATTGTATATCGAAGCCTTAATGGTAAAAATTCTTTTAAGAATGTCTCCAACGAGTACCTGCTTCATCAAGGCAAACTCAAACCGAGAAAGAAGGCTGCGACTAATGAATGATCTCAAGGATAATGCAACGTTCAGCTTTGGCAAAGTCGAGTTGGGTGTCGTACCGGAGGAAGCCGACATCAAACCGATCAATGCAAACGCTCATACAAACCGTGTGAATATCGCACTGTGCAACAAGATGGACGCAGTGGACGCACTCGATGCTTTGCGCCATAATATGGTTTCTAACCTAAGTAAGGCGCAGTATGTCATTATCCGCAATTCGCTGGAAGAAATGGCTAATTTGATCCGTGAATACGAGGGCAAACCAACTCCCGTAAAACGGCCAAATAATCCATATCGAAATAATAACCGAAATAACAAAAGCAAGCGGAAAGGCGGAAAAAAATGACAAAAGTAGTATGCAACCTCTGCGGAAAAACATTCGGCATTTATGATTGCAAGAATGTCGTCAACTTCGACACAATGCTCCCTTACGGCAGTAAATATGACGGTATGTCGTTTAATATTGACATGTGTCCGGAGTGTTGTGATAAAGTCATCGATCTTATCCGCCCGCTGTGCAAATTTGACCCGCTAGACGAATCGGATTGACTTTTTCGCAAAATTTAAAAGGTAAGTTTTATTTCTATTTTTTATGCTCAAAACTACTATAATCAACACAAATACATATCAAAGGAGTAACTTGTAATGGCTAATCAGATTTTTGACCTTCCCCAGCAGCGCGGCACTTTCCAGATGCGCGGCATTGTTTCCGGCGTGGAGCGTAACAACTTTTATCAGGAAAAGAAAACCAAGACCGGTGGTGATTTCCGCTCTGTGTTCTTCCAGTGCCGCACCGGCAAGGATGGCGCACCGCATAATGTAAGCCTCAACGGCATGACGCGGGATAAGGTCTTTTTCTTCCGCCGCGAGGATAAGGATAAGGGTATCACGAAGGATAAAAAGGAAGTCGCTTTCAAGGACCGCAATACCTTCGTCTGCCCGGATGGTTACAACTTGATCGGCATTCACTTGGGTCTGGAACAGACCGTAAACGGCAATAAGACCGATAATATTCGCAAAACTCTCGTCGAATACGATGCCTGCAAGTACATCGCCGACAACCTCAAGGATGATGAATCCGTTTTCATCAAGGGTAGCATTGAGTTCAGCTCTTATAACGGTAATCATCAGATCCGTTTTGCCCCCAACCAGATCAGCCTGTGCAAAACGCCCGTCGATTTCGATGCCGATGGTTTTAATGAAACCGCCAACTGGGAACAGAACATGGTCTTTACCGGGATTCAGTTCGACAAAGAACTGGGCGAGGCTGTTGTATCTGCAAAGATCGTCGGCTATAACACCATCGAGGATGCTGTTTTCTACATTAACCCCAATTACAGCGATAAGGTCAAAAAGCTCATGCAGAGCATGAAGAATAAACTCAAGCCCTACACCAGTTTCACGGCCTCCGGCTATATGAAGGGCGTAGAAAAGATTAAGAAGGTTGTCGAGGATGACGGCTGGGGCGAAACCAGCGCCATGCAGCGCCAGTCCAGCCCTGTTGAGATCAAGATGTATATCACCGGTATCGATCCTTCTACCTTCGATAAGGAAACCTATTCCGAGGAAAAGATGGCTGAGGCGCAGGCAAAGATCATTGCCAATGCACAGGCCAAGGCTGATTTCGGTGCAAAGAAGTCCGACGAGAAGCTGCCGTTCGACGCTGATGACTGGGGTTCCGCAAGCGCTGTCTCCGGCGACGATGACGATTGGGTCTAATAAGGGAAAGAGAGGTTTATACATATGATTCGCAATGCTTTTTCTGTCCGTAAGAAGCTTCGTATGCTCGTATACGGTGAGCCGTTTACCGGTAAGTCCACTATTGCTATGCAGTTCGCTTATCTGAAGCGCACCGACGGTGAGGATTTCCGCGTTCTCTATCTCGACACCGAGGGCGGCTCTGTTGATAACTATGTGGATGATCTGCTCGCCAATGGTGTTAAGCCGGAGAACTTCCTGATCGTCTATACGCAGTCCCTTAATGAGGTGCAGGACTACATCAAAACCGTCACAAATGATGAAGATATTACCGATGATGATGGAAACACCATCATGGACGCTTACGGTAAGCCGTTCCGCGCCGATGCGATCGTCGTTGATTCTGCAACGATCCTGAACCTCACCACCAAGCAGGGGTTGTCCAGCTTTAGTCAGCGCCGCGCAAAGGTCAAGGCGGAAGCTGCTGGTCTTGTCGGCGATGCCAAGGCTGTCAAGGTCGAGGGCGCTGGCATGGAGCTGAAGGATTACCAGGTCCTTAACTTCAAGGGGCAGTCGTTTATTTTGGATCTGAACGCATCCGGTGCCAACTACATTATCACCTGCCGTGAAAAGGACGAAACCGTAAATAAGGAAGTCAACGGTATGGTCACCGGTGTTTCCACTGGCCGTAAGATTCCCGATGGTTTTAAGGGTCAGGATTATAACGTGGATACTGAGTTCCGTCTGTATCGTAATCCCGATGATAAGTCTATCGTGATGGCTTACTTCGATAAGGACCGTACCGGTTTGCATAAGGACTGCGAAGTTGTCGAGAATCTGAGCCTGATTGAGTATCAGGATGTTCTTGACCGCAGCGCAAAGAATAAAAAGGTTGTTATTAAGAACGGTCTGAACGATGCCGTCAAGACTGAGATGGAACTGACCATGCGCGATCTCGGTATTGATGACGAGGAGGGCGCGAAGAAGGAAGCGAACGAGGAAGCCGAGGCTTCCGCTGGTCCTACTGTGGATACGCTCCGCAATAAGGCACGCAAGCTGATTTCTGACTGCACTAACCCTGTCAAGAAAGCCAACGCACAGAAGGCCGTCAAGGATGCTGGCCTGCCCACTGCGTTCTCCAAGGTCACGGACATCAATGTCATGAAGCAGATCGTGTCCATCATGGAGAAGGAGATCGCCTGATGATTCGTCCCCGCAAATGTAAAGTCTGCGGGAAAGTGATCAATCTTTTCAAAGAGCGTGAGAACTGCCTTTTTGTACGTGGTGGCTACTATCATACACAATGTTTCATAGATAAGAAAAAGGCAATGAAAAGCCCCTGGTCAGATGAAGAACTGGGGGCTTTTCTTCCCACGGCTCAAGCAGAAGCGAAGGAAAAGATTGATGCACTCATTGCCGCAGAGGAAGAAATAGCAAACAAAAAGCGTCTCGCAAAGGTCGAAAATGATAAGCGTGTAGCATTTTTTGATTTCATACGCGACACCTATTACCCGGCAATCGTGCCAGGCAAGTTTTATGCAAAACTGCAGCGTTACATCTATGGCACGGATAAATCGTACAAAAGCGCAATCCCTGCGGAACACCTTCACTATATGTGGGAAAAACTTCTCCCCAAAATGAATGAGATAGACGCTTGGAACCGCGCTCACAATAAGATTATTGAAAATCGTTGGGATTATGACCTTAGCATTGTACTCAATAAATACCCAAAATATCTGGAATGGCTCAAAAAGCAAGAGGAAAAACAGCAAGCAATTTTGGACGCAGCCGCCATTAGTGAAAGTAAATCGCTTCCGCAAGCTCCTGTCGTAAGTCACGCGCAGGAGGAAAATGAGCTGGATATTGCGTCTATGCTTGACGAAATCTAATCACGCAAGAAGGGATGTGGTGCTGTATCGAACTTATCAGTAATGTGACCAACGAAATCATGCTTGTAGGCGCGATCTACAAGAATCCTGATTTGTTGGTCGAATATAGCCAATACATCAAAAGCAAATACGACTTCTATGACGAAGGTACAAAGTTCTTTTATGACCAGGCAGAGACCTTGTACGCCACACGAACGCAGGAGTTCACAAAAACAAGCGTTCTGACCTATATGGCCGAAGATGATTCCAGAATGCGCCTTTATAAGGAGTTTAAAGGCTGGAATACAATCGACGGCTATATGAAGCTTGCCAACCCGGATGATGCAAAAGGTTATTTCGAGGTTCTTAAAAAGTTTTCGCTTCTCCGTGAATATCAGCGTAATGGGTTTAATATCGAAGGCATTTGCAAACACCCTAAGTTTGAAAAGCTCAAAGCGCAAGATATTTATAAGCTTATCCGTGGCAAAGCGGATAAGATCAATACCGTTATCCTAACGAATGATGAGGCGGAGATCCTCAATACAGGACTGGATGCGACGATCAATGAACGTCTTAAAGCCCCTGATATGGGCATCTCCATTCCCTTTAAAACCATGAATGAATTGTTCCGTGGGTTTAAACTCGGCACCATGATGTGCTCCGGTATGCTTTCTAATGCTGGTAAGACACGTTTCATGATGTCTATGGTCGCGCATATCGCCCTTGTGGAAAAACAAAAGACCCTTGTCCTTCTCAATGAGATGGATCTGGAAGCTGTCCGCTACTGTCTTATCACAACTGTCATCAACAACCCAGAGTTTCAAGAACTCCACGGGGTCAAGCTACATAAGAATGAGCGCGAGATCACACTGGGTCTGTACCGCGATGCCAATGGTGAATTTATCATGCGTAAAACGGATGACAAAGGTAATTTTACCGAAACCTATGACGAGTATATTTCCCGCGTTGCCGAAAACAGCGAGGAATACCGGAATGTCATTGCCATCTGTAATTGGATCGATGAAGCAAGTCAGGGGCTTATCTTCGCCAAGGATGTCAGTACAGACTATACCGATAAGAGCTTGGAGTTTGAGATCCGCAAGGCTGTCCTGACAAAGGGTGTTAAGTATGTTTTCTACGACACACTCAAAAACGAAACATCTTCCGTCGGCGAGTGGTCAAGCTTTAAAATCACTACAACAAAGCTCTCGGAGATTGCAAAGCAGCTTCGCATTTTTCTGTATGGCAGCATCCAGTTGACGGATAGTGCCAATGATTACGAATCGGATATGTTGAACAGTAATAACATCGCCGAAGCGAAATCTATTAAACATGTTCTGGATACTCTTGTGCTGTATAAGGAGATCCCAAACGCCAGTCTTGGCAAGTATTATTATCTTTCCAGAAATGACGACTGGGGCGAATTTGTTCCTACCGATCTTCGCAAGGACAGGCGTTATTATATCGGCAATGTCGATAAAAACAGATTCGGTTCCAAGAAAAAGCTCCTGTTTGAGGTCAATCTTGACCGCAATACATGGTGTGAGCTGGGCGAAGTTCTCAGAAAATAAAGATAGGAGGATTTATTTTGGTCAGCATCGCTGATCTCAAGACTTATATTCTTGAGGAAAACATGATCAGCACAGTGCTGGAAGCACTTGGCTGCCATCATATAAAGCGTAAATCCGGTTACTATCAATGCGCAAATCCAGATGGGGATAATCAAACAGCCCTTTGCATCTATGAAAATGAAAATCTGACTGCGGTAGACTATACACGCGACATTGCTCATGGTCATACAAGTGCAGACATTATCTCCGTTGTGCAGTTCTTCGAGGATGTCTCTTTTCCAAAGGCTGTCTACAAAATTTGTGAGTGGGTCGGCCTCGATTATTACTATGACTTTGAGGAAAATCTTCCTAAAAGCATTCTTTTGACCAAGGAACTGCTTGCGATGCAGGGTGAGGATGGTCAGGAAATGGACGATAAGCCTGTAAGACCGATTCCGGAGAAGATACTTTCCTACTATGTTCAGCGTGTCAACCAGCCATTTGCCGATGATAATATTTCGTACCTTACCCAGCGCGAATGGGAGGTCGGCTTCGACCAGATGACAAACCGCATCACGATTCCTATTCGGGATGAAATTGGTACGCTTGTAGGTGTTAAAGGCAGACTTCTTGACGTAAGCCAAGTCGATCCGGAAGAAGCGAAAAAAGCGAAGTACCTGTACATAGAGCCTTGTGCAAGAAACCGTATCCTATATGGACTGTACAAAACGATTGATGCCATAAAGTCTATCGGCAAAGTTTATGTAGGCGAGGCTGAAAAGTCTGTCATGCAGATGTGGAATATGGGTGTCTATAACTGTGTTGCAACAGGCGGTAAAAAAGTAACGAATTATCAAATAGAATTGCTAACCAGACTCTGTGTTGATGTCGTATTCCTGTTTGACAAGGACGTTCAAAAGGATGAATTATTACGCCTTGGCGACAGATTCACTATCGGCACAAAAGTGTACGCAGCGTATGACGATAAAGGGATTCTTGCCGATAAGCAAGCACCTACCGATGACCCGCAAAAATTTCAAAGAATGATTCAAGAATGTGTAAGGAGGATACACTAATGAGCCTGCCCGTAAAGCTGTGGCCGGGAAGTGACAATAACCTGTCCAACCCTGCTAAAACAATCCTTCGTAATCGCGGTATCGATGATTACAAGGAATATATGAACCTTTCCGATAAGGCACTGTATTCGCCTTATCTTCTCAAAAACATTGAAGCCGCTGCTGATCTGTTTATAAAGCATATTTCCAGTGATTCCAGTGTCATCACGATTCTTGTTGATTGCGATGTGGACGGCTTCACTTCTGCCGCCATTCTGTATAACTACATCCATGATATGGAGTTTAAGGGCACTGTACATACTTTATTCCATGACAAAAAGCAACACGGCCTTACGGATGATGACATTGTCGTACCGCAGGATACAACGCTTCTGGTCATTCCCGACGCAGGCAGTAATGACACTGAACAGTGCGCGGCTTTAAGCGAGCACATGGATATTCTTATTCTCGATCACCACATTGTCGAGTGCGAAAATCCTCACGCTGTTGTAGTAAACAATCAGGATGGTGAATACCCAAACAAAGAACTATCCGGTGCAGGTGTCGTATGGAAATTCTGTCATGTTGTAGATGATATTCAATGGACCTCTTTCGCAAACAAGTACACAGACCTTGCGGCTGTAGGCAACATCGCAGATGTTATGGACATGCACTCTATGGAAACCAAGCGCATTGCTCTAAAGGGGCTGTCTCAAATCGTAAATCCAGCCCTAAAGGATTATGTAAATTTCAACAGCTACTCTATCGGCAGTGATGAACCTACTTGCATTGACATTGCATTTTATGTCGTTCCTCTCATGAACGCGCTGATCCGTGTCGGCACGCAGGAGCAAAAAAAGCGACTGTTTGATGCTATGACGTACAGCACGGCAACTTATGAATACACTCCCACACGCGGCAAAAACAAGGGTATTACGTCCGTGGAAAGCGAGGGTACACATTCTGCTCGTGAAGCAAATGGATGTAAGTATAACCAGAATAAGGAGAAGGAATCTTGTATCTCCACCTTGCGCGATAAGATCAGCTTCTATAAATGGGATAATAATAAGATCCTGTTTGTAAACGGTGACGGCATCGTTGGTAAGGAACTGACCGGTCTTGTGGCGGCGAATCTGGCCACCATGTACAATCGTCCGTGCGTACTTCTCCTGCATGATTCCAATGAAAAAGATATGTTCGGCGGATCTATGCGCAATGTTCACGGCGGCGGTATTGAGAACCTCAAAGCTTTTCTGGAATCAACAGAGTGCTTTGATTTTGTGCATGGGCATGAAAACGCTGCCGGTGTCCATATCCATAAGGATAAAGTGCCAGAAGCCATCGCCGTCAGCAATAAACTCCTTCATGATATCGATGTAAAAAAGTTCTATGTTGTGGATTTTACCCTCGACTATGAGCAACTTACAATCGGTCTCATGCGCGATATGTACGCTATGCGCCGTGTCTGGTGTCAGGGTATTGAAGAACCGTTATTCTATATCCGTTACATTCCGCTTCCGCACCCTTATTGCACCACGATGGGTAAGACTGGTGGTACATGGAAATTCACGGATCCAGACAGTTATATTGAGTGCGTGTGCTTCAAGGGTGGTAACCTGCTCGATTGGATCAGTAACGATTTCTATTCCAATGAGGTAAAGATCATCAATGCTGTTTGCAAGCTCGGTATGAACCAGTATGGTTCTCGTGTGACACCGCAGGTGATTGTCGAAGCATATGAGGTAGTAGAAAATGGGTGATTGGAAACGCGCTATCGCCATTGATTTTGATGGTACGCTTTGTCAGAGCCAATATCCAGATATCGGCGAGCCAAATTGGAGCATCATCTACCAAGCCATTCAAGAGCAAAAGCACGGCGCGGGACTGATTCTCTGGACTTGCCGGGAAGGCGAATTACTATCCGATGCGATCAAAGCCTGTGCCGAGTGGGGTTTACACTTTGATGCTGTTAATGACAGCCTGCCGGAGTGGAAGGAACATTTCGGTTCCGATTGCCGTAAAATTGGTGCCGATGAATACTGGGACGATAAAGCAAAGTCGGTAAAAAATGGTTGCCTTGTTGATTGTGTTTATGACTGCGAAGTAATGAAGGAGATGGTGTCGAATGAGTAGTAGTTTGCATGTGCATTCAGCGTTCAGCTTATTAGACGGACTGTCTATGCCGGAAGAAAACCTCAAGCGTGCCAGCGAGCTTGGCTTAAAGGCACTAGCTATTACAGAGCATGGTGAGGTAACAAGCTGGCCTTACTACTCTGAACTGCAAAGTAAGTATCCAGATGTAAAACTTCTCTATGGTATCGAAGCTTACGAATGTGCCGATAGGGAAGTGAAGGATCCTAATAATAAATACTGGCATCTTATCCTTATCGCCCGCAACGAGCTTGGCCGTCAGGCTATCAATCGTTTGTCTACGCTTGGTCATTTGCATGGCTTTTATTCTAAGCCGCGTATCACACTTACCGACATCGCTGCCGAGGACACGGATAATATCATTGTACTGTCCGCTTGTCTTGCCAGCCACCTTTCCAGAGAGACAGATTATGATACATGCGTTGCGCTGGTCAATGAATACAAGTCTATTTGTAAGCACTACTTTCTGGAAATTCAGGCACATGATAATGTAGATCAGGCCGAGTATAATCGTAAAATCATGCGTCTCGCCGCAGACACCAACACAAATGTTGTTGTTACTAACGATGTCCATTACGCCAGAAAAGAAGACAAGAAGTACCAAAGTCTCTTTCTTCGCATTGCGAATGACCGTGATACCGCTTCTGAAATCTACGATGGATGCTACTTCATGTCTGATGTGGAGATGCACACCATTCTCGACCCACAAATCGGGGCGGATGCTGCAACACAGTGTATTCTAAATACTGATATGGTAGCAGATCTCTGTGATTCCGTTACGATGCCATGGCATGAGCCGGAACTGCCTAAAATCAGCATCCCCGCTCAATACACATCATCTGCCGAGTATCTTCGTGCTCTTGTAAAGCAAGGCTTTGTAAACCGAGGCTGCAATAAATTCAATGAAGACAAGCAGCGCATTTACAAACAGCGTGTAAAAGAGGAGTTGGATGTCATTGAAAAGAAAGACTTTTGTGATTACTTTCTTATTCTTGTCGATTATATTTCTTGGTGTCGTAAGAATGGTATCATTGTTGGTCCTGGACGCGGCTCTGCATGCGGCTCTCTGGTGTGCTATCTGATCGGCATTACAGAGCTTGACTCCATCAAATATGATCTTGATTTCGGTCGTTTCCTTACGATTGAGCGTAAAGACCTCCCTGATGTCGATGTCGATGTCAGTGACCGCGCTCCTGTCGTTGAATACCTCACAAATAAATACGGCGAGGATCGTGTGGTTCAGGTTATGAATATCGTTTTCACTACACCTGTTACAAGTATCCGCGATGCAGGCAAAATCCTCGGCTTCTCGTATGCTGAAATGCAAAAGGTAAGCAACACATTTGTTCAAAAAACATGGCAGGAATGTCTTGAGGCCAATAAAGAAATCGCTGAAAATCCGCGTTATGCCGAATTGCTTGAATATGCCGGTCATATCACAGGGCGACCTCGCGGATATGGTATTCACGCCGGTGGCGTTATCGTCTGCCGTCAGCCGTACTATGAATATATCGGTATCCGCCATGGCCAAAACGGTGAGCATGTTATCTCTGTTGATAAAATCATGGACGAGCGAATCGGTCTTGTAAAGTTTGATATCCTCGGCGTTGCATCCCTCGTCGCTATTGATGAAGCCATGCGTGAGGATAATATTCCTTCGTGGGAGATCAATATCAATAACCCGGAATTTGAGCATGACAAAGCGTCCTATGATTTGATTTGCAGCGGCAAGACAGACAGCATTTTTCAGATCGAATCCAGCGGCATGAAGGATCTGGTTGCACAGCTTCAGCCCAGAAGCATGGAAGAACTTAGCGCTCTGATTGCTTTGTATCGACCAGACGCCATGCCTGCCATCCCAACTTATGTCGAGAATAAAAGGCACCCGGAAAAGGTCACTTACTTCCATCCGGACGCAAAGCAAATCTTTGAAAAGACCTACGGCGTGAATATTTACCAAGAGCAAAGCATGAAAATCACAAAGGTATTCGGCGGACGCAGCGATGCCGGTGCTGACAGAATGCGTAAATGCCTTGCTAAAAAGAAGCCGGAAAAGGTCAAGGAAGAGGTTGAACTGCTCCATAGTGAAATCTTATCGCACGGCTACGATGAATCCACAGCGAACCTGATATGTGATGAATTGTCCACGAAAGGCGGATACGGATTCAACAAATCCCACTCTCAGGCATATTCTGTCATTCTTCTACAAACCGCCTACCTGAAAGCACATCATCCTGTTGCCTTCTTTAAGGCCATGATGAATCTGAATAAGGATAAGGTCGGCAAAATCAATAAGATCATGACGGACGCCCGCCAGTTCGGTGTACAGGTATTACCTCCTAACATTAACCATTCCGGTAAAAACTTTACTGTTTCCAATGGCAAGATCCTGTTTGGCCTGTCCGCTATCGGCGGCATCGGTGACACACTCGCCAATGATATTATTCGTGACCGCAAGGAAAACGGAATCTATAAGAATTTCGAGAATTTTGTCGCAAGAATACACCCGACAAAGGCGCAAATTGTTGCACTTGTAAAATCCGGTGCTATTCCCTGTAAAGATAAGCGTAGATTCCTGATTCGTTATTTCATGAATACGGCAGAGGCATCTCAGTTTAAGCCGGTCACTACACTGCCCACTAAGGCCAGGCTCCTAAGCGAGTATGATATCGACACGGAGAAGTATAAGGTCGGTAAAAAGACTGATAAGGAAGCCGTGCTTACAGTCTATAATCAAAAGCGCCGCGAGCGTTTTGAATATGAACAGCTGCAGCGTAAGAATAAACTGCTCGCAGAGAACAGCGAAAAATATCTTTGTGATGAACCGTTCTGGGAATTTCAAACACTGCAGACCTTTATCAGTGATAAAAATCCTTTTGAAGAATCCTTTAAATACATAGTGGACTTCTCTGATATCGAAGACGGCGGAGATTGCGTGCTCATCGGCATCATCTCTAATGTACAGAAAAAGAAAACAAAAAAAGGGCAGCAATATGCTTTTGTAAATCTCTATTCCGGTGATGGCATTATTGAACTGATGGTATGGCCCAATGTTTACTCAAGAAACACAGAGCTTATCATTAAAGGCTCACAGGTTGCGGTCATCGGTAAAAAGGAAGATGAATCTCATGTTGTTGTCAATGATGTAAAATCCTATAAACAATGGTTATCTGATAGAAAAATTACGATATAAGGAGGATATAAATGGAAAAAGCAGACCTGCGCTGTAATATAAAACCGGCCTATGTCGTACAGCCACGCAATAAAACCTTCGGTATCGAGCCGGGGACATGGTGTGTCTTTGCCGCCGAAATCACGGATGTGCTCGATGGCAATCCTATACTGCCGAACAATGGTCTGATTCGCGTTGTTGGCTGCGTTCCAAGTCTGGATCGCGACAAGGAATATACTCTTACGGCATCGTATCTTAAAAACGTATACGGTGAACAATACCAAATCATCGCAATGAACGAGCGCTGCGCCTTTGAAACAGAGGAAGATAAGCGTGCTTTTCTGCGGTGCGTCCTCACTGAGAAGCAGGTTGACAAGCTGTATGACAGTCTGGATGATCCGTTCGCTGCTGTGGCCGCGCACGATATGAAGAAGCTTTGCTCTGTAAGTGGTATTCGTGAAATCACCGCCAAAAAGATTCTCGCTAAGTATGACGCTTCTGTTGATACAGGCCCCATTTATGTCAAGCTGATGAAATTCGGCCTCACTAAGAATGCCATCGACCGCATCGCGGAAGGCTATGGCGGTGTGTCAACACTACTTGCCAAGGTGGAGCGCAATCCTTATATCCTTATTGATGAAGCAGACGGTATCGGCTGGAAAAAGGCAGACGTTATTGCATTGAATGCCGGATTTGGAAAGTTCTCTCGTCAGCGTATCAGCGCTTTTATCAAATATTACCTCAATCTCCGCGCCGAGGGTGGTGATTCATGGGTAGAAGTTACCGATGTTGTCGATGCTGCAAAGCGCGAGATAGGTATCATGGAAGAGCAAAAGGCCATTTTCCGTGATGTTATCAACACACTCAATGAACATAAGATTGTATGGATCAGCGAGAATCGCCGCTTTGTTGCACTGGAACGTGTTCGTAAATTGGAAGAAAACATCGCCAGTGAACTCAAGCGTATCTATGACGGGAAAGTGCAAAATCCTTATAAGGATATAGAGACTGGTATTAAAGAGGCCGAGATGGAGCTTGGTCTCGAATATACAGACGAGCAGAAGGATGCTATCCGCAAAATTACACAGTCAAATGTAAGTATCTTGACAGGCTTTGGCGGTACTGGTAAGACGACGGTTGTAGCTGGCGTTTTGAAGATCCTTGATGGTTATTCTTATGCTCAGACGGCACTTTCCGGCAGAGCTGCTGCCCGCATGTCGGAGGTCACTTCAAAAGACGGTTATACCATCCACCGCCTTCTCGGCTATAAGCCGGATGTCGGATTCACTCATAACAAGGATAACCCGCTTCATCAGCAAATTATTATTCTGGATGAGGTTTCCATGGTTGGTGCAGACCTTTTCTATCGCCTGATTCAGGCTATTGAAACCGGCCATCGTATCATTATGATCGGTGACGATGGCCAGCTTGAAAGCATCGGCATGTGTAATGTATTCAAAGACATGCTTAAATCCGGGTATATTACGGTGGCACGCTTAACTAAAATTCATCGTCAGGCCGCTAAATCCGCCATTATTACAGAGAGTATCAAAGTCAGAAATGCCATCCAGCTTACCACTTACAACTGGGTCGGCAACGAAGTTCGCGGCGAATTAAAAGACCTTGAGCTGGATATATATCGTGACGGCAAGGAATCCTTTGATCATATCATATCCCACTTTAAAAGCCTGTATGAAAACAACGGTCATGATTGTACAAATATTCAGGTCGTTCTTCCACAACGGTATCGCGGCGGTATTGCTACGCTCCGTGTGAATACGGCGATTCAAGAGATTGTAAACCCAGCCAATGGGCAGGAAGAAATCAAGATCAATTATACAAATTCCGGTAATAATGCCTTTTACACGCTTCGCGTCAATGACCTTGTTATTGTAAACAAAAACAATTACGATACCAAGACCGTAGACGGGTATGAATGCCCTGTGTACAATGGCAATCGTGGCCGCATCAAGTCAATCGATAAACATGGCGACGGACGCATTGTTGTTGACTTTGAACAGTGGGGTGAGGTGGTTCTCCCGCGCTTTATTCGTTCCACCAATGTCTGGAATACTATAGAGCTTGCCTACGCACTAACCTGTCATAAGCTGCAGGGATCCGAAGCTAAGTATGTCATTGTCGGTATCGACAATTCTGCACATATCATGCTCACACGTGAGTGGCTTTACACGGCCATTACTCGTGCCAAAAAGTATTGCGTCCTGTGCGCCGAGGCGGAAGCTCTCGACTATGGCATTAAGACCAGTAATGTACCTTTTAAGCAAACCTTCCTGAAAGGGTTCATCAAAAAATATTTTGATGAACCCATCTAAACCACTTGATTTTCCGCGAGACCTTGAGTTATAATTAAAACATACCAAAATCAACACGGTATTTGCATAAGACACGCCCTTAAACAAATGCCGTGTGCTTTTTATCCGCCTATATATACCATAATCAACACAGAGGTGATGCTACTTTGAACGACTTTGAACTTGTTGAAACCCTTCGCGCATTTGCAAAACAGCTGCAAAAGTCCACTAAAAAATCCCAGAAAACGGCTGTATTGTCGCAGGCAAAAGTCGATAAGAACCTGCAAAAGTTTCTCGATTTCGTTTTGAACCCTCGCATCGTGACCGGTCTGTCAGATAAAAAGATTCGCCAACAGTATCTGTCTGGCAGAGCAGACCTGGCCGATTTCTTCTCCGTTTGCGATTATCTCAAAGTACATAATACCGGTAGAAACGAAGACGTGGCTACCGTCAATCATTACATTGAGCGCTTTAATGCCGTGGACACAGACTTCCTCAAGCGTGTATTTACTAAGAATCTTCCGCTTGGCGTAGATGTCAAAAGCGTCAATAAGGCTCTCGGCTTCACGCTTATTCCTGACTGGCATGTACAACAAGCTTATCTGATCGAGAAATATCCTGTAAAACAGGGCGAATGGATCGCAATCAGCCAGAAGATGAATGGCTGTCACGCATCACTGTATCACGGTGATATGATTTCCCGTCAGGGGGCAAAATTCTCCGGCCTTGATCACATCATCAACGAAATCTACTCCGTTGCCGAAAACGCCGACAACTGGTTCTTTGATGGTGAGTTAATTCGCAAAAATACGGATGGCATTTCAGATAACGATAACTTCAAATTGGGCACTGGTATTGCAAACAGTAAGGACGCCGATAAGACCTGCCTTGAATATGTCATCTACGATATGATGCCCGCCGCTGAGTTCGATGCAGGCCAAAGCAAACTCAACTATCGCGAACGCCTGTACCAGATGAACGCTCTGGATGACCTTATCCGCATGAAAGGCTGTAACCACATTCGTATCGTGCCGCGTCTGTATAACGGTTTTGACCTTACCATGATTCCGAAAATGCTCGACTACGCCGTTGAGCGTGATTGGGAGGGGGTCATGTGCAATAAGAACGTCCCTTACCGCTGTACACGCCATAACGGCATTCTGAAGGTCAAGCGTTTCTATACTATGGACTTACCGATTATTGCCGTCGAGGAAGGTGCTAACCGTCTGGCTGGTACGCTCGGTGCGCTCGTAGTCGATTATAAGGGCAATGAAGTCCGCATCGGCTCCGGTTTCGATGACGCCACGCGCCGTAAGGTATGGGCAAATCGGGATATGTATATCGGGCAGCTTGTTGAGTGTCAATATAAGGAAATTACATCTGATAAAAAGACTGGCAAGGAAAGTCTGCAGTTCCCAACCTTTAAACAGTTCCGTTTCGATAAGGATGAAGTGAGCTTTGACTGATTGGACTAAACTCAAGATTCCAACAAAGGAACATATCAATGTGCAAATTTTGCACAGCGTAACGCATCAAATCTTACAGGTCATTACCTCTAAGGTGCGTGATGTCCGCCCGGACAAGACTCTATATACATTTAAACTCTATGATGTCAACTCGGACGGCACACTTACGCTCTTAGAGAAAAATGACGATGAGCCAAAATTTACGAAGGAGAGATACGAATGAAAGCACACATCTCCGATAAACAGCCCATAACGAAAGAACGTCTACTCAAAATGATGGCGCAGGCCGTTCGCATCAATAAGGACCTCTGGTTCATCGAAGGCGAAAAAGTTCGCCTCAAAACCAAACAAATTATCGAGCGCAAAGACTGGGCTACTAAAAATAAAAAGTACAAAGACTTTGTGACCAGCAATCACGACACAGTGTTTACCGTTCATTTTGAAGAAAAGTACGCAAAGAGCCACACCATTGCCTGTCTGAATGAGGACACAACCGACCCGAAGTGGCTATTTTGGGTAGGTGATTTTGAGAGGGTACAAGATGGAAAAGATACTTGATCATTATGATAACGAAATCCACATCGGCGACTATGTCGTGCCAACATTTTCTGCCATGTCGCATTTTTCCAACTTTAGTTATGTTCATAAAGTGGTTGGGCTTAAATACGATGATATGCCTTATGGGCATGAGGTGGTAGTTGATTGTAATTATCCAGCTGGTAAGCGTGGTACTACAATTAAGTTGTGCGCACGCGATTGTCTTGTGACGACATTGCACAATTACATTCAAAGTCAAAAAAGTATTCTTCGTAGAATCCGTGACGAACGGCGAAGACCTGTCAATGAAAACAAAAGTTACCGACATAATATAAGGGAATTGTGCGGTATTTATGATACAGCTGATTGGCAGCGTCCATACATCCCGCAATATTATTACGACAAAACTGTTGGTGGTTGGATTCTGAATCATCCGCAGACACGCCGACGTAAGGCTCGTAAAACAAATCGCTTTGTCATGACAAACACAAAGATTCCGCCTAAACCAACATTTTTATGATGAAAGGGGATTCAAAATTAAAATGAACGTAATTCTTATCGCCCACACACCCGACCCCGAAAAGGTCGTGGCCGCAGCCGCCAAGCTGTGCTATTCCAAAGCATCAATCACCGATCTGATGAATGGTTTGAACGATGAAAAAGTAGCCGGTTTTCTGGACAAACTCAGTGGTCTTGGTCACGCCAGTCCTACTGAACATGCCAGTTTCACTTTCGGCATAGAGGGCGTTTCCCGCTCTTTCCTCGCCCAGAGCACCCGCCACCGCATTGCAAGTTACAGCGTGCAGAGCCAACGCTATGTCGATATGAGCAAAGCGGATATGGTCATTCCTCCCGCCATCGCACAGGATGGTGAAGCATACGAGGCTTTTTCTCAGGCTGTAAAATCTGCTAAGTATGCTTATGACCATCTTCATCATGTGTTAGAGGACACTCACACCTATGAACTGATGCGTGAGAACCCTAACATGACGGAGAAACAGGCTCGTGTAAAGGCTTCTAAGATGGCAAACGAGGACGCTCGCTTCATCCTTCCGGAAGCATGTCAGACCAGAATGATCGTTACGATGAACGCTCGTGAATTGAATGATTTCTTCAAGTTGCGCTGCTGCAATCGTGCCCAGTGGGAAATCCGCTGTGTCGCCGACGAAATGCTCAAGCTTGTTTACCCCATTGCTCCGCATCTTTTCAAGGATGCTGGCCCCGGCTGCGTAGCAGGGAAGGGCTGTACCGAAGGTAGTATGACCTGTGGCCACATGGCTCAGGTTCAGGATAAATATAACAAAATCAAGGAGGCACTGGTATGAGTATTGACCAGAACGTTTCTCACCCGTCTCATTATGGCGGGAAGGATGATCCCTACGAGACCATCAAGGTAATTGATGCATGGGGACTGGATAAGAATTTCTGCCTTGGGAATGTTATTAAGTACATTTCCCGCGCCGGAAAGAAGGATGGGAACTCTCTTTTGCAGGATCTCATGAAAGCCCAGTTTTATCTCAATTACGAGATCGAAAAGCAGCGTAGATACGATGTTTTCAAAAGCTTTATTTTGAAATGCTCCGATCCCGAGTGCCGGAAAGGGCTGAAAGACGAAGATATCACCGATGTGGCGAAATTTTTAGCGGATTGGTTTAGCAAATACGCAGTTGACCCCGTTCTTGATGAGGACGATCATGACGACGATGAAGTTGATGACTGCGAATGCAAAGACCATAACGATTGCGATAACTCCGTAGAGTACGACGGGTGCCCTGCTTGCTCGTATCGTGATGATTGTGGTGTACATACGATCAGCGTCCCCGATGACGTTGGTGATGCAATCAATAAGGTTGCAGACTATTTCCTCGATTCCGAAGATGATTACGAGATCGGTATTACTGATGATGGCGCACTGGTAATTGCACCGTCTGATTATGACTGTGATAGTATGGAGGCTGACGATGAAGAATGTGACTAAGCGTGACGGCTCTGTCGTTGCCTTCGACCGTCAGAAAATCGTTACCGCCATCGAGAAGGCAATGAACGACACACCCGCCGGGGTAGACGAGGAACTGGCGGAGCAAATTGCTACGGCTATTCAGGACATGGACAAGGACGCCTCTGTCGAAGAAATTCAGGATATGGTGGAAGACAACCTCATGTCCAGTGACCGCAAGGATGTAGCTCGTTCTTACATCATTTACCGCGATGCGCATGCTCGCCGCCGTGACGCTACCGATGATCAGAAGCGCCGGTATGAAGAAATTCGTAATCTCGTCAATGGTAATGATGAGGAATCCAAAAAGGAAAATTCTAATAAAGATACTCGCATTGCACCAACTATGCGTGATTACATGGCCGGTTTTACTTGCCGCGAGTTGGCTACCGAGGTTGTTTTCCCAAAGGATTTATCTGATGCTCACAAAGCAGGTCTGATTCACATCCATGATACAGACTATTCCCCTGTAATGCCAATCTTTAACTGTGACTTAATCAACATAGAAGATATGCTTCAGAACGGTACGGTTATCAGCAAAACACTTATTGAAAAGCCCAAATCATTTCGCACAGCTTGTACTGTTATGACACAGATTATCACGCAGGTTGCATCGTGCCAGTATGGCGGTGATACAGTTTCTTTGGCGCACATTTCTCCATTCATTGATGTAAGCCGCCAAAAGCTCCGTGAAGAAGTGGCGAATGAACTTGCCTCTGTTCCTATGGATTTTGAAGATGGCCCCATCGCCAGAACCGATTTGCAACGTTATATTAACGAAATTGTAGAGCAACGTCTGCGCAAAGAAATCAAGGATGGTGTACAAACTATCCAGTATCAGCTTATTACCATGAGCACCACAAATGGCCAAGCCCCCTTCACCTCCATGTTTATGTATTTGGACGAGGTTCCTGACGGTCAGCCGCGCAAAGACCTGGCCATGCTCATCGAGGAAGTTCTCAGACAGCGCATCCAAGGTGTGAAGAATGAACAGGGTGTGTATATTACTACCGCATTCCCGAAGCTGCTTTATGTGTTGGATGAAGACAACATTCATGAGGATAGTCCTTATTGGTATCTTACTAAGCTGGCAGCAGAGTGCAGTTCAAAGCGGCTTGTTCCGGATTACATTAGTGCAAAAATCATGCGCAAAGAGAAGGATGGCAATGTGTTCCCATGTATGGGCTGTCGTTCGTTCCTTATGCCGTATTATGATAAAGATGGCAAGCCAAAGTTCTACGGGCGCTTCAATCAGGGTGTTGTCACTATTAACCTTCCTGACGTGGCCCTGTCCAGCGGCGGCGATTTTGATAAGTTCTGGCAGATTTTTGACGAGCGCTTAGAGCTGTGTTACCGCGCACTGATGATTCGTCACAACTCCCTCAAAGGCGTAAAATCCGATGTAGCGCCCATTCTGTGGCAGCATGGTGCCATTGCTCGCCTGAATCCCGGCGAGACAATCGATAAATTCCTATATAACGATTATAGTTCCATCAGTCTTGGTTACGCCGGTCTGTACGAATGTATCAAGTATATGACAGGCGAGAGCCAGCTTGAAAAGAACGGCCATGACTTTGGTATTAAAGTCATGCAGCGTCTGAACAGCGCTTGTGAGGAATGGAAGCGGCAGACACGCATTGGATTTAGTCTTTACGGTAGCCCAATCGAATCTACTACATTCAAATTCGCAAAATGTTTACAAAAGCGTTTTGGTGTTATCGAAGGTGTTACCGACAAAGATTATGTGACCAACAGCTATCATATTACTCCTGCGCAGAAAATCGATGCTTTTACGAAACTGGATGTTGAAAGCGAATTCCAGCACTATAGTGCCGGTGGTGCGATCAGTTATATCGAATGCCCTAATATGACCAAGAATGTGGATGCGGTCCTAGAGATTGTCAAGCACATTTATGAAAATATCATGTACGCTGAGATCAATACCATGACCAGTTATTGCCACATTTGCGGCTGCACTGACATCAAGATGGGTGACGACCTCAAGTTCCACTGTCCAAACTGCGGCAATGATAATTTCGAGAAAATGAATATCGCGCTCCGCATTTGTGGATATATCTCCACTAATCCTTTCAACGACGGTCGTGCCGCAGACATCCATGATCGCGTATTTCATGTGGGTGCTGAATAATGAACTACGCGAAAATCAAGCATTACTGCATACAAAATGGTCCTGGTTTAAGAACGGCGCTCTTCGTCCAAGGCTGTGACATACACTGCCCCGGGTGTTTCAACCAAGACACATGGTCATTCACAGGCGGAAAACCGTTTGACTCGAATGCAATCGCTGAGATCGTTAGTTCTCTTAATGAGCATGGTGATCATATTGCCGGGCTTTCCATACTCGGTGGCGAACCACTTTCCCGTATGGGCGCTAATCGGGTCACTGTAACCGCTTTCTGCGCGTTCATAAAGCGGGAGTTTCCTAGCAAGTCAACATGGCTCTGGACGGGCTATGAGTGGCCTAAAATCAAAGATCTTGAAGTAATGAATTATATCGACGTCTGCGTCGCAGGCCCCTTTGACGTCACAAAGCGTGACCTCAGCCTCAAATGGTGCGGTTCCAGCAATCAACAGGTCATTGATGTAAAGAAAACGAAAGAAACAGGACTGGTTACCCTGTACAAAGGCTAAAACATGGGTGGCTAACCACCACCCTATATTTTGGAGAACTAAATGGACACACAAAACGATATTCTCGTTCGTGACTGGAGTGCAGATTTCATCAAGAAGATGCAAAACCGTATTCTTGTTTCCCACTACAAATACGGCTGGATGAAAAATACATACCCCGAACTGGCTCAGGCCGTCAAGGAGATTGAACCGCGTCTCAAAAAATATCTCGAAACCGGAAATACTGAGTGGCTGATCGATGTTGCCAACTTTGCCATGATCGAGTTCATGTATCCCAGTATTTTGGGTGCAACCTTTCGCGGCACGGACAGTGACGAATCGCCTGGACTCACCAGCGGTATCAGTTACAAGGAGCTAGTAGATAGTATGAAAGGTGGTTACTAATGAAGAAAACTATCATCGAAGAATATGACAATGCTGGAAAGCTCATCAAGAAAACAACCATTGAAGAAGATTCTGTCAACTATAATGGGATGTATAACCCTTACAGCCCTTATAATCCGATTGCCAAGCCTACTATTACGAACGTTTCAACTACCGGCGTCGTAGATTGCCTTGATAAATCCATCATCTGCACGGCATCCGGTGCCACCAAGGCCACTCTTAAAGGAGAATGAAAATGGAAGTTTTGAAAATCAAAAAGCTCAACCCCGATGCTCATGTTCCTACCCGCGCTCACGACACTGACGCCGGTATGGATCTGTACGCGCTGCCTGTCAAGTATACGGATAAGGAAAAGGAAGAATTTAAAGCTGTTATAGGTAGAAGTGTAACGTATGCAAAATTTCTTGACCTTTTTGGTTGTCTCGGACCTTTTGGCGACGAATCTATTAGTAGCGAACAGAAAAGTGCGGTTGACGCCGTTATCAAAGCATCAGAATCCGACTTGGAAACCTCATTGGATGAGTTTTTCGATAAGAAGATCGTCGTCAATCCACATAGCACTGTAATGGTGCCCACGGGTATTGCTGTCAGCATCGACCCAGGTTATGTCGGCTACGTTTTTGCCCGCAGCGGTATTGCTTCCAAACAAAGCCTTTCTCCCGTGAACGGTGTGGGCGTAATTGATTCAGCGTACCGTGGTGAAATCAAAGTTCCGCTGCATAATCATAGTGATAAAAGACAGATTATCGATGTCGGTGAGCGCATCGCCCAGCTCGTCATCCAGCCCATTTCTCTGTGTACGCCTGTGGAGGTGAAAGAACTTGATGAAACTGATCGCGGCGTTGGCGGCTTTGGTTCCTCCGGCCAAAAGTAAAAACGATGAATTATGGTCATATAAGATTGTAGAACTGCAAAGCAGCGGTTACGGAGACAAACCCATTGTCACCTGTGAATACTTCGAGGATAGCTACGAAAAGGCATATCATACCATGTGCCAACACGCCAACGATTCCTATAAAAATAGCTTATCTCGTATGTCTTTAGATTTTCGCCCAAGGTACACGGTAACGCCACAATACGCCATAGTCTCCGGCGGAAACCCACCTTGGAAAGATATGTGGGTAATCATGAAAGAGGGTAAATAATGCACAAACTGTATGACGTAACTTACACCATCATCAGCAACGACATTGCCCCGGATATATTCGCTGACAGTAGTATATTCACAGAAGAAGAACCGTCTACACAGGTTGACACTTTTAACACGTTCCACGATTTCTTCGACGCCGTTTCGTCACATAAGTACCCATGGTGCTTTCCTGGCAGCAACTATGCCTACGGTACATCTCTGTTAGGCAAGCCATTCGTGACTGTTTACGGCATCCGTTTTGATTACAACATTACCGAGAGGAACTTCAAAGCCCCGGTCCTTATTCGGACCACCTACAAAGAATGCTCTACAAAAGACAATAACTTCGACTTTTTTAAAAAGAACCTGTCTATGGATGATTTCATGACCTTCCTGCAGGAACGATACGGCGCGGCTCCAACACAAATCATGCAAACTATTTTATCGGAGAACTAATAATCAAATACAATATTGAGGTTTTAAAATGTCAAACAAAATCTATCAAGTCTTGGGAGCCGATGAGGAAGTCCCGAGCACTACTTCAATCTACTACGTTTCTTCCAATTACGATTCTGCTGTAGATTATGTAGTAAGCCTCATCGAAAAGCGCGAGGCTGAAAATTTCAAACGAGCAGTTGCCTTCCGTGAGCAGAATAATGCAGAAATCAAACTTATGAATGAGCAGATTCGTGTACTGGATCAAATCTCCGACAACGAAGCAGTCAGACCGATTTTGGACAAACTCAGAGAGAAACGAGCAAACGAGGTTGCTTACGCGAAAGTATTTGGCGAGTCTGCCCCTGTAGAGCATGACGTTGATTACTACAGTGCTCATTTCAAGCATTACTGCAACAAGCATCATTTATTGATTGTTGAATTCGAGCTTGACACTGGCATCAGAGCTTGCGCAGATTACTACATCGATAAAGTCCAAGGCCATACATATTAAATATTGATCTTATGAGGTTCCAATTCGGAATCTCAAAAAGGTGGCGCATTAAGCGTCGGGTGGGGCAGGGGATTAGTGGTAAAATGAAAAACATATGTAAAAATTGTAAATGGCATATGCCATACAACCATCGCTGCGGTTACATTGGTAATTCCAATTTCACTCAAGTTGTTGACAATATAGCCAACTGCCGCGATTTCAAGGAAAAGACAACAATTATCGAAACCATCGGAAAACCTGCTCTACTGGAACAACTGGCCGAGGAATGCTCCAAGCTATCTCAGGCAGCCTTAAAACTGGCCCGCAAACTCCGTGGCGAAAACCCAACCCCAAAAACTTTCGATGAATGCGAAAAGAATCTACAGGAGGTAATGGCCGATCTGCTGCTCTGTGTCGATGAATATACAGACCACATCGCAAGCGATTTTTACATCGGTATTATCATGCTCAAAGAACAGAAACGCCAACGCTGGAAGGTTCGGCTTTCGGAGGCAGCGGATGAAAAATAATTCAGAAAAGCATAATCTTTATAAGGCTGCTAATCTTATTGCCACACATTGTGCCAGGCAAATCTATTGTTTCGATTGTCCGTTTCAAATAAACGGCAGTCAATGCCTTTTAAATAAGCGCCCTAAAGATTGGCCCATCTTTAATGAACCACAATGGTCAGCCACAGAGATCACTCTTGCCAAAGCGTTGCACATGATGGGCTATACACAGATTGTCCGTGGCACAAAGCATAATGGTGAACAAATCGTGCAGGTACAACGAATGGCGCCGGACATACTTGAAATCCAAAACCTGCCACCCGATTCATTCCTCAGCGCAGAAGAAGGCGTTTATTATGATTTGGAACGTATTCAATAAAGATTAGGAGATAATATGACAACTACTGAAAAATTGCAGCTCATCGACCTGCTACAAAAATATCAGCAAGATCTGCTTGCTTCTAATAATAAGAACGCAGAGTTGCGTAACCAAATTAAACTTTCCAATAGTTGGGATGAAAAGGATATGTTGTACAAGCGCATCAGGCCAAACTGCAGCGGCCTGTATGAACACGCACGCATTATCCTATCAAGACTTCAGCGCGAAGCAACCAGAGAGATCGAATGGAGTAAAGGATGAATAACAATATAGCACCACTCATGTGTCAAATTTCCGCTACATGGTTAATTGATGACATCCGAGACATTAAGACATGCAAGACAAAGACCGACGACTACTCTCAACGTCGCATCGGCATGACGGTTGATCCTGTTGTACTCGGCATCGGCGGCGACGCCGTGCTCCAATATCGTTATGACGATGAATCTGAGGACCGTGATATCTATACGGCTTCGTGCATGTTCACCACAAATGTCGATGAAATCCATGTTTCATTAAACGAAAGCGAAAAGCGCGTAGTAGCGTCTATTTTTACAGAGAATTCTATTTACATATTATGTGCTGACGTCGATATTTCCGGCCTAAATGTCGCTCATATCGACTATGCTATTGAAAAGATCAACAAAGACCTGGAGGGAAAAGAATGAGCACCGAACATATAGATGCACTACAGGAGATTTATGCTAAGATCACTCGTATCATCAAGGAAATCTCCGTATCTCCTTGTAAAGATGATATTGATGACCAATCCATAAATCGTCTTAAAGACGCACAGGATTGCATTATGGATGCTGTTGTGGTTGCCGTTGAACATTCATTTAGTAACGGCAACCTTGCCATTGAAGAACTGTAATCAAAAGGATAAGTATTGCAACAATGAATAACACAATCTTCATCCCTAAACGTATCAACGTAGGCTTCCAAAACCGTAACGATACTTACACCGGCAAACTTGCTTACGTTATCTATTACGATGAGAAGGGCAAGCTCCGCAAGGAACCAAGTTGGCAAAACTGGCGCGATAAGAGCATTGACCCGCAGGAATTTTATAACGAGCCTACCAGTGGCTTCGTCCTTAATAAAAAGGTAGGTGGAACCTGCTATAACTGGGACCCGCGTCAGACCTATACTCGTGTTTATGACCCTCGTGGATTCGAGTTTGAAATCACAATTCCTAATCTTCTCTGGATTCTTGAGAACGGCGATTGCATCAAAGGTAAGGGGCTAGATGGTGAGTTCGTTTATGGCTGGGATGGCGCAGATCTTCTTCTCGTCCCGGTAGATGCGCCAGAGTATGCAACGAGCCAAAAGCTCAACGCCGTAAAATTTGAGAACACATTCATTAAGGGTAAAGACCTTATTGTCGGACATGCCTATAAGTTTGTAGACGATAAAGAGTACATCTTCCTTGGCCGGTACGACCGCTATGATTATAAAAATTATAAAGGCACCTGGAAGACAGACTACGAACACCCAATCAATTGCGGTAAGCAGTGGTTCTTCGGCATAGAGGAGCCTAAATGGAAGTGGGTCAGTAACAGTGAACTTAAGAAAAAGATCAAGTCTTTTAAGTCACTGACTCGCAAAGTCGTCACTGATGTAAGTGGTGATGTCAGTGAACAGTATAAAGATTATGTGCCATTACTTAAGTCTGACAAAAATTTTTCTCCTATCGATGTCTCTAAGGACACCTTCACGGCAATGACCATGGATGAGGTTCTTGATGCCGTCTTCTACAAAAACGGGCACGACCGTCATTATAATTGCAGTTCAGCATTTTTACTTGTAACAAGCAAAAAAGACAACAAACAATACAATATTTGTATTCATTACAATATTAAAAACCAGCCATACGATATAAGTGAAGATAAGCTGCCGCCTGAATGGAAGAATCCTGACGCAAGAATTTATTATGCGACAATAGCCGAGGAAAACGGACATATACGCCCGGCGGAATATTTTGGAGACTTTGTTAAGAGTACCTATGTAAGCACCGCATATACAGATTGGTGGCCGAACAACACAAATTATGGGACAGGATATGTCTCCATAACCGACCTGTTTAAATACTTTACTCCTGTCTGGCGTACACGTTATCTCGCTAACGGAGAATTTTTCAGTAAAGGAAGTTATTAAATGTCTATCGCAAACGATGAACGTATCATTTCCCTCAAAAAGAAAATCGAGGAAAAGAAAGCAAGTCTGAAGGGTATGCGCACCCGCGCTATCCCTCGCACATCCTGCCTCATTACGCTGGACGGCGTAAAGTACAACCTTCATATCACCGGCGAGCCTTTTATCATGCTTACGCTGAAGCTGAAGTCACTCGCTATGGCCGCTGATGCTTTGGGCCTGTCCACTGACGATATTCCTATCGACGGTTTTCCACTCACGGATTGGCTCAACGACATTAAGGAGTTTGCTGAGGTAGAGCACGCACGTTCCATGTTGGCTGATCTTCGCGCCACCGAGAAAAAACTGGACTCGCTACTGTCTGTCGACAAAAAGACCGAACTGGAACTGGACAACCTGGCCGCATCTCTGGAGGCTGATGACAAGAATGAGTAATGAAACAACGCTTAAAGTGAACGTTAAACCCAACTTGGAAGACGCAGAGGAGCAAATCCGAATCATGAAAAATGAATTCGACAAATTGAAGCGAATGGCATCGGCATTACAGGAGACTTTGGATAAAGTGTCCCTTACGTTCGACAAACTCGATGATGACGATGGAGGCGATACCAATGCCGAATGACGTAACATTTTACGCTATTACTTCTTCTGAGTTCGAGCAGCTTTCCAAAGAGGAAATGCACGAGCTGGATATTAAGAGCATGGCAGATGAGCATGTAAATACACGCCTTGCAACCACAGATTTGCCATACAGAGAAGGAAAGTAAATGGATGTAAAGGTTCCAATCTGGGAAAAGACCAATCTCACGCTGGAAGAAGCATCTGCCTATTCCGGTATTGGGGTCAATAAACTACGCGAGATATCTAACGAAAATAGTTGTCCGTTCGTTTTATGGGTTGGGAGCAAACGACTCATTAAACGTAGACAGTTAGACAGATACCTCGACCAAGCATTCTCCATTTGAAAATTAAAGAATATTACATAGGAAAACTGCCCTGATATGGTATAATTAGTATGCTATATCAAGGCTCTTTTCCACATTCTTTGAAAAATGGAAGGAGTCAATTATGGAAAAACGTAAAGACCACAAAGGAAGGGTCCTTAAAACAGGGGAGGATCAGAGAAAGGACGGGATTTATCAGTACAGATACACAAATTCCCGAGGGAAAAGAAAATGTGTTTATTCCGCTACCCTACAAGAACTTCGCCAAAAAGAGAAGGAAATTCAGAAGCAACTTGACGCTGGGATTGACTATGAAGCAGGACAGATCACGGTCATTGAACTGCTAGAAAAGTACATCGGCTTGAAGAAGGGCGCTCGTTATAACACTCAGGTCGGCTATCAATTTGTTCTGAATCTTGTCAAGAAAGAAGATTTCGGCTACCGCAAAATCGACACCATCAAAGTATCGGACGCGAAGCAGTGGTTTACAAAGTTGCAAAAGGATGGCAGAGGTTTTAGCACGATCAGCAGTGTGCGGGGCGTTATCAAGCCTGCATTTCAGATGGCGTGTGATGAGGATGCCGTCAGAAAGAATCCATTCATATTCAAGTTGACAGATGTGGTGGTCAATGATACGGTGTCGAGGGTTGCACTTACTAAGGAGCACTTGGGAATTTGGATGAATTTCATTGAGAAGGACCGCACCTATTGCAAATACTACGACGAATTTGTGGTACTTTTAGAAACTGGTATGAGAGTCAGCGAGTTCTGCGGTCTGACACGAAAAGATCTCGATTTTAAGAATCGTAGAATTCGTGTAGATCACCAGTTAATTCGTGAGCGTGGCGGAAGATATTATGTTGAGGAAACCAAGACAAGTAGTGGCCGCCGCTTCCTGCCGATGAACGAAACGGTGTATGACTCTTTGAAAAAGATGCTGGAGCATCGCCCTACGGTTAAGACTGAGCCTATAGTAGACGGTTACAGTGACTTCATCATGCTGGACAAAAACGGAAATCCTAAAATTGCATTACACATCGAAAATGAAATGCGCTGGGCAATGAAAAAGTATAAAAAGCTTCATCCGGACAGCCCTCTGCCGCACATCACCCCGCATGTGTTCCGGCACACCTTTTGTACGAACTATGCAAATGACGGTATGGACATTAAGAGCCTTCAGTACCTAATGGGCCACTCGGACGCGGGTGTGACATTGAATGTTTACACCCACGCAAGCTACGCACACGCTGCAGAGCAGATGGTGGAAATTTTACAATCCCGCCATTCCATTAAGTGA